CCATGCTGTTCGTCGTCCACTCCCACTGCTGGACGTGTGATTACTATTTTACTGCAATCTCCTCTTTGGTATGCTTGTATAGCGGCCATAACTGCCAACATGGTTTTACCGGTACCGGCCGGGCCTGTGGCAAATATAATTAATTTGGATTCATCTGTGAGCAAGTCTATGTATGATTCTTGATTTAGACTTTTGGGTATTAATTCTACTTTTCGTCGCTGATTTTGGTGTTTAACATAGTCGTCGGTTACTAGTTTTATATCAGGTGTTTTTTGTTTGTTACGCGAAGGGTTGGGTTGATAATATTGAGTTGCTTCTACTGTTCTGTTTCGACGTTTGGCCAAAAGTATCTCCTTGAGTTTTAGTTGTGTGAACTGTGTTTCACAAAAATATTTAAGGTAATACTGTGTGGTGATTTAACTGCGTTTATAACTTGTAAAAATTCAACTAAGTATAAGACTACACCACAGCATTTTGACTTACATTTTTACTGTTCCATTCGGCGTAGATTCTGTTGCCATTGTCCCAGTCCATTTCCACAATGTTGAACCCAAACATGTCGGCAAGGCGCACCTGCTCGTCAAAACTCCAAGGATAAAACGGTATTGTTTCACATTCAGCATTGCCGTGATCTGCCAGTGCAGGATTACAACGCCAAAAGATTTTGGCGTCTCTGCGATGTAGCAATTTAACCACACAGGCAATTTGATGTTCTATATCCTGTTGTGAGCCAAAGTTTATACTGCCCAGACAAAATGCCACATGAAATCTCTGTATATAATGAATCTCTGCATACTCTTCTATGGTCATGCGGAAATCGGCAGGATCAAATGCCGGGTCAACACCAATCAAGTTTGGTATATAGTTTTTAAAAGGATTCACTCCGCACCCCACATCAATCACTCGTTGACCGGGTAGTATTTTATCCACTAGAGCATAGCCCGAGTATTGATATTGGTCTAGACTGCGTTCACGCTGACTCCAGACTTTTCCAAAATAATTGTTTAGGTGTTGTTGATCTAGCATAATTAATAATATAATATAATATAATACTATTTAACCCCAAGGAACCTCAATGAAAAAATTATTAGCAACATTATTATTGATACCTGTGCTGGCCATGGCATGGGAGCCACAACGATCCATCACAGTGATATTTCCCAATGGTGCCGGTGCTGGCAATGAAATCAGTTTTAGATTTGTAGCCACTATAGTAGAAAGAAAAACCGGTGCAGTCTTTGTTAACGAATACCGGCCCGGCGCCGATGGCAACATCGCCATGAATCACTTTGCCACAGTGCCGGCAGACGGATACACCATTGCTGTGCCGGCCTGCCAAAGCAACTGGGTAACTGCGGACGTATGGTACAGCAACATAGTTCGATACAATGCACAGGATTTTGAGCCAGTGGCCAATATTGCTCGCAGTCCCTTGGCATTTTGGGCCGCACCCGGTAGTCCCATAAACACTCCAAAACAATTGGCCAATTTAATACAGAGTCGAAAGAGACCGGTGAACATTGCCATTGGTGGCGGCGGACACAGACTGGCAGTGCAATATCTCGTTGATAGCCTGCAGATGCCGGCAGATGCAGTAACAACACCCATGTATAAAGGTCCAGCTCAAGCCCTGTTGGATGTCATGGGCGGGCATGTGGAATTTGGAGTTACTCCTGTGGCAGTGGGATGGCCACATGTGCAAGCAGGTAAATTAAAATTAATTGGTATTGCCAACGAACAGCCGCTAAAAGGTTTAGAATCGGCACCTTTGATGCGAACGGTGGCTCCGGGATTATCAATTCACGGATGCTGGAACATAGTGTTGCCGCGAGGCACCCCCGCCGATGTGCAGGCTTGGTATCGTGACCAGTTTGTTCCAGCTATACGTAGCCGAGAAGCTGGAGAGAAATTTGCAGAAAACTTAATGTTTACAACACCTGCAGAACACACACCCGAGGGTGTTAGAGCCAGCATGGAACGTTTAAAAAGTGTATGGCAACCTGTTGCTAGAAAGATCAAACCCGAATGAAATATATTTTTGTCAGTGGAGCCCCCGGCTCCAAGTGGAGCAGTGTGGTTAAAAATATCTATTACAGCGCCGACGTTGACAGCTCAGACTACAGCGACGAGCGTACCTATTGGCACGATGCATCGGGCACCTACGACCTCATGCACTTGGGAGTTTATTGGGGACCGGGAATGGAATTTGGTGGTGGGTTTGAACGCTTAGATCAATACAGCAAGGCTGAATGTGAAGCTGAATTTGATCGTCCATTTTCAGGCACAGGGGTACGTATCATCAAAAGCCATGTGTTTGGTTATCACATTGACTACATCAAACAGACTTGGCCCGATTGCCCCATTGTGTTAATCAATCGCTCGGATGATGCTTGTCTGGGCTGGTGGGTCAAGTGCGGAGAATTTAAAATCACATATCCCGCATATAGAGATTACTACCTGGATCTAAGATCCATGTCTGCAGCCATTGCAAGAGAAAATGCCGGTAACAGGCGTGCTGCACGTGAATACCCAGCCAAAACTGTAGAAACAAATAGGCAACTGGCAAGAACTTTGGGTATTGCAACACCGGCAGAAGAGTATTATCAAGACTATGTGGCGTCAGACATAAAGGTAACTGTAATATGATCAGTTCATGGGACACAACAAAAACAAGAAGCCGGTATCATTTTGATCCAACAAAAATAGATCCACAATACGACACAGTGATTCGTCTCGGGCAGTTTGAGGCCAATTGGGATAAAGAACTTGCCGAAGTCATTGCCACTGCTGAACCAGCAACTTGGCGTACTCGTGGACAAGCAGGCAACACTAGACCTGAAGAGGAATTGGCCGCAGAAGAATACGATCTTGAACGTGAAGGCTACGGCAAGGAGTATATAATCACACACTTGAATTGGAATATACCCGCCAAGTTTCAACACATGGCCGACCGGTTCGCCATGCATGATGTCATGACTAGGGTTCACGTGCAACAGCCCGGGGAAGTTTGGAATTTACACCTGGACAAATTGGAAAAATGGAATCCCAACAGTCCCGACTCGGTGTTACGAGTACAAATACAGTTGACCGATTGGCAACCGGGACATTTTTGGAGTTACGGAAACTATGTTCACTCGGGCTGGAGAGCCGGCAACGTCACTACATTTGATTGGCAAAATGTGCCACATGCCACTGCCAACGCTGGGCATTCACCTAGAGTCACACTGCAAGTAACTGGCGTGCGTACCGAGGCCACTGAGGCTTTTTTAGCACTGCTGGCACAAGCTGATTCTGTATCAGTTTAATACTGATCGTGGATAAATAAAGTATAAACTTATACTAATATGACTGAATTATCCCGCAAATCTCGTAGCATTTCGGATGTTATAGAAAACACCAAAGACATCTACATGACTGACAGCAGTCTCAATACCTTATTGGATTTTGAACGCATCATTGATGAACTGGACCTATACACATTTGACCACTGGAAACAGGGCGAGCTGGTGGAAGGTCCTGTTTACGAAAAATATTTTGTTACCTGCACTTTTATGTGGCCCTACAAAACCAAGCCCGACACACGTGGTGCCAAACGTTTAGCCGACTACGGATGTGTGGTCAAGTATCGTCGAGACACCATAAGTTATCCCATCAAACTCAAAAGCCCCATGGATTTTCAGCCCGGTACCAAACTGGCAAAAATGGCCAAAGCTCCAATTTGGCTGGTAGAGATCACAGTTCCTAAAAAACTCATGCAAGACATACATCAAGGCAGTTTGGAATTAGAAAACGAAACACTCAACAGTGAAGACGTAGAAGCCAGTTACGAGGAAGGTTTGGATGATGAAATGTATCAAGGTGGTGAGCAAGCTGATCAAAAAAATGCACAAGCCACAGGTGCACCAGCTCCGGCTGCGGCGGGAGGCGTACAATGACAAGATTACACGAGGGATTAGAACAGGGCGATTTAAAACGCCTTGTACACACAGAACTGCACATTGACGAGTTCAAAAGCAAACTGGGTCGTGATGAAGATGTTGTGGTTGTGAGTTTCAAAGTTGTGGGCAAAGAACCCGCAACCGACTTGGTAAATTTTATTGAAAAAGGCTACGATTGGATCATTGATGCCGATGTCAGTTCGGGGGAAATGGACGACGGTGACTATATTGTGTTTGTTGAATGTGAACGCAATTCCACAGTGCCTGAACACATCATTGAGATGATGAAGGACATAATGAATCTAACTGGTCAACGTTTAGAACAATGGCGTGTTCGTTACTACAAAGACCACACAGATAATCCATTGACTGTTGATAGTTTAAAAAAATTAATCCCCACCACCAGTGAAGAATATCGGCGTAGATTTGGTAGCGAGGCCTTGGACGAAATGCGAGCTGTAGCCGGAGTACAAATTACCACACGAGCACCGGTCAATGATTTCACTGACGGCTTACGCATTGCAGCCGGCTTAAAATAACAAACCTGTAACAAATTAAAATTCGAATTTTGATAAATAGTTTTATCAACACTGTTTAGGAGATTTCGATGAGTTTTGAATTTACATTTACAGCCAATCAATTAGCTCAATTATTACCACACAATCCACACATCACCGAGTGGTACGCGGCCTTGAGTAAAGAACTCCCCAAATACAACATAACTTCTGTTTCACGTGTGGCCATGTTTATTGCACAAACAGCACATGAATCAGGTGGCTACACAGCACTTACCGAAAATTTAAACTATCGTGCCTCTGGATTAACTGGTACATGGCCCAAGCGTTTCCCCGCAGACATAGCAAAATTATACGAACACAATCCAGAAAAGATTGCCAATCGTGCCTACTGCGATAGAATGGGCAATGGCCCTGAAGCAAGCGGTGATGGTTGGAAGTTTCACGGACGTGGGCTAATACAACTCACAGGCAAAAGCAACTATGTAGCATTTGCCAACGAAATCGGTATGTCGCTCGACGAGTGTGTGAAGTATTGTGAAACTCCCGAAGGTGCTGTGGAATCGGCCTGCTTCTTTTGGGAACATCATAATTTAAATCACTGGTCAGATGCCGGCAATGTTTTACAAGTTACTAAGATTATCAATGGTGGTACATTGGGATTAGATGATCGCACAGCACGTTTTCATCACGCTGTTCAAGTATTGAGTGCATGATGTTTGGCTGGATAATTCAACACATAATCGGTAACATACCTGCTGAGTTCTGGGCGTTAATTGCTGGACTGGGTGCTGTTGCATATTTTTTCAGCGGATTTCTTTCTGCTGTTCCTTTTGTGCAAGCAAAACTCACCAGTGTTGCTGTTAAATATCTAGGATTTGCCACCATGCTGTTTGGTGTTTTTATGTTGGGCAGCGCCGGTGTCACTGCTGTGTGGAAACATGAACTGGAAGCGATGGCGGAGAAAGTGGCCGAGGCTGAAGTCAAGTCGGGGAAAGTCAACACAGTGATCAAAGAAAAAATTGTCAAAGAAGTAAAAATAATCAAGGAGAACACAAATGCCAACAATCAAGCAATTGAAGCACAGCGTGACAGTATTAACGCTGAGTGCAGGTTGTCTGACACTGCTTGGATGCTCTACAACCAGTCCACAAAAAATGCAGTGGCCCCGGGTTCCAGCAGAGCTCTCAGCACCAGCAAATGATTTAACTCCTTTGCCCGCAGACAAAAAAACTTTAACTGATTTGTTAGAAAATGCCAATGCCAATTTTGGTGAGTATTACATACTAAAACAAAAATACGAATCTTGGCAACAGTGGTATCGGGAACAAAAACAAATTTGGGATGCCGTAAAATAAAAACAAAAGGAAAAATATGCCAAAACTAGACCCATCAGATATTGACTCAGCCGCTACCGCAGTAGCACCCGTGCCCTTTAATCCGGCGCCAGCGTTCGGAAGTGTGCCATTGGGTAACAACAGTGTAAGTACAATACCACCGGCATTTGGCAGTACCCCATCCGGTTTTGGCAGTGGGTTTGGTTCCAGTTCCAGTGCAATGACTCAAAGCAATAACTATAACAGTACTGCACAGGCCAACAGTAATTTGGTCAGTACCGGTGGTGCTATACAAGAAGGTGGTACTGCTGCTATCGAAACCAGCCATGGTTTTGGAGACTTTATCAATAGCAAATGGCGTCCAATGATGGCAGTGATATACATGATCACTTGTACCACTGACTTTGTTGTATTTCCGATATTATGGAGTTTATTGCAGGCTGTATTTCATGGATCAGTAACCAGTCAGTGGGCTCCTTTGACCTTGCAAGGTGCAGGATTATATCATATTGCCATGGGTGCTGTGCTGGGACTAGCAGCGTACGGACGTAGTCAAGAAAAGATAGCCGGCAAGGCCTAAACACTTGACTGTAACCGAGTTTTCGTTTACACTAGCAGTATGACACATTATGCTACACTGGGTGTTGGCGAATCAGCCACTCCAGAAGAAATCAAACAAGCCTATCGCAAGCTGGCCAGTCGGCATCACCCCGATCGTGGAGGAGACACTGCTACATTTCAAACAATACAAGCAGCCTATGACATCATCAGTGATGCAGATCGCAGAGCCCAGTATGATCATGAACGAGCCAATCCCGGTGGAATGAGATTCTCATTCAATGGACAACCATTTTCTGGTGTTCCTCCAGGAATGGAAAATATTTTTGAACAGTTTGGATTCAATTTTGGCGGTGCTCCTTGGCATGTACATCAACCAAGACGCAACAAGGATCTACGTATAGAAATCACAGTGGATTTGGCCAGCACACTAGCGGATCAACACAAAACTGTCAGCGTACAAACAACAAATGGGCACAGAGAAACAGTGGAAGTGACCATACCCCGCGGTGTGACTCATGGTACACAAATCAAATATTCTGGCTTGGGCGATAATTTTTTCAATTCATTGCCGCGTGGAGATTTGTATGTGGCGTTTGCAGTAACGGTGCCGATTGAGTTTGAATTACACGATCTAGATGTGGTCACTGCTGTGGAAATTGATTGTTTGGATGCCATCACCGGTGCAGATGTTGAAGTCACTGGCATTGATGGTAGTAAATTTTTACTTACTGTTCCTGCAGGCGCACAGCACAACAATTTATTTAGAATACCCAACAACGGAGTTTGGCAATTAAACGGCTCGCATCGAGGCAATTTACTTGTTAAAATAATGATTACAGTTCCAAGACAGCTTTCACCTGCTCAACTAGACTTAATTAGACAGATTAAGATCTCTCAATAAATATCTTTACGAGGCACCAACTTGGAAGACCGGATGATACAACCCAATCCCGAAATAGAAGTAATTATTAAAAATGCCAGCGAACAAGCACGGGCACTGAATCACGAGTATGTGACTTTAGAACACCTTCTAAAAAGTCTAGTTGCCTATGAACCGTTTGGCGAATTTCTCCACAACTACGGAGTTGATGTTGAGGGATTACAAAACGACTTAGATCAGTATTTGTCAGAACAATCATTTTTAGTCAGTACAGTGGAGTCAACAGAACCTAAAAAAACCAATGCATTGGAACGTGTGTTCAATCGTGCCTTTACTCAAGTGCTGTTCAGTGGTAGATCCACCATGCAGGTGATCGACTTATACATCAGTGTGTTTGCTGAACACAACAGTTATGCACATTATTTTTTATTAAAGTATGGACTTGACAATCGTCAAGATGTGCTGGAGTATTACAACGAAAATTATTCCAGCCGACGCGGCAAGGCACGTGCTGTCAATATTAAATCTGCCGAAACATTAGAACAGTACTGCACCGACTTGAATGCACAGGCACGTGCAGGAAAAATTGATCCTGTGATTGGTAGAGATTACGAAATTGATGAAATAGCACAGGTGTTGGCCAAACGCAATAAATCAAACATATTATTGATCGGTGATCCCGGTGTTGGTAAAACTGCCATTGCCGAAGGCTTGGCAAAAAACATAGTGGATGGAGCAGTTCCCGAATACCTACAGGAGTACACAGTTTATAACCTAGACATTGGAAGTTTATTGGCCGGCAGCAAGTATCGCGGAGACTTTGAGGAGAAACTCAAAGATGTCATTGCCGCATTGATTGCTCAGGGCAAGTGCATATTGTTTATTGACGAAGCACATCAAATGCGTGGCGCCGGTGCCGGAAGCCAAAGTAATGTAGACTTTAGTAACATGATCAAGCCGGCTTTGGCCAAGGGGCAAATCAAAGTGATTGCATCAACAACATGGGAAGAATACAGTCAAAGTTTTGAAAAAGACCGTGCCTTGATGCGAAGATTTCATAGATTGACTGTGGAAGAACCCACAGCGGTAGTGGCCAAGGATATACTTCGCGGCCTACGCACACACTTTGAAACATTTCATGGTGGAGTCATTGACGATTCGGCCATTGATGCTGCTGTGGACCTAAGTGTGAGATATCAAACAGACAAGCGTTTACCGGACAAGGCCATAGACTTGATTGACTCGGCCTGTGCTAGATTAAAAATACGTGAACAGGATTGGTGTGTACAACGCAACCACATTGTAGATGTCATTAGTAGATTTACTAAAATCCCAGCCGAACAGATCGGTAGCGATTCAGTTAAAAATCTCGACAGTTTAGAAAGTAATATTAAAAATCGCTTGTACGGACAAGAGTCAGTGGTGGACACTGTGTTGGAAAAAATCTATGTCAGCCGTGCGGGATTGAAAAGCATCAACAAGCCCATTGGTAGTTTTTTGTTTTTAGGACCCACCGGCACAGGTAAAACCGAATTGGCAAAACTGCTGAGTGAAAATCTTGGAATGAAACTGTTGCGTTACGACATGAGCGAGTATCAAGAAAAACATGCTGCCAGCAAGTTGATTGGTGCTCCTCCCGGCTATGTTGGCTACGATGATGGTAACCTGGGCGGTGGATTGTTGATATCCGATATTGAGAAAAACTCCAACAGTGTGTTGTTGTTTGACGAAATTGAAAAGGCACATCCGGATGTTGCCAATGTGTTGCTGAGCTTGATGGACGAAGGTGTAGTCACCAGCAGTAATGGTAAAAAAGCCGATGCACGTAACTGTATTGTTATTTTAACCAGTAACCTGGGTGCTGCCGACAATGAACGTAAAAGCATAGGATTTGGTAGCATTGATCGAACCGACGAGGATGATAGAGCAGTTCGGGAGTTCTTTAAACCTGAGTTTCGCAACAGACTGGATGGAGTTTGTAAGTTTAATCGGCTAGATGCACTAAGTATGAAAAAGATTGTAGCCAAGTTCATCAATGAACTCAATGAATTACTCAGCGAAAAATCTATTCGTGTTAGACTGACCGAATCAGCAATAGATTATCTAGCCAGAGTAGGACATGACAGTCAAATGGGTGCTAGACCCATGGCACGTAAAATTAACGATTTAATCAAAGTACCCTTGAGTAAAAAAATACTATTTGAAAAGATTCCTGAATCTACCACAGTGGTTGTTGACTGTAGGAATGAGGCACTGACTTTTGAATCAATCTCAGCACCAACCCAAGCCACTGTGGACGCCGATGGACTCATCGTTCTGGAATAAAATACAACCGGGTATCAAACTCGCTACCACTGTGAAGCAATTTCACGGTAGATATCTTTGGCGTTTGGTAATACATGCCGAAGGCGGTAGACTGTTGGATTCAAAACTTGCAAGTCTTGAAGCGGCGTTGGAACATAGACGTGCTATGGCTCAATCTGGATATAATTTTGGTAAAACTGGATGGTTTTATAGATCTCCCAACTTGGATCTAGTAGATTTAACGCTGTTGCGTACAGTTCAAGAGATCAAAATAGGCATGTCTGGCTCAGTTAGAACACGTATAGAAGAACCCAACATACAATTTTATACCCAAGATGAAGCCACATTAAAAACCATAGCATTGAAGATTGATGCTAGGTATATACAATCCGTAATGTATCCACAACCCGAACAAGTGGAGTTATTGAGATCTGGAGCCATCATAACACGTACTGAGTTGGGGTATTCACACAAAGTGATTGTACGTGATGGTAGATATTCACTGCAAACAAAACAACAGTTGTTGTGTTATTTAGATGGCCTAGGTGACACTGTTAAATTGAGTAAAACTGCTAGAAGCATGCTGGAAAAACCCTATGAAAGCACTTGGGGTGTGTTCTTCTACACCAACGACCCAGCAGTTGTTACTTTTGTTAGTTTGATAGATCCTGGATTAATATCAAATATTCATGCCGTGGTGTCGGTGCCTGGCTAAATACTAGCATATTATTCAAGGAGCCCAAAATGGCAAAACTTCAAGAAGATGTATTGGTAGTTAAAATTAGTAAATTAATTAAAGATTCTGATAGTGTAAGCACAGCACTGAACGAAGAATTAATCACAAGTTTGGAAGCAGTAGTACAAGAACTAGCAGGTGCAGGTGCACTTGTTGAAATAACCATAGCCTAATCAATCAAAGAGAGAAATCAATGAGTACACAAAAACCCGCTGGCGCCCCGGTCAGTCAAAAAGATGCGGTGGCATTAATCAAAGCAGCAGCCGCACGTCAAACACAACAAGCACAAAAACCACCCGAGCTAGTTCCGGCCAACCAAGGTCAGGGTGTTCCCTATGACTTTAGCAAGGTACACTTGCACATTGGTATTCCCTGCTACGGTGGTATGGTGAGTGAGCCCACAATGACCAGCTTTTTACGTTTTGTGCTATTGGCGAGCCAAGCAGGACTTAACTGGAGTTTAGATACTATGGTTAATGAAAGTTTAGTGACTCGTGCTAGAAACAACTTGATGGCCAAAATGATGACCAACACAGCAGCCACACATTTCATGTTTATTGATGCTGATATTCGTTTCCAACCAGAATCAATCTTGCAAATGATTGCCTGTGACAAAGAAGTCATTGGTGGATTATATCCTAAAAAAGCCTTACCAGTCAACTATGTCATCAACTTGAAGCCGGAAACTAAGATTCAAGGCGACATCTTCACAGTGGACACCACAGGCACAGGTTTCTTGTTGTTTAAGAGATCAGTTTACGAAAAGATGATTGCACAGTTTCCAGAAACAAAATATGTGGATGATGTTGGCCTGGGCAAGCAGTACGAACCAATGATGTATTCGATCTTTGATTGTAAGATTGATGCCAAAGGACACTACCTCAGTGAGGATTGGTTGTTCTGTAGACGTTGGCAGGACATGGGCGGTGAAATTTGGGTACACAGTAAAGTATTACTTAACCATATTGGACACTTTGAATTTGCTGGTGACCTCAGCAAGATTGATGTCATCAATCAAGCAAGAGGTGCTGCTCCGGCAGGATCCGGTGACTCATTACCGTCGGGAGTTCCAGCGGCATTGAAAGATGCTGTGAACATGGCCAAGGCCGGACAACCACAGGCACAGGTGAGCTAACAACATAACAGAGCCCTATGGAAAAAGAAACCTTACACTTTCGAATTGGACTCAGTGGCACGTATTGGGATCGACCACCCCAATACAGTGTTTTAGTCAATGACATGGCTGTGGTGTCATCCTCACTGGTGGATACAGCCACGGAGGAAGTTTTTTATGTAGAGTTTGACATGGAATCCGATGTGGAACTCAACCGGTTGCAGATACGCTTGGAAAACAAAACTCCACAAGACACTGTGGAAAATGCCGACAAGACCGGCATAGTCAAGGATATGTTGTTGAACATTGTCAGTGTGGAAATTGATGAAATTGATTTGAAGAGTGTAATCTATAAGTCAAGTGAATATCATGTTGATGAACCAGTGGTACACAACGGCGAAACAGTCTCGGTGGTTAAAAACTGTATAAATCTTGGATGGAACGGTGAGTGGCAGTTTCATTGGACCAATCCTTTTTATCTTTGGTTGTTGGAACACATTTAAAGCTAAATACTGCTGTAAACGGATATTGTCATGTTCATAGCAGATTTATTTGAAGCAACCTCGAAGAAAACTCTTGTGATCCTGCCTGGAGGATTTCATCCTTTTCACCCAGGCCATTTTTCTTTATATCAATCTGCACAGCAGGCTTTTCCCAAGGCCGACATTTACTATGCATCCACCAACGACAAAAATCAACGTCCGTTTGATTTCAGTGACAAGGCTCGACTAGCTGAAATTGCCGGTGTTCCCGCAGGACATTTTGTACAAGTCAAAAGTCCCTTTCAAGCAAAAGAAATAGTTGATCAGTACGACGCCAACAACACAGTATTGATTTTTGCTAGAAGCGAAAAAGACCGTGCAGAGCCGCCAAGAGCCGGCGGTGTAAAAAAGAACGGTGAGCCCAGCTATCTACAACCCATTGGTAAAACACTCAAACCCTTGAGTCAACACGGTTACATGGCGTACTTGCCCACAGTGGAATTCACAGGAGGCATTACCAGTGCCAGCGAAATACGCAACCAGTGGCCCGGGGCCACACCCCAGCAACGACGAGCATGGGCAAAAGAACTGTATCCGGCTGATCCTGTTGCAGCTCAACACATATTAGACAAGTATCTTGCTGTGCAAGAAGATGCATCAGGAGTGATTGCTTCCAAGAGTCAAGCACGTGATCCACGCTACAGTATGAGCTTGACCCAGGATGTACGTCCCGGAGCTATCAATAAAAATTTACGTGCATTTGATCTAGCAGAAAACAATCCTGTGACAGATACCACTGTGTACTTGATTAAAAAATATCGAGATGACATTGACTATTATCAAGATTTGATCGCTGATGGCAACATTGATTCCGCAGTCAAACCCTACTATCAAAAGAAAATTGCCGAGTTAAAACGTAAAATTCAGCAACTTTGGCAGGGCTCGCATCAATGACCCTACGTGTACTTTGTGTGGATGTTCATTGCAACTCCACTGCTGCAGGTACTCCTGTGTATAGAGTTTATGTTGACAGTGATCTACTCACTGAACGCACTTGGTGTTGGCCAGCATACAGTGTTTATGTTCGAGAAAATATTGAGGTAGATCTTGAACCCGGTGAACATCAGTTGACTGTAGAAGAATGTGTTACACAAGGTTGCATTGTTGTAAAAAACTTCACTGTCGACGGCGCCGGCATCAGCAGTCAAGATTTATCGTTTACAATATAGTTGCTAAATACTATAATATACTGGAGTTACGCATGAAACCACAAGAATTTCTAAAAGAAAACGAATTCATCGGTGATGACGCACACCAAATGCATCAAAGCCATCAACACCACATGTTGAGAGAAGAGTGCTATCACTCAGCTGTCAACGCAATCAAACTACATAAATTAATTGGCGAACTGCCTGATGGACACGAGCTAGATGCTTGGGCCGCTGAAAAGATCAGTCTAGCCAATGACTACTTGAAAACTGTGGCCGAATGGTTAGAGTACGAGGTCATGGGCGGCGAAAGACCGCATGCCAGTGGCATGACAGCATTTGACATTGCCGAAGCTGAAGAAAAGTTTGCTGATTTATTGGGCGAGAGTGATGCAGAACATGCTTATGTTTGTGTACATGCAAAGAAAGGCCAGTGCGAGGTAACAGCCAAGACTTCCTATGAAGCAGCTCGAAAAGCCGCTGCCAAATGGAAATTAAAAAACACCGCGGGTGTTGATGCACACTTGAAGGATGTGAAACACCGGGCTGTGAATGAAGATCAAAGTGTAGTGGAAGGCAATGGCCCACAAAGTAAAATTGATCGACAGATCATTGACTTGCTGGTAAAGGGTGTACCAGCGGCAACTATTGCTCGTAAGTTAGATATTCCAGAGGAGTGGGTTCACGAAGTTCATGAATATAGTATGCCTGAGCCTAGTATTGACTTCTCTGATCCACGCAATATATCCCCAACAAATAGATTTGGCGAAGGTGTGGCGGAAAGTGCCGGCCGAGGTGAGTACTACATATGGACTGTGCATTTTGAAAATCCTGAAAAAAATCCTCCACGCCGAGTGCGAGTTTATAGTGATGAATTCATGGAAGAGATTGAGAATATCACACAGTTTTATGCTAAAAAAGGTCTTAAAGTAGTTGATGTTGACACAGATACTGGTATACGTAGCGAGCCTAGAGTAAAACCAGAACCATATGAACCAGGTGGAGCCGCACACAAGGACACCAGTGCAACAGATCGTGCCATCAGCCGTTTTGATTGTCAGGTGCCAGAATCTGTCGGCGGTGTAGCAGAAGGTGAAATTACCAAAACAGCCAAAGGCCTACGTCATCGCAGCACTGCGGCGTATGGTGGCACAACTGATCATGATAATCTACGCACGTTAGACAAACCGGGCACCAATCGCATTGATCGTGCTCTTGATGTTAAATTTGATAGAGAAAAAAAGATTCGCCCGGGATTGGATCTAGGTTTGGCGGAAGATAAAGAAGTAACAGAGGGCATGGATAGAGTCACTGTAAAAACACAAATTGAAAAATATACCGCGATTGCCGATCGTGCCGACAAAGCCGGTGATCAAGCCAAGGCTCGAACCTATCGTGCAAGAGTTGCTGGTTTAAAAAACAAACTACGAGACATGCCCGGTGCCAGTCAAGAGCTGGATGAAGATTTAGATCAAATAATTGAAAGTTTTAGTTCTGGCATCAGCACAGCAATCAATCCAGGATCAGGCCCCAAGACTGGCACACTGTTTGGTGGAACTTACGAGAACCCTGACAGTCCCTTTGCTGCTAAGAAAAAATCTGCTAAAAAATCTAGTACGATTAAAAGATAATGGATCTACGCACACTAATCCATCGCATGGACACCATTGCTGACACCGCAACACCGTCGGTTCAACCATCAACCTCTGTCACTGAAAGTGTACTGCGAGAATTACAAGCTGAATTAAAAAGTCGTCCGCAGGTGAAACAAACTGCCCAAGACTTGATGCAGGAGTATTACTCCTATGTTGCCGAATACGGTGGCGTGGGTGGTTATGGAGCTGCTGCTCAAACTCCACAAGGCTCCACTGCACAAAAACCCGATCCAGCGGTAATGCAACAGAAAACAGATCAAGCACAGATACAAAAATCAGTGAATCAAATTAAACCAAAGTTAAATCAGCTGGGCAGTGCTCAGCAGATGAATCCTGCCAAGTTCACTGGTGTAATGGATAAATTGGATCAAGCTCCCAACACCAACCTCAGCAATGCTGAACAAAATCAATTGGCACCACTGGGAGTAGCAGCCAGTAATATCTTGCAGAATCCACAAACTGCTGGTCAGTTCAAACAGTTGTTGGATAAAACACAACAAACAGAATTACAAAAAAACAAACAGGTACAACAGGCTCAAAAGTCCATGGGACAAACAGCCGCCAACACACAGGGATCAAAGCCTGGGCAACCAGGACAACCAGCAACAAATCAACCCGGGCAAACACCACCCTCAGCAGGAACTACACGATGAACATATACGACTTATTTGACAGCAACAAAAACCCAAGCAAACCCACGGTCAGCGAATCCCGGATTGAAATCATACACGAGTTTGCTGTAGCAGAACCCGATGACTCGAGCAATGATGACATGTTGTTTAAGTATGCTCGCATGTGGTGGAACGGCGATTCTGCTGTACAACGGCAAGTAGAAACTATTCTAGGCCAATCAAACTGGGGCATTGGCGAAGTTGAAGACGAAGACGGTGGTGCATTTGTAGTACAGAATCATGACGAAAACGGAGACAGTTATACACAGTGGACTCCGGAAGAATTAAGTGGTTCTCGTGCTGATGAAGATACGGACTTATTCACATCTGCAGGCTTGAACGGAGTGGCGGCCACACAGGATTCAGACAATGTAGCAAGTCCCATTGGTTCGGGTGTGGAGGAAGCAATTGAAACCATTCGAGGTAGAGAGTATCCGGTTGATCCCGGTTCGTATTATGTATGGGCCTGGGATGGTGCAGCAGTGATATACGGTGAATACAACACTCCTGAACAGGCTGAAATGCATCTACCCCATATAGAACAAAAAGCCATCAAGCGAGTGGGACCTTATGTAAAAGGTGCATTTAGAGTGAGTGATGGTAGAAATCTGTTGCGTCGCTACGGTGTTGCTGTGCGAGATGTGGAGGAAACTGCTCCGTTGTCTAGAGATGCACGTAGAGAACTGGTTGCTCCAACCGATCGTGACACGATTAGACGTGAACTTTGGAAATACGTTCGCTCTCTAGATCAAGAAGGCAGTAGTAATCGTGCTCATGCAATGGCACACGGTTGCCCAACTTGGGGTCGGTTATACCGTCAGTTCAACGACGATATATCACAATTACTCAGTCGGGCACCAACTGAACTATTGGCTCAAGCATTACAAGAGATACAAAGTAAATTCCAAGGTGTGGCGGAAGGCTCCGGAGACGTTGTCCAAGTACATCAGCATCAACATGGTAAGGATATGGGCAAGTACGGTGCATTTAATATTGAACGTGAAACACCAACTGTCATTGTAGTGTATGATCATAATACTGGGGAAATGTTAAAGTTTAATCGTGTAACCGGACGTGGGATCGGACCAGCAAGCCAACTTATGATTAGACAAGGTGTGGCGGAAGGCTATGTTGATCGCAATGGCCCAATAGAAAATACTCCGCAAGTGGTTTGGTGGAGAAAAACTCAAGGTGGCAATAATATCTACTGGAAAGTATTTCCTACCTTGTCAACCGCCAGCCGAGCCAGAGAGAATCTTGCAAATAGTCTTTATAAGAAATACGGAAAGAATTTTACAATGGGCAATGCAAAGTTTGATCCAACAGATCCGGCACAGTGCAGAGCCGCAGATGCCGACCGGTACATGACCCGTGAGTCGGGCATAGCGGAAGGTGATACTCCGGATGTAAACTATTCTTACATTGTTGTAGGCAATGGTGAAGAGACTGTTTACAACAGTCAAGAACAGGCACGTGCGGCTGTGAAAAAACTTGGTCTTGGTTATAAAATTAAACGCAAGCCACGCACCAGCAATGCCAGCATTAAAAAACACTTTGCCAACAGAAAGCGTTACGATGAGCAAGATGTAGCGGAAGGTATTACTGACATGTTACCGGGGTTCTCGGGAGGGTGGGGCATGATATTCTCAACCTTGGGTAAATGGGGCATTCCTGTTGCAACCTTTGCTGCTGTTGCAGCCGCATACGGAGTTGCACAAGCTGCTGCTTGGTTGCAGAAAGGACACGGAGAGTTTGGCAAAATTGCAGCCAAAGCCATGCAAGAAGTGGATAAAGATGTTATATATAAAATGGCTGATAAATTAGAAGATTTACAAAATAAGGCATTGGCCGAATCTACTGGAAAACCATTGAGTGTAGAACAGTTAGCCACCATCAGTGACGAGGCATTAGATGCGGCTTATCATTATGGTCGTAGCACACCAGGTAACACATTTGGATGGCAGGCCAACTTGAAATCAGCTGCTTATGCTAAAAAGATGATTGATGCAGGTGAGACTGATATTGAAAAGATCAGTGATGCCATCCACAGAGGGTGGAATGTCACCGCACAGGCATTTATACAAAACCCAATGATATTTGACGACAGTAAAACTATGGCTCCAGAAAAACTACAAGCCAAGATAGCACAGCGTCAACGTCTGGTAACGCAGAATTATGCTCAGTTACCAGAAGAAGAAAAAGAAAAAGATCGTGTGGTGGCACGTGCCATGTTACAGGCTATTACGGGTGACAAGCAGGATGTGGCCGAGGCCAAGACACCTGCGTGGTTAACTCCAGGCAAGTCAGTTGACTACGGTGGAAGAATATACAAAGTTCAAAAAATAGAAGGCAGAATGGCACAGATTGGTGATGAGACTAAAAACAGATTCAAGGTGCCGCTATATACCCTATGCCCTGCCGGGCAAGGACTGCGATCATTTGACGAAGACAGCAACATGCCAGTGGCAGTGGACAGCACTAGCCCGATACACGGTGTTGCAGAAGGTCAACAGTTGCATGTGGGTGATCCTGTCATCATCACAGGATCGGTCGAGTTCAACGGTGCCACTGGTGACATAGTTGAGTTTGGTCGTGGCCAATCGTTTGTAGTTGTTGACTTGTATAATTACGGAAAACACAGTTTCCATACTAGCAATGTTGAATACAATAAATACGCAGATGATAAAGAAGAAAAAAGCTGGCATGGTGACGACGAACTTGACATCATGGAAAATTATCTACAACAACTTAAACAAGCAGGATACGAGATACTATGAACGATGAACTAACACAAGCGGCAAAGATAGCCTTTGCCAGTCAATTTACATTTTATTTAAAGGCCGCATTCTTTCACTGGAATGTTGAAGGAATACACTTCCAAGAACTACATGCATTATTTGAAACTGTGTATACAGAAGTTTACGGCACTGTTGACGAGTTTGCTGAAAAGATTCGTAGTTTAGGTGCTTATGCTCCCGGGTCAAACAGTAGATTCAGCATGTTGACCCGCATTGAAGATGAAACACAGGTGCTCCCCGGAGAAGCAATGGTGGCAGAACTGTTGGAAGATGCAGACAAAATGGTTAAAATATTAAAAATTGTTTACGATCAAGCCGAGGCAGCAGGTGAACACGGCTTCAGCAATTTTCTTGCCGAAAGAATGGATGCTTTTAGAAAACACGCATGGATGCTAAAGAGTACATTGAAATGAGAATCAGCGAAATACTAACAGAAAAGTGGACAGCCAAATACAAGAAGAGTATCAACTGCTCACACCCAAAGGGATTTAGTCAACGGGCTCACTGTGCTGGTAAAAAGAAGCATAATGAAAGTCATGAAGTAATGGAAATGACTTGCCCGGATTGCGGCCGGTGTCAAACACACGGCAACTTAAATGAAATTGCCAAAGGTCAAAAGGACGCCAACGGTTTTACCCGTTGCTGGCCCGGCAAACATGCCGAAGGCACCAAGCGGGGTAAAAACGGCGGACAGGTGCGTAACTGTGTGCCCAATGAAAGTGTCATTGAAGAAGAAAAAACAATGAGTCGTGCTGCTAAAGGTGTAATGAAATACGGCAAAGATGGAATGAAAGAACTAGCAAAAGCCGGGCGTGACGGAGCCAGCGAAGAAGAATTAGATAGTATTCGTGATAAACACGACAATTACAATGGAGATTTAAATGAAGAGTTTGATCTTGTTGAAAGCATCATTGAAGGCTTGGCTGATCACAACGGTGTAGATGCCGAAGTGATATGGGAAGACCTAGAATCATTAACAGATGATGAACTGTATGTATTTGCAGTCACACAACAAACCATCACTGAAGATTGGCAAAAGGTCAATAAAAAGGATCACACATCAGGCATGAGTCAAAAAGCTGTCAATGCCTATCGCAGAGAGCATCCGGGTTCAAAATTAAAAACTGCTGTAACCACCAAGCCGTCGAAGCTAAAGCGTGGTAGCAAAGCGTCAAAGCGTAGAAAAAGCTACTGTTCAAGAAGCCGAGGTCAAATGAAGATGCATAACATTTCGTGTTCCAAGACTCCGGACAAGGCAATATGCAAGGCACGTCGTCGTTGGAATTGCTGATGAACTATCCTTACCCTGTGTATCCTGAACCGGAAAACCCTGAAGATGATCGCCCAAGAAATCCTTACGCACCAGTTTGACAATACCGAAGAGTACGATCGTATTCTAGTGGATCTTTGCGAAATGATCCTGCAGGCACAGCGTAAAAACGCCGATCATTATGGACTGGTGGCTGCTTGTGTAGTAGACCCCAAAGGCAATCAAGCCTTGGGTATCAATCATGTTGTTGATAACAGCAAACGTATACATGCCGAACGTGCGGCAGTGAGAAATTACGAGCAAGCACATGGTGAGTTGCCCTCGGGTTGTTTAATGATTACCACACTGAGCCCTTGTGTAGAACGTACAGGACACATGGCTCAAGAACGTGCAGGCATCAGCTGTAGCGAACTAATGGATGACTTAAACATACATCGAGTGTATTGTGGTTACATGGATCCCACACAGGATATACATACCCAACACAACACATTTGATTGCGTTGCCACACAAAACGAAAAAATACAGCATGTATGCCAAGAAATTGCCGATTGTTTTTTAGAAAAAGATATAGATGAAAACTTTGCCGATGGCAAGGTACGAGGCAAGAGTCGTCCCGGACGTGTGAAACGTTCGGGTGCCAGTTGTGCAGGCAGTGTAACTGACCTTCGTCGTAAAGCCAAAAATGCATCGGGCGAACGGGCTCGAATGTACCACTGGTGTGCCAACATGAAGTCAGGCCATAAAAAATGAAAATTGTTGAAATACTTGTTGAAGGTCAAGACACTGTATCAGTGGTTCGACAGCACTTGCCTTGGTTTGTTGGTCAAGTAAAATTAAAATCTGTTCCCAAAATTCGATTGCTTCGTGAGCCCATTGATACTAGTTTTGGTGGATTCAACATGGAGACAGAACAAATAAATTTAGTAGTGGGTGATAGACACCCCATTGATGTGTTACGCACTCTGGCTCACGAATTGGTACATGCACGACAAAGAGAACAAGATGAACTGGATCCAGGTGACGGAGCCACCGGCAGTGACGCCGAAAATCAAGCCAATGCAGCGGCCGGTGTACTCATGCGTGACTTTGGCAAGCAACATCCGGAGTTTTTTGAATTAAAAGAAAGTAAAGAATTCTATTACAAAGAATTATATTCTCCAGGAGAAGTAATGGAGTATGTTAAACATAATATCATGCCTGTATTGCGTGAAAATTGTACACAGTTGACTCATTGGGTCAATATTCGTACTATATCCTCTAGAATATTTAATAAAAATTCTGTAACAGAATCGGCACTACAAGATAGCGAAAAGATTTTAAACACATTTAAGAGATTAGATCAAAGAAAAAATATAAACATTAAAATTGGAAGCACAGTTGCCGTAATAAATTTAGTTATGTCTTCTCACGGAGGATTTCCACATTTGTTTGGGTCAACAGCACCAAAAACTATTACTAAAATTTATAGAGAACCAACAGAAAAAACCATTGTAAAACTTGAATTTAATAACGACCCCGATGATGTTTGGCCAAGACAGTACCTTGCAAAATATAAAGGACAACCAATTGATCATTCGGCATTGTTTTCAACTCAATCAGCAGCTGAACTAGCTGTAACTATGTTACTAACATCTGCTCCGCAAGATATGCCAATTAATATAGATGGGTTAGATCAATCATGAGAGCCGACGAGATACAACCAAGCAAACTGGTGGTGTTTGACATAGACGACACTCTAGTGCATACACAAACTCGAGTGCATGTGATTCGAGATGGTCGCGTGATTCGAAGCCTAAACAGTCATGACTTTACCCTGTATCAACTCCAACCGGGCGAAGAGTTTGACTTTGCAGACTTTAGAAACGCACGAGAATTTTTTGAAAAATCACGTCCAATCATTCCCATGATGAATCAACTCAAGCACGACATCAACACCGGCAACCGTGTTGTGATGGTGACTGCACGAGCTGACTTTGATGATAAAGAACTGTTTTTAGACACCTTTCGCAAGTACGGTGTTGACATGAGTCGTGTGCATGTGTACCGTGCCGGCAACATGAAGGGTGCTACAACAGAAGAAAAGAAAAAGAAGATCATACGTGATTTGTTGAATCAAGGTCTTTACACCAAGGCCATCATGTATGATGATGCTGTGCCCAACTTGAACAGTTTCATGGAACTGAAACAGGAATATCCCAACACAAGATTCTATGCTTGGCATGTGGACCCCGAGGGCAGGGCTAGAGAATTTGCAAGAGAATCTGTGGAACTTGCTGAACAAGCCATCAACCCACAAGCAATCAGCACTGTGTTAAGCAAGGTTGAACGGGCCATGGAACGGGTTGATGATCTTTCCATGGATGAGCGAATAACACCTGCACAGGAAGAAAAATTAGAAAAAGATTATCAAGCATTAACAGCCATTGAAGCAGTGTTAAAAAATCACATCATCTCTATGAAAAAAGGTACATTGGATCATAATATCTTCATGTACAACTACCATGGTGTTGTTGCCAAAATGTCTGCTATACACATTGAACTGGCGGGTACCGAAGCACATGTGTTATGGCTTGGCAGTATTGGTGAACCCGGTGCAGGTCGTGAACTGTATACTCGTGCTGCTAAAGAGGCTTTGCAACGTGGTGCCAAGACCATACGTGTAGAAGCCAAATGGAACAGTGCAGGTTTTTATCAACAAATGGGACTACAAAAGACAGCACAAGGAGAATATAATCCTTTCAGTGACAGTAGTATATCGCATTATGCAGGCGATTTGAATACAAAAGAATCTGTGGAACTTGCCGAAGTCAACGATGCAGATGAACTCACTGTCAGCGAAAAAATACAAGACTATTTCTTTTCAAAAGGCTACAAGTACGTGGGCGAAGGACGGGATCAAATGGTTTTCAAAAGCCCAAGAAACACCATAGTCAAGGTGTTGGGTATAGGCGATGGTGATAGAGAACAGGCTGTGCGTGACTATGTGGAGTTTTTTCAACGTAATCAACACAATACATATTATCCACAAATATATAATTCAGGAGAGTTTTGGCTGGGCAGGGAATATTATTTTGTGTACGAAACAGAGTATTTGGAATATGTGGCCAGTGAAGAAGCTACTCTAGAATACATTGAGGATTTGATGACAGCCATGGAACGAGGTCGGCTGGCGTTGGATGCGTTCATGAAGAATAAAACAAGACCCTCCAGCATTAGTGAACAACAATTGGCGGGCTTGATAAATGCCACCGAAGCGATCATTGATGGGTTGGTTGGGCCAAAAGGTTATCATTTGGATTTGGGTCAGATTGAAAATATTAGAAGACGTGCCAACGGGCAGTTGGTTATAGTGGATCCCATCGGCGTCTTCTAGCGTAAAGAATCACCTTAGGACCCGTACTAGTTACGGTGGTGTGGCCGGCTGCTGGCCTGGGAGGAGTAGGAGTCGTGCCCAAAACTCCCTAAAACGAGCAAACATTCTTTGCTTTTTCAAACAACATGCCGTACAATAGATATATCAATCACAATAGGAGAATGTTATGACATCAAGAATGTTCAGTGCCGAACAACGTGCAAAATTACAACAAGTGTTCAACGAGGGTATTGCTGTGTTAACCGAAATTGAAGCACTAAACGAAGGTTTAAGTGAAACAGTCAAGGCCATTGCCGAAGAATTAGAACTAAAACCAGCACTGTTGAAAAAAGCCATCAAAATTGCTCAAAAATCAAAACTCAGCGACACCAATGCCGATCACGAGGAATTGAATGAGATTTTAGAAACAGCAGGACACACTCTTTGATACAAACCATTGTTCACACCTGTAGCAGTGTTTTGGTACGGCCCAATGGCATTGTACGTTACATCAATGCTGTCATGGAGTTGCAACGCAGTCTAGGACGACGTGTAATTTTTGTCACTGATGCTCGGCCCACACAAAAGATACTTGCAGACGAAATTGTCTATGTTGATTTAGAATCCAAATATCAGCCCAATTGGCGGGACGGGCATGTGTGGTTGCAGGTGGATCGTGGTGTTGCCGACACGGTGTCTCAAGCCTTGGCTCAACTAAATGTGAAACCGGACTTGATTGTGGCTCACGACCTACATAGTTTTTTGGGTTGCCAATCCCACTCGTCTGACGGTATTTTTGTACAACACGAGAGTGATGTGTACTATGCCGGCTCACGTTATAGTTTTCTCAGTGACGAGTATCTGCAGGAACAAATTGACATTGTCAACAACACTGCATGGCGTATAGGTTTAAATGTACCCACTACCAATGTTGCACCCACGAGACCGGTGTACACCCCGACACCGTTCACTGTGCGGGATAGCAGAAATACAGAAAAGACTCGAGGTTTGCTTTATATTGGTGATGCTACTGAACGCAAAGGTGCTAGAGAATTTATGGAAACTGCACGAGCCTTGGGAGTAACACCAACAGTGATCACGCATGAACCCGATGCTGAACTGTTTGCCGGAGCCGATGTATACACATTTGGACTTGACCAACGTGAGCAGATGTATGACCTAATGGCACAACATCGTGTGGCCTATGTACCCAGTAAGAATGAATGTCCAGGATTGGCTGCACTGGAATGTTTGCAGTTTATGCCGGTTGTGGTGGATAGTCAGTACGCTTGGACCAGTTGCCTAGATAATCTAGGAGTAACACGGGCCACTGGAGCAGCGGTGGCCGAAGCCATTGGCCGGCTGTGGTATCCCAAAACTACACACAACCCACTGCTGTTAAAAATTTGGGCACACAACAATCAACAACTTTGGAAGAACCTAAGCACATGAAGCTGTTACAAAACATTTGGCAGTACATCAAGAACGACTGGAACAGTTATCCACTGAGATTTTGTGCAGAATTTTTTGCTTGGACCTGTAGTGTGATCAGTGCTGTGATATTTGCTGCCACAGTGCCCAACATTCCTGTTATTCCTTTATATACTATTTTTATTTCCGGCTGTATAGCCAGTGGATGGGCCTGTTACACAAGAAAAAGTTTTGGGCTAATGATCAATAGCATCTTTTTAGTAACAATTGATCTAATAGGTCTTGTTCGCATGATAAGTAAAACAGTATAATATATAGAGTCGTTCACTTAAGAACAGGTAGAGCAGTGTGAGCTCAAAGTCACACATAAGGAGACCCAATGTCATATGTTGACGCCCTATTTGATCGCAGTAAAGATCGTATTCATGTTGTAGAACGAGTTGCAGGTGAACGAGTTTATCGGGAATATCCCGCCAACTACACCCTGTACTATGATGACCCCAAGGGCAAACATCGAACCATATACGGCACACCTGTGAGCCGTTTTACCACACGTAACAGTAAAGAATTCCAAAAAGAACTACGCATAAATTCCAACAAGCAACTGTGGGAAAGCGATATCAATCCCATATTTCGTTGCCTAGAAGAAAATTATCTTGGCGTGGCTTCACCTCGCTTGCACACAGCCTTTTTTGACATCGAAGTAGACTTTGATCCCGAACGTGGTTATTCAAAACCCGAAGATCCTTTCAATCCCATTACTTCAATCTCAGTGTACATGGACTGGATGGACCGGATGGTTACCTTGGTGGTGCCACCACGCAGTTATTCGTGGGAGTCGGCACAGGAAATCTGTTCGAGATTCGACAACTGTTTCCTGTTTGAACGTGAAGCAGACATGTTGAACACATTCCTAGACATCATTGACGATGCCGACATCTTGAGCGGGTGGAATTCGGAGGGCTATGATATTCCCTACACCACCATGCGTATCAATCGTGTATTAAGCAAAGACGACACACGACGCCTATGCCTGTGGGGCCAGTTTCCCAAACAACGTAAGTTTGAACGCTTTGGTGCAGAACAGTTGACATTTGACTTGATTGGACGTGTGCATATGGACTATATGCAGTTGTATAGAAAATACACCTATGAAGAACGTCACAGTTATAGTTTAGATGCCATCGGCGAATACGAAGAAGTGGGCAATAAAACTGCCTACGAAGGTACCTTGGATCAACTGTACAACAGAGAGTTTGAAAAGTTCATAGACTACAATCGTCAAGACGTGGCCTTGCTGGCCAAACTAGACAAAAAACTACGTTTCTTGGATTTGGCCAATGAACTGGCACATGACAACACAGTGTTGTTGCCCACCACAATGGGTGCTGTGGCTGTTACTGAACAGGCCATCATCAATGAAGCACACAGCCGTGGCATGGTGGCGCCCAATCGCAGAGGACGAGAGGAAGAAGTCAATACACAGGCCGCGGGTGCTTATGTGGCCTATCCCAAACGCGGTGTACACGAATACATTGGTGCCATAGACATCAACAGTTTGTATCCCTCGGCTATTCGAGCTCTCAACATGGGTCCGGAAACTGTTGTGGGTCAACTGCGTCCCATCATGACAGATAGATATATTCAAGAAAAAGTCGACAGTGGCAGTAGTTTTGCTGATGCTTGGGAAAACATGTTTGGCAGCGTGGAATACACTGCTGTGATGAACGCCGAACCCGGCACAGAAATCACCATAGACTGGGAAGACTCGGGTCGTAGCACAGTGCATTCAGCCGCTGAAGTATGGCGAATGATATTTGACAGCAGACAACCGTGGACACTCAGTGCCAATGGTACAATTTTTAAATACGATGTTAAAGGAATTATTCCTGGATTATTGGAGAGATGGTATGCAGAAAGAAAAGACTTACAAGCCAAAAAGAAAGCCGCAGAAACTCCGGAAGATATTGCGTTCTGGGACAAACGACAGTTGGTCAAAAAAATTAACCTCAACAGCCTCTACGGTGCGATCCTCAACCCGGGTTGCAGGTTCTTCGATCACCGCATTGGGCAGAGCACGACTCTTACCGGCAGGATCATTGCAAGGCACATGGATGCACACGTTAATGAAGCAATTACGGGTGAATATGATCATGTCGGAACTAGCATCATCTACGGTGACACAGACTCGGTATACTTCTCGGCGTGGCCCGCAGTCAAAGAGGAAGTCGAGGCCGGGCGAATGGAGTGGAACCGGGACATCTGCGTACAACTGTACGACACCATTGCCGAAAGTGTAAACGAAAGTTTTCCGGCATTTATGGAACGTGCTTGTCACTGCCCGAGAGACATGGGTGCTATTATTAAAGGTGGGCGTGAAATGGTTGCGTCAAAAGGCTTGTTTATTAAAAAGAAACGCTATGCTGTACTAATCTATGACTTGGAAGGACACAGACTGGATGTCATGGGTCGGCCCGGTAAGGTCAAGGCCATGGGCTTGGATTTAAAACGCAGTGACACTCCCAAAATTGTACAGGAGTTTCTCAGTGAAATTTTATTAGAGGTACTCACTGGCACTGGAGATGTTAGACAACGTGTGGTGGATAGAGTCAGAGAATTCAAGATTGAATTTGCCGAACGTCCGGCTTGGGAAAAAGGTACACCCAAACGTGTGAACAACTTAACCAAATACACAGCCGAAGAAAAACGCTTGGGCAAGGCAAATATGCCGGGACATGTGAGAGCAGCAATGAACTGGAACAATTTAAAACGCATGATGAGTGACAACTATTCCATGAGCATTGTGGATGGTATGAAAACTATTGTGTGTAAATTAAAGGACAATCCCTTGAGCTATACGTCGGTGGGTTATCCCACAGATGAAAGTCACATACCCGACTGGTTTAAAAACTTACCATTTGACAACGATCTCATGGAAGTGACCATTGTGGATCAAAAGGTGGAAAATTTATTGGGTGTGTTGGAGTGGGGCATTGCCGAAGCCACTGATATCAAAACCACGTTTGACAGTTTGTTTACATTTGAATAACAATGAATTTATATAATCTTGTTGCACTGCGGCAGTCTCTGATCGAAGCCATGGCCATTGACTCTGCCGTTGAAGAATTGCAACAGTTGAAACGTAATTTTGAAAACATCAATGCTCAAGTCAGCAATATCAGCGACACGTACGAACAGCATATTCAAACCACTGTTATTAAATTTATACACTTGACCGAAACAGTTGTGCAAATGTCCGATGAATTAAAAGTTAAGATTGAACAGATTGACCAAGAAATCAATGAGATAACTCACAGACTATTTGCCAATAATTACAGCCTAGAACAACAGCCCGGTACTGTTGAATCCATTAGAACCAATCGCAGAATTGTTATACAGCCCGATACCGAACAAGATGTCAAACAACGTATAATGTTGCACACCAATTGGAGATATCCGGCTGTGGAAATTGGATGCAGAGATGGCGAGTGGACTCAGTACATGGTGGCAGCAGATCCTTTGTACTTGGCCGATCCCCATCAAGAGTTTCTTGACTCCTCCAACAGCCAATTTACCCCAGAATATCAAACAAGATTGAGAAAATATCGCATACGCGATCATGATTTATCTGCGTTGCCTCAGCAACAGATGGCGTTTGTTTTCAGTTGGGGATATTTTAACTATGTCAGCATGGACACTATGAAATTGTATCTACAACAGATATTTGATTTGTTGAGACCGGGCGGTGTGTTTATGTTCAGTTACAACGATGGTGACACCACACACGGTGCTGGCTTGGCTGAAAGATTTGCACAAACCTACATGCCCAAGAGCTTGCTGATACTGTTGTGCCAAAGCTTGGGCTACAGCATACACAGTGAGTTCGATCAATACAACATCAGCTGGTTAGAAATTCAACGTCCCGGTGTCTTGCACACCGTCAAAGCACATCAGGTATTGGGCGAAATAAAAAACATCGACCGTTGACAGGTCTAAATACAATCACGTATAATACATAAAACAGGAGAACCTTATGCAAGATTTTTTAAAAGATATTGTGGCACATACACATGGACTGGGCATCATTGACCTAGTTAAAATCACTGGTACTGAAGATGCCACAGTGATCAATGCAGTGGCTGAAGATAGATCAGTTATTGTAGAAGCACGTTTTAAATCAGCACACCCAGACTTCATTGGTGTGTTTGGTATGCCTAATTTAGGAAAACTCAATACCATATTGGGTATCCCCGAGTACAGAGAAAATGCTAGACTCAGCATCAATCGTCAAGAACGCAATGGTGAATCCATTCCCGCAGGAGTGCATTTTGAAAATGCCGCAGGTGACTTTAAAAACGACTATCGTTTTATGGCGGCAGAAATCATCAATGACAAACTCAAAGCAGTTAAATTCAAAGGTGTCAAGTGGGGTGTGGACTTTGCTCCCACTGCTGTGAACATTCAGCGTTTGAAATTTCAAGCCAGTGCCAACAGCGAAGAAACTACATTTGTGGCCAAGACTGAAAATGGTGATTTAAAATTCTTCTTTGGAGATGCCAGTAGCCATGCCGGTAACTTTGTATTCCAAGCCGGTGTCACAGGTGCTATAACTAAAAATTGGAATTGGCCCGTATCGGCTGTGATCAGTATTTTAAGCCTGAGTGGGGATAAAACATTTAAAATCTCCGACGAAGGTGCTGCTATGATCACTGTGGACTCGGGAATTGCAGAATATTCATATATTATCCCAGCTCAAACCAAATGAAAATTGATGCAGAGTTTTTAAATCAGTGGAGTTCAAAAGGGCATGTGTATGGTCAATGCATGTCCAGTAACAGCACTGACCTTATGTATGTCAATATTCCCAAATGTGCCAGCTCGTGGACCAAACCCAACCTGCAGGATTTTGGTTGGGAGTTTTACAACTATCACACCGATCGTATTCTTCAAGTAAAAACAGCCATGGTGGTGTTGCGTGATCCTGTTGAGCGTTGGTTAAGCGGCATCGCCGAATACCTTGCACTGTATCATCCAGATTTTATCATGCATGATTTAGAAGCCATGGATTTAATTTTCGATAGAATTGCGTTTGACGATCACACCGAGCGTCAAGTAAACTTTGTACATGGGCTTGATCGTGAACAGTGTGTGTTTTTCCTGTGTGACGAACACTATAGACAGGACTTTAGTGTGTTCTTGGATGAACACGGTATGCCTAATAGATATCATAGATATGAACCACAACATGTGAGCGAAGCAGATCCCATACGTAAAAAATTTAAAAATATATTTGCAAGAGAAATACAAAACCCTAAATATCTCAAAGCGGTGAAGGATTACTTTGCCCTTGACTACGAATTAATTAACTCGGTAAAGTTCTATGGAGCAAGATAACTTAACAGCAAAACAACAGGATTATGCAGTATTCCTTCCGGCCATCTCGGGATTCTATGCCACTTTCATTGGCAAGCAAAGAAACGAAAATTATGTAGATCCAGCACGTTTTCCTCAAGGCTTGACCGACATGGAACAACTGAACTGGCTCAATGCACAACAGGCGTTGTTTCCCTATAAATGGAGTTTATATTCCGGCGGACATGCCAATTTAGATTTAACCAAACCCGACTCCAGTGAGGATATGGTTCGCAAACGTGATCCCGCAACAGTTATGTTGGGCGACTCGGGCGGATTCCAGATAGCCAAGGGCTTGTGGGAGGGTGATTGGCGAGCCGGATCCGGTTGTGCTCGGGCACAGGCTCGACGCGAAGCTGTACTCAAATGGCTTGACGGAGTTGCAGATTATGGTATGACTTTGGATATACCAACTTGGGTGATAAACAACCGAGTGGCCAACAGTAAAATTGGTAACTTTAAAGATATTAATGAATTGGTTGATGCCACCCGGTACAACAATGACTTTTACATCAAACATCGTCGAGGTGTTAAAAATGGCGGCATGCGAGTGTTGAATGTGTTGCAGGGAGCTACTCACAAGGATGCTGAACAATGGTATCAAACCATGAAACACTATTGCGACCCTGTGCAGTATCCCGACACACACTTCAACGGCTGGAGCATGGGTGGACAGAACATGTGTGATGTGGAACTGGTGTTGAAGCGACTGGTTGCATTAAAGTATGATAACTTGTTGCAGGAGGGTGTGCATGATTGGATGCACTTCTTGGGCACAAGCAAGTTGGAATGGGCAGTGTTGCTCACTGTGATACAACGTAGTGTAAGAAAACACATCAATCCCAATTTCACTATTAGTTTTGACTGTGCCAGTCCTTTCTTGGCCACTGCCAATGGACAGGTGTACTATGAAAATGTATTCCCGCCGGAGGGCAAATGGAGTTATAAAATGGCTCCGGTATTGGATGATAAAAAATACGCTCGTGACACACGCAAGTGGGGTGTGGGCCTATTGGCCGACATAACACTCAAGGATCCCAACTCGCCTATTAAAAATTGGCAGGACAGTCCCATCAGCAACATGCTGAAAATGAAAGACATTTGTATCTACGCTCCCGGTGATGTCAATAAAAACGGCAAAGAAGGAAAAACTTCGTGGGATAGTTTCAGTTATGCACTGCTAATGGGCCACAATGTTTGGATGCACTTGACAGCAGTACAAGAAGCCAATAGAAGATTTGACGCAGGAGAACATCCAGCCATGATGCAGTACACCGGAGACAATGCTTATTTTGAAGATATTGTGGAACGTATATTTTCTGCGCCAACACAACAAGAGAGTTTGGAAATTATTGCCTACTACAGCAAGTACTGGATGGAAATTGTAGGCACTAGAGGAAACAAAGGCAAAAAAGCCATGAACTCACAGACCATGGCAGCGGAACTTGTGGACATTGAAGGCAATTTGGCTCGCGATAAACCTGTTAAAACAGTACAGCCACAGCCCGTACTCAACCCTGACTTATTTGGAGAATAACATGAACCGTGAAGGCCATGAAGATATAAACTTTTTTGTTGGCACTGAGGTAGAGCATACTCCGGCTTATGGAATGAAGACTTTGTTTGTAGTGGGAGTGCAAAGTCAACTGGAAGTGATTAAACATGCTCGTGCCAATGATGTCGAACATATTTACTTTGGTGCCAATCAAAGTTTTCCGTCAACCGAGGCTAACTACAGTATCTGGGACGAGTGGAGTGCCATGATATCGAGATGTTTGGGTCAACAGTTTTTGTGTACACTGGATTTGGATGTGGTACATGTGGAACGTTTGCTTGAAACTGATCTAATACAACATCACAACTTTGTTCCCATGATTTCGGTTAAATTACCCCATATACAACAGTTGGGATATAATGCTACAATTAAGTTAGACGATCGAGACTTTGCGGCCTCTAATCCTGGAGTCTGGTGTCACAGCATACATGCGTTACAAGACCGTAAGTGTTTTACGGTGTGGAGTCAATATACTAAAGATGAGGTAATAAAATGAATCAAGAATTGAGAGAAACAGTAGATAGAATCATGACGCAGGCCCAAAGACAGATTTGGGTCAAGTTCCAACGTGAAGGCATACATCGTTATCCTGCGGCGGCCACAGATCCCAACTTGTGTACTCCCGGTGAGTATGATGTGAGTTTCTTGGCCAATAGTCACAGACACATATTCCATTTTCAAGTCGGGATTGGAGTGGAACATAACGATCGAGATTTGGAGTTTATACAGGTCAAACGCTGGTTGGAGAGTCTTTACAGCAAGGATGTGTTAGAATTAGATTTCAAGAGCTGCGAAATGATGGCAGATGACTTGTACTTGCAAATTGCGGCCCGTTATCCCGGTCGTTATGTATCAATTGAGGTATCCGAGGACGGTGAAAACGGATGCCGAATCAATTACAACGTAACCCGTCCAAGTCAATTAATCGTAATTTAAAGGAGCAGTGTATGGGCCAGCCCACTTGGTTAAACAAATATCTTCGCATGAAACCCGAAGTACGTGACCTATTCGACGACCTTGCAGAATATTTAGAATTCTGCAAACGTCAAGGTTATGTGTATGATGAGAATCATCTCTACAACGAAAAGACTCCTTGGGGCGAAATGCAACGTGTAAAAGCCGGCAAGCATCCTAAGGACAACTGGAGTCCTTATCCCAAAGAGAAACGTGATTTCAAACCACGTGATGCAAATTGGCGTCCAAGAACATGGCGCTAACACCCGAAACTCCTGCCACCGGAGTCTTGATCAAAAACACCTGGGGTGATGCCAGACGCTACCAAGTTACATGTGAATGTGGACAAAGTGACCACGAGCACGATGTTTGGGTCGAGGCCAACGAGTGCGATGTTGAAGTAAATGTGTATGTTCGAGTAAAATCCAACTGGTGGAGCCAAACACGCTGGTATCACATTTGGCAGTTACTGACCAAAGGACATGTTCGTTGCGAAACCACAATCAGCATGAATAGACAACAGGCTATGAACTATGCTACAATACTACATCATGCAGTGGAAGATGTTGAAGAATTTAGGAAAGCACGATGAGAAAACTTTGGTACATGGGTTTGGAGCCCTATAAAGCAAGATACACACTACAGTTACAAGACTGGAACGAACGTGTATTTCGGCGTCGTAGCATCGACTATGAAGTTGTTGCTGGTGAAACATTAAGCAATGATCAAGCCATTGTAACAGGACAGGTGTTGGATGCACACGGACGCACTTACTTTGGCATGAGTCAACTAATGACGCTTGTAGCAAAAATGAAAGCAGGGGAAATCACAAATGAAGATGTTATATACTTTGAAGACATGTTTCAACCAGGCATCGAGAGCCTACCTTACATTATTAATCAAGTTGAGCCTAACATGCGTCCTAGGATCGCTGTTCGTTGTCTTGCACAAAGCATTGACCCGGATGATTTTGTTCATGTCTGGGGTATGCAAAAGTGGATGGCACTTTATGAGAAAATGGTGGATAGTTTTGCGGATATTGTACTAGCTTCAAATGAAGAAATGGCAATGCACATGAAAATAGCTGGCTGGGAAGCCCCGATCTACAACATCTCCGGCTTGGCGTTTGGTCGAGATGAAGTCCGTGCAAGAGTCGCTGGAGAACTAACACCATTTGACCAACGAGCCATGCGTGTGGGATTTGCTGCAAGATGGGATCAAGAAAAGCAACCAGACTTTTATATGGACTTGATTGAAGCTTGGCATGCTGATGCTGGCAATCCCGCAGTAGAGTTTTGTGTCTTCTCAGGCAGTAAACTTAAATCAAATAATAGTAGTTACATGGCACGTACACGTGACTTACAAGCACGTGGATTATTGACTGTATACGAGGACTTGAGTAAAAATGATTACTACAATCTTCTTAACGACACTAGGGTATTGTTTAACTGTGCTTTACAAGACTGGGTTTCGAACACAGTTAGTGAAGCAGATACACTCGGAGCCAATGTTCTATATCCTGCTTATCGTAGCTTCCCTGAAACTTTTGCAAATGATCCAGAACGGTTATACATTCCTTGGAGTCTAGATGATGCTATTGCTAAACTAGATGTATTGTTAACGGCACCACATAAGAACCAGGGTAAGATCAGTGCCTGGACCGATGGTACTATAGATCGTATTGTTGATATACTTGAAGGTTCTGGAGAACAGTGGCTACGCATGAGTACAGATTACAGAAAACACACACATGAGAGCAAATACTAATGTTAGATAAAGTCCTAGATGTAAAAATCTTACATGTAGAAGATGATGACCTTATTATTTTGCGAGTAGATGTGGGTTCTCTGCCCATGCACATGGCAGAAAAGTACATGAATCAAGTGCGTGATGTGGCACGAGTTTATTTTTTAACACAGCGTATTTGGGTGTTGCCAACCAAGAGTGACCTTATGATTGTGAGAAAAGGACAGGTACTGTATGGTGCAGATGATTACGAGCCCGATTTTTAATTACAGAAAACACACATGAGTCTTGGCACTAAACGAGAAATTTGGATAACTTTGGCTCGAGAGCAGTACCCCATGTTGACCGAAACTGAACTTGACGCTTTGAGCATGCGAGCTGCCAGTCAGTGGTATCTTGGTGAGGAAAATGAATTATCCAACCTGTATGATCAATATGTAATGTTAAAAACTATACAAGGTATTCCCGATACCAATACCCTAAAAGGATTTTATATATGACCTTTGACTTATTAACCGCAGTAGTTGGCGCGGCAGGCTTTTTAGCCGGATATTCTTATTGTGCCAGTCAACAAAAACCTCCCATCACTGATGAAAAGCTACAACGCGATTTAGCGTATCATCGTAATTTGACCGACAGCATGAGACAGGATGTCTCTCGCCTACGCAGTCAAAACAACATACTACTGGAAAAGAATTGGGAACTGGAACAAAAAAACAAAAAGCAGTGAGAACGGTAATTGTAACCGGAGGATGTGGCTATATAGGTAGTCATGTGGCACGTGCATTTAAACAAAATGGCGATCAAGTCTACATCATTGATCGAGAACAACGCGATCACACACTGAAAGACTTGGATGGATATTCGATTGGTGATTTTGCCAGTGACAGCAGCCTTGCCACCATGCACAGCCTAGCACCCGATATTGTTGTACACTGTGCTGGAACCAGCTTAGTTGGACCCAGCATGACGGACCCGGGTGAATACTACGACAACAACATTGCCAAGACCATACGCATGCTGAATGTGTTGCGGGACTTTGATACAAAACCCTTGATCATGTTCAGTAGCAGTGCCAGTGTGTACGGAGAACCCGATGTATTACCATGTAGAGAAGACCATGACGTTCAGCCCATTAGTCCCTACGGTGCCACCAAGGCCATGACCGAACGAATTCTCAAAGACTACTGGGGCGCCTATGCTCTACGCAGTGTGGTTTTTAGATATTTCAACGCCGCTGGAGCAGAACCTTTCTCCTTTGACCTAGGTCAAGAACCCGGAGCCACACACTTGGTGGCTCGTGCTTTAGAAGCCAGCCGAGCCAACAGTCCCGATCAAGGACTAGTGATCAATGGACAAGATTTTGATACAGCAGATGGAACCTGTGTGCGTGACTATGTGCATGTTTGGGACATAGCTCAAGCACATGTCGTGGCCAGTCAACCCCATCACGATGATCTTCCGTTTCCCACACAACTGGGCTTTGAAGTTTATAATCTCGGCACCAATCGTGGCACCAGTAATCAAGAGATTGTTAATTACATAGACGAAAAATACGGTATTCCCTACATCACGTATGGATCACCTAGATTTGGTGACCCAGCAGAACTTGTGGCCGATGCCAGCAGGATACAAGAAAAATTAGGGTGGACTCCGCAATACAGCGATATAGCCACCATCATTGACAGTGCCCATCAATGGTACAACCGATAATCCTTGTTCCTAGGAAAGTTTATTGTGTTTAAATATTTTCTAATTTGTTTTCAATTCATATCTTTTTCGATCTATGCACAAACAACCGCTTTGATTGTACCCAGTGGGGCAGGCGGATTATATCACAAATATGCGTTGGAATTTACTCCTGTGCTGTCTAGCATATTGAAAAAGAACGTTGTATTGGAATTTCATCCCGGTGCTCAAGGGTTAGTTGCTGCACAAGCATTGATTGATAATAAAAGATCAGACATATCGTTGATGCTTGGTGCTGTGCAACCTGAATTTGTCATTGATCAACAGCGAGATATTGTGCCAATATTGTATTTGGGCGTAGCCCCTGTGGCCTTGGTTGCCAGCAATAGATTAGATGTACGTAACATTAAAGAGTTGGTGAGTGGCACAAGAAAACTTAATCTAGGAGCTGCCTACAGTAGTAGCCAATTATTTTGGACTAGACAGCTGGTCGAGCAAAATCCAAATTTAGATATAAATGAAGTTTTTTATAAATCTGGAGGTGCAGTGGTGATGGATGTAGCCAATGGTAATTTAGATTTAGGCATAGTCAGTGTGGTTGGTGCAGAACCATTGATACAAGCCGGTAAAGTAAAAGCCTTGGCTGTTTTATCCAATCGTAGATCAACACTATTACCTCAGGTGCCAACCGCTTTTGAACAAGGTATTCCGTTTGACACGGGATTCGCACATTTATTTTTATGGGCCAGTCCTGGCGTATCACCGGACAAAATTTCAACAATACAACGAGAGTTTGTACTATGGGCACAAACAAAAGAAGCACAAGTTATATTTGAAAAAATAGATTTAGGGTTTAATTTAAAAAACGCAACACAACCACTGTTCATGATGAACAAAATTTTAAAAAAATAAATAAAAATATGAAACTACTAATCAATGGTGCTTGTTCGGTTAGAGGGTTTGTGGGTGGAGGATGGCCTGACTTCGTACAACAGAAAGAAAACTGGGACATTACCAATCTTTCCTTGGTGGGTAGTGGATTTGATTATGTATTGCATACAACCATAGACGCCATAACAAAAAATACTTTTGACTTGGTACTAGTGATGTGGCCCCAGTGCGACAGGGTAGATGTACAAGTTGACAATATTGATCTTTTTCCCAATGTACGATATTCTAGTCACAGTAGGATAAAAGAAGCTGCTAGATTACATAAAATAAATCAATACATAGTTGCCAAAGAATCTGGTATAAATTCAAAGGAAATAAAATATAGAAATTTTAATTACGAGCAATTTCAATCCAATTGGATATTTAATAGTTCCTTAAAATTGGAAAAAAATACGCAAGTAAAAAATTTATTTAACCATTACCTATCCAGCAATTTTTCACAAATAAAAAAACAAAATTTGATTAAGATGATTTGTTTGCAAAATACACTTAAACAGAAAAATCAACCTTACCTTTTTTTACCCACTAGGCCATATACGGGCCTACATAGATTCAAGGACTTGTATCAATTATTGGATTGGGACTGTGTGTTTCAAGAGGTACAGTTGGTAACAATGGCTGGCCAGTCGGGACATTACTATAACAAAAGAGTAGTAGAATCGCCGGCACACAAGGTTTATGCTGATGTATTAATACAGCATATTAAGAAAATGTCTGGAAACTTTACCACCGGGACTTAATGGTATTTGATCCACCTGTAGAATCGCAGTGGGCCAGCAGTATTGGCCAAGGGTTACTAAAACTTTTCTAACTTCAATTGGTTCCGAGGAACCAGTATACATGCATTTGACACTGTCTGTGCCAAATACCACCACTTCACCAATTTCATTGCAATTTTTAATCAAATGTGATTCTAAACTCAAAGGATTGATTTTGACTCCTTTGATGTTGATTTGATCTCTAGACCTTCCTGTCAATTTAAAATTGCCCGCACTATCTTGTTCGGCCAAATCTCCGGTGTCATACCATCCGTCAACAAATAACGAAGGTCCTCGTATTTCTAAATGACCTTGATCGATTCTAGCTTCAATGCCCACAGGGAGTCCCACAGTGCCTGGAACGTTTTGACTAATTCTATTACAGAATCCAAGACTCAATGCTTCGGTAAATCCACAAGTTTCTAACACAGCAGTCTTGAACTTTTGTTCAAGTGCTTGGTGTAAAGTATAGGGTAGTGGAGCTCCTCCACTGCGAATGAAACGTAAATTATCCAAATCACAATTTAAAAATAATTTTAATATGTGTGGAACTGCTGTTAAACAAGTTGGGTGATATCGAGCAATTGATCTTACCTCTTTAATTGACAAAAAGTTTCTTTCACATTTTGCTCGTTCTGTGGCCCAATAAAATCCTTGCCCATGACCTGACCATAGTGGCATTACACCAGTGTATCTATCATTTGCAGTTAAAGAAAACGCAGAAATCAATTGGTCCGATGCATAATCCAGTTGCTTTTGTGTAAATGCACAAAATTTACTATCACCGGTGGTGCCCGAGGTGTATTGTAACACACGTTCGTTGACATAGTCCCCACCGTCGCGCCACTGTTCGCCTGATTCTGTAACAAGTAAACTGTAGTCGGAATTGTCTAGCAAATATTTTAATCGCGACTCTGTTGCATCGGGATTTACTATCATGACGCTGTAGTCAGACAACTGCGGAATGATTAGATGTGGTTGTTTAACACAAATAACGGCTCGTTTGGACATATTGGATAAAAATTAATTGATATTGTACTGTACTTATGTTATTATATTGTGTATATAAAGGAAAGTCAATGAGTTTTGAAGTGTTGTTTGAATTTGAAAAACAGTTAGCCGAATACACCGGAGCACCCTATGCAGTTGTGACCGACTGCTGTACACATGCCATTGAACTTTGTTTTAGATTAGATCTTGTGTTTTATACAGAATTCACAGCGTTTACGTACCTAAGCATTCCACAGTTGATGCACCGGCTGAGTGTTGGGTATGAATTAAAAACCGAATACTGGAGCTCGGCCGGCGAATATCAATTTGCCAAAACCAATATATGGGACAGTGCTAGACTATTACGTCCCGGTATGTATAGACCGGGCATGAAACAGTGTGTGAGCTTTGGACATGGCAAACCCCTGCACCTGGGTCGTGCTGGTGCTATACTACTAGACTCCAAACAGGAATACGAAGAATTAAGCCGTATGCGTAGTGATGGTAGAGACCTGCACATCACACCTTGGCAAGATCAAACCCAATTTGGAGAGGGATACCACTATTGCCCCACACTGGAAATCTGTCGTCAAGGATTAATAAATCTGCCTTTGATCGGTAGCACTGTGACTCATCAAACTTACCCAGATCTTCGACAACTTGATTTACGTTAATAAAGAGTATTTAACCAACTGCGGGATATTTTACCAGCCGGTGTCAAGGGTATAGCAGCGACCGACTGTAACACTGTGGCGCGACACTGCGGGCCCAACTCACATAAAAATCTTTGAATTGCACTGTTGATTTCTGAACCAACATATACGCATTTCACTGTGTCGTTTCCAAACACAGCAACTTCGGAGACCTCGCTAAAGTTTTCGAGAATTTTTTGTTCCAAGCTCTGTGGATTTATTTTAACACCACGTATATTGATTTGATCGCAACTGCGTCCCAGGATACGGTAATAGCCGGCTGAATCTTGTTCGGCCAAATCTCCGGTGTCAAACCATGCATCTCGATCCAAGGTGGGGCCGCGAATAAGCAAATGTCCATGGTCAATACAGGCCTCAACACCCGACGGTAGTCCCACTGTGCCCATTCGCTGTTCTCCATGTAAGGGATTGGTAAAACAATGACTCATGGCTTCGGTCATACCAAATGCTTCTAGTACAGGAACTGCAAACTGTTGCTTCAAGGCCCGGTAAGTTGCATCGGGCAATGGTGCACTGGCTGTGCGTATGAATCTAAGATTTTTATCAAATTTGAGACCGAGTGCAGTTTTTAACACATCGGGTATGGCTGTGACGAATGTGGGACTGAAGCTGGGCCAATCTCTGATATTTTTCATACCAAGGTAGTGCGTTTCGCATCCGGCCAACTGTGAGGCCCAATAAAATCCTTGCCCGTGTGCATGCCAAAGACTCATGACACTGACATATCTATCCTGTTCGCTCAAATCATATGCACGTACAATGGTTTCCGCCATGTGATTCAATTGTCGTTGACTAAAACTGCAAAACTTACTATCGCCGGTGGTGCCACTTGTGTACCACAACACTCGTTCATTGACATAATCGCCACCGTTGCGATGTTGCTCACCCTGGGCTGTGATCAGCAGACTCCAATCCGAACGATCTAATAGATACTGACGTCGTGCAGGTACCACATCGGGATTGATGATCATAATGCTGTAATCATCAAGTTGATGGATATAATCCTGCGGATTGGTTACACAAATGACAGCTCTTTTCATTTTACTCAAATTGTTTTGGTATTTATTATATGATATATGTTCATAATTATTTGACATAAAGATCTAAATACTATACAATAACACAATACACGGGAGAACGAATTGACAAACAAAAAAGAAACAGCATTAGAGGCAATGGCAGGCAACGGCGGTTATCGACTGTGCCCGGTATCAGACGTAATTCGCGCCACAATGAAACGCAATGGTAAAAGATTTTGGGCAGGTGACAATATTAGCGAATATGTTAATAATGATGCCATCAAACGACAATTGATCGACGAAGCCGCTGAGGCATTTGAAACTGTTTTAGATCGCTTGCTGATTGATAGAGAAACCGATCCTAATTCAAAAGGCACAGCAAGACGTTTGGCCAAAATGTATTTTAACGAGGTAATGGCGGGTAGATATGATCTTGCACCAGATGCCACAGCGTTCCCAAATGATAACGAGGATCGTTACGAAGGCATGTTGGTTGTTAGAAGTGAGCTTCGGAGCATGTGTAGCCATCATCATCAGCCTGTGTCTGGTGTGGCTTATATCGGTATTATTGCTGCCAACAAACTTATTGGTCTTAGCAAGTACACTCGTATTGCTCAATGGTGTGCTAGACGTGGTACACTACAGGAAGAACTGTGCAACGACATCGCAAGAGAAATAATGCGAGCTACAGATTCAGAACATGTTGGTGTATACATTCAAGCAGTACACGGATGTTGCGAAAATAGAGGCATAATGGCACATTCAAGCTTAACACAGACCACAGTGCTCAAAGGTTCGTTCAACACAGATCCGGCAACTAAAAAAGAGTTCTTTGACAATATCAAACTGCAACAGGAGTTTGCTCCAAGATGAAAAAAATCTATTACAACGACGCAGATGTTCGTGGCTGGGTGCATGAAATTATTCGTGACCTGCATGAAGGCTCGTGGCGACCCGACTACATTGTGGGACTCACACGTGGTGGATTGACTCCGGCCTTGATGTTGAGTCATTACTTGGGCGTACCAATGCGTAGCCTGGATGTGAGTCTGCGTGACGGAGATGAATGTACCAGTAATCTCAGCATGGCGGAAGATGCATTTGGTTGGGTGGATGGTGGATATCAAGGTCTAGGCACCAACAGTGCATTTGATTACACCATACATGCTAAACGTATATTAATAGTAGACGACATCAATGATTCCGGTGCCACACTGTCTTGGATTCGAGAGGATTGGCAAAGCAGTTGTTTGCCCAATCACGATCGTTGGCTAAATGTCTGGCATCACAATGTTCGAACTGCTGTGCTGGTGAACAACACTGTGAGTGAGTTTTTGGTGGACTATTCGGGAACAGACATCAATAAACTGGAAGACCCAGTGTGGTGTGTTTTTCCTTGGGAAGCCTGGTGGCAACAATAAATACTGTTTCCGGCGGACTCTCTGGCTTTCATCCCGCTCGACAAATTCTGCAAGCCTATGCTATAATCTAACATAGGAGAATCACAATGGCAAATAAAACTTTTACATCGGCACTGAGCGACTACTTCGATGCTCGCATCAACCACTATCATAGCACCAAGGCGGATAGCGACGAAACATCTGAATATATTGAACAGTTACGCAATAAGGTTCAATCCTCAGAACAAGTACTCAATGACATTGCCCTAGCAGGGCAAAGGTCTGGGGCAAAATATTACTCAACCAAGCACTACGGACACAATATTGGACTCAGTGCTGTGTTTCGTCAACCCAACGCAGATCACAGTCATTGTCATTTGCTACATGGTTACAGTCTAGCATTTACATTTACATTTGGATGTGACGAGTTAGATGACAAAAACTGGGCAGTGGACTTTGGTGGACTCAAACCACTCAAGGCCTGGTTGGAGGATCAGTTTGATCATAAATTGGCATTGGACAAACGAGATCCATATCTTGCCAAATTCCAAGAATTAGAGGAACTGGGCCTAGCCGAAATTAGAATATTCAATGGTGTGGGTGCAGAGAAGTTTGCCGAACATGCATTTTATTTTGCCGATCAGTTGATTAGAAAACATACTAACAATCGTTGTTATTGTGTACGAGTAGAATGTGCAGAACATGGAGCCAACAGTGCAATATACGAAGGTTAACGAAATATTAGACATACTACAAGAAGAGTGTGCCGAGGTGATACAAAGCATCAGCAAGTGCAAACGTTTTGGTATGGAGAATGTGTACATCAAAGAGTCAGGCACACAACGTGAACACTTAGTGAAAGAAATTGGTGATGTTGTGGCCATGATTGAACTATTAGAACAACACGGAGTTGTTACACAGGAAGAAATAACAGCGGCAAAACAAAACAAATTCAACAAATTACGAAAGTGGAGTACAATATTCGATGAGCAAGATTAAAATAGCAGAGTTGTTTTACTCGATTCAAGGTGAAGGCAAATACATGGGAGTACCCAGTGTATTCCTTAGAACTTTTGGCTGTAACTTTAAATGTGCTGGCTTTGGTATGCCCAGAGGCGAGTCAAGCACAGAAGCAGATGAACTTGCTGCAGTACATGAATTGTATCCTTATCCACGATATGAAAGTTTGCCATTGGTGTCAACCGGCTGTGACAGTTATGCGTCGTGGCATCCAGACTTTAAACATCTCAGTCCCATGCTCTCCACAGATGCCATTGTGGAGCGTATCATGGAGATATTACCAGAGAATAGATGGCTGTGGGAACATCTTGTGATTACTGGAGGCGAACCCTTGTTGGGTTGGCAACGTGCCTATGCAGATCTGTTGGATCATCCTGATATGGCCATGCTGAAAGAGATCACATTTGAAACCAATGGTACGCAAAAGTTAGATCCTGAATTCAAGGAATACTTGAAAAAGTGGAAAAAGAACAAAAATTGCTATCCCTCTGATAGAGAAGTCACATTCAGTGTCAGTGCCAAACTTCCTGGATCGGGCGAGCGTTGGGAAGATGCTATACTTCCAAAAATAGTAAGCGAATATCGAGACGTGGGTGATGTGTATCTTAAATTTGTAATTGCCACAGAACAGGATCTTGAGGATGCACTGCGGGCTCGGGATGAATATTGGACTAGTTTGGTATGCGTACCTGTGTACTTGATGCCAGTGGGCGGAGTAGAAAGTGTGTATGCACTAAACAATCGCCGTGTGGCCGAGATGGCCATGCGACACGGTTTGAGATACAGTGACCGACTTCAAGTTCCGCTTTTTAAGAACGAGTGGGGCACCTAATGCCTATACCTAAATTCAACTACTACTCTGTTGACAGCATAGGGAATCCTGTTTATGGAGATGACCTATTTCGAAAAAAAGCTGAGTGGCGGTTGCGATACCTATGGTGGCCTCGTCGGTGTGACATAAGTGGACGACTGATGTGGTTGGAAACAGCTTATCAGGGTGTGCTGATTGTTAGAGGTCCAGATTATTTTACTAGGTATCACAGCACAGTAGAACATTTAATATGGTTGTTGAAAGATTAACGAGTATGATGTCATTTTTTAAAAAAATAGCCGGAATATTTGGATATGTAACTGATGAAGATTATGCACAATTGGTATTGGACATCAGGGAAAGATTAGAACAGTATAACGCACATGCTGTAGAAGAGGCCGAGAAACATGAATATGTGCCTGCGATATTTGATTCCTGGCAAATTGATCAAATTTGCGAGTATGAGTTACGCTTGTACCCGGACTGGTCCATGGATTTGATAGCCAAGGTGGAAGAGGAAAACCAAGGAAGACGCAGGCTTGCTGACCTGAACCACTGTAATCCTTATTCGTTAAAAAATGAGTATGAGATACAGAATTTAAAAGGATAATAAAATGGGAATATTTGATAGATTTAAAAAAGCAACTCCAGAGGTTGCACCTGAGCTGACACCAACGCCCGAGCCCAAGCCTAAACAGCCCAGGCCTAAACAACCCAAAGCCGCAACAAAAAAAACTGCAGATGCCGATGATGGATTAGACACATGGGCACGTTTGGGCAACATGTCGCCCAAGGACACAGCCACACTCAAAGGCGAGCCTTGGGTCAGTGTGGTCAAAGTGGACTTGGATCCAGACAACATTGGCAACGGTGCATTTGAACTGGATTGGAACGAAAAGTTTATTGTCAACTTGGTTAGACAAGGTTATCAAAGCAAACCCGGCGAAGAAGATTCTGTGATAGTGGATCGCTGGTTCCAGGATGTATGCCGTAACATTGTACAAGAGAATTACGAACAGTGGGAAGCCAATCAACCCCTTGAAGCTAGACCAAGAGTGCTGGATCGGAAGGATCTAGGCGACGGCAAAACCGAGATCAGTTGATGAAGTCAGGTAAATCATCAGGAGCAGAATCGTTCGACAGTGATGGCAATCCGGAATTGGTCTTTAGATATTGGGTATTGCCCGACAAACCCATGATGAGTGACCAAACGGAATGGGCCAGCGGAGTTCGTACTTGGAGATGGGACAAGGCCGCGACTCAACGACAAACTGAACAGATATGTGTATATCTCAAGGAAACCTGCGAGGGAGCATGGCAGGAGTCCCGTTATCGCTTTTACTTTGAACTGGAACAGGACTGGGAAATGTTCAAAACCATGTGCATGATAGGTTGGCAATGATCGTTTACGTCAACGGTGACAGTCATAGTGCCGGTGCCGAAGCAGTAAACAACTATTGTTTTGCCAATGACGATCCACTATACTGGGCCTTGGCTCGTAGGCCTCATCCTGACAATGAACGGGCAAGTTACGGTTGTCACATAGCCAATCAGTTGGGTGCCGTGTTGCACTGTGATGCCGAAAGTGCTGCCAGCAACAGTAGAATAATAAGAACCACTGGGCAATATCTAAAAAATAATCCCAAACCCGATCTAGTCATCATTGGTTGGAGCACATGGGAACGTGAAGAGTGGTTTTATGATGATGTATGGTGGCAAATAAATGCTGCGGGTGAAGGTGAAGATTGGCCTCAGCAGATAAAAGAACAGTATCGCAAATGGGTAACAGAATTCCAATGGCAACCCACCATGAATCGCTCGCATCAGTACATTTACAATTTTCATCAAGAGTTAGAACGCTTGGGCGTAAATCATTTTTTCTTCACTAGTTACGAACCCTGGACCGGTGTCAAACAGTTTGATTGGAATGGCCGCTACTTGGCTCCGTATGACCCCAATTTCACGTACTACAACTGGTGTAAGAATAATGGGTTTGCCACAGTGGCTCCTGACAGTTACCATTTTGGTGCAGCAGCACACCAAGCCTGGGCTGAATTTTTATATTCCAATATGATATTAAAGTTATTGACCACTAAATAGTTATATGCTATTATTACTGTATGACAAAATATCTAATAGTTGACACAGCAAATACATTCTTTCGTGCTAGACACTCGGCCCATAGACAAACAGACACTTGGGACAGATTGGGCTTTGCTATACATGTTACCTTGGGCAGTGTAAATAAGGCCTTTAGAGATCAACGGGCCGACCATGTGGTGTTCTGTTTGGAAGGTAGATCGTGGCGCAAGGACTACTACGAACCATATAAAAAGAATCGCTCGGTGGCACGTGCGGCCTTGACCGAATCCGAAGCCGAAGAGGATAGATTGTTTTGGGAAGCATTTGATGAACTTAAAACTTTCCTAGCAGAGAAAACCAACTGCACAGTGCTACAACATGAGAATTTAGAAGCCGATGATCTCATTGCCGGATGGATACAAAGTCACCCCCAAGACGAGCATGTCATAGTCAGCAGTGACACAGATTTTTATCAACTGTTGCGTGAAAACGTACAACAATACAACGGGATAGCAGATGAGCTACACACTATTACGGGCATATTTGACAAAAAGGGTTCCCCAGTCAAAGATAAAAAAACTAAAGCAAACCGATCCATACCTGATCCAAGTTGGATCCTTTTTGAAAAATGTATGCGAGGCGACCCCACAGACAACGTATTCAGTGCGTACCATGGCGTCAGGACAGTTGGAAGTAAGAATAAAGTTGGACTCAAAGAAGCCTACGAAGACCGGGATAAAAAAGGGTTCGCGTGGAACAACTTGATGCTGAGTCGCTGGACTGACCACAATGGAGAAGAACACAGAGTGTTGGATGATTACCAACGCAATGTCACACTAGTGGATCTTTCTGCACAGCCCGATGATGTCAAGGCAAAAATAACAGAAACCATAGCCACCAATGCGGTGCCCAAAGCAGTGAGCCAGATTGGTACACTGTTTTTGAAGTTTTGTGGCAAGTATGATTTAAAAAGAATCAGCGAGCAAGCCGCCGGTTACGTGGAATTTTTATCAAGGAGTTATCCCAAATGATTAGAAAAATTTGGTCAGCAATAATGAAGTGGGGTTGGGATTACCATCGTGACTACGAGCGAGAAGTGATATACCATACAAAAGCGGGTAGAAATCATGCTCACGTCGAAGTTGAAGGTTTGACATTTAATGTTATGCCGGCACAGGGCGGAACTGTTGTGCAGATTCGCAGTTACAATCGCAAAGCAGATCAAGATAACTTGTTCACACATGTTATTCCCGAGGGCGAAGACATCACCACTGCCATTGGACACATTGTCAGCATGGAGTTATTGAAGTCATGATTAGAAGCTTGACCGGAAACCAGGGAATCAGTGTAACCAATGGTAATAACAACCTACCGTACATTACCCCAAACAGCAACAATCCTACACAGGGCATGCTACGTATCTGTGGTAATGATATACAGGCGTTTGATAGCGGTAGTTGGATATCGTTGCCCGCTGGCTATACCACAGTGCAACTGAGCGATGAAGTCATGTCTGCATTGAAATGGGCATTGGACAAGTCAAAGGAAGAATATCGTATGGAACAGTTGGCCAAAGAAAATGTCACAGTGGCCGCGGCCGTGGCTCAAGTAAAACATGCTGAAGAACAACTCAAACTAGTGCTACTGCTTACGGATCCTATATGATTTTTGCAAATTTGCGAGTACAGTTATTGAATTGGTTAGCGGCTCCCAGTCGTACTAGGTTTGTGAACGCACAGGAAAAGGAAAATGACATGGCAGTGGGAAATTATCAAATACACACAACAAACAACACCGGGTACACTCTTGGTGTCAATACCGGCAACTCTCATGCACCACAACCAGTGGACCTTAAGAATGGTATAAACCTCACTGTGACCCCGGCCTCGGGCGGATGGATTGTGCAAATCAATCGCATATATCAAGACCCACAGTTGTACATTGTGCCCGAAGAGCAGGATCTAGGTGTGGAACTGGGCAAAATAATCACCATGAGTTGTTTGAAAAAATAACATGAACACCACACTGAGCTTGCTACTAGTATTATTCACCAAACATTTTGTTGTGGACTTTTTGTTGCAACGGCCTTACCAATACTTAAACAAAGGTACATATGGTCACCCGGGTGGTGTGTTACATGCTGGCCTACATGGCACAGCTACAATGCTATGCCTGGCCTTGTTTGGGTATAGTATGGAGTTGGCGATGATACTGGGCTTATTGGACACTGTACTACATTATCACATTGATTGGGCCAAGGTCAACATCAATCGTCACTACGGTTGGACAGCAACAACACATGAAGAATTTTGGTGGTTGATGGGCTTGGACCAATTGCTACACACACTGACTTACATATTAATAATAGGATTACTGACATGACTGAAACCATAGCAAAAACTGTAGTAAAAAATAAATTCTGGATTGTAGAGGCATCGGGAGAAAAGATTGCTACAATACAGGCCATTGACGAAGGCGGAGTTGCCTATGTTCGCAATGAACAGCGTGAAGTATTTCCGTCAATCAAACTGTTAAGTAAGAAGTACAACATTGAATTTGTTAAAACAGAAAAGCCGCGAAGTGCCGAAGGTAAAGCCTATGAAATCTATGGTTATCCCACTCCGCATCGTCCCTACAATGTGTTGTTTGATGTACAACGACAGTTACCAATTTTTACCAAAACTGCCAAGAGCAAAAGTCATTTCTGTGCCGGCTACTATATTATAAAATTTGATTCGCATTGGGTGCGTGGATATTGTCCCAAGGCCATTACATTGAATCGTTATGAATATCAAGGACCGTTTCACACACAGGAAACAGCTAATCAACACTTAAGGACAGCAAATGGATCATAAACTAAGCATACACGTACGAAACTTCAATGATAGAATTCGTGTAATGAATCAAACACAAAGCACCACACTGGTAATGACTGCTCAGGATGCACGTAACCTGCATGCAGATATTTTTGCACTGTTGTCACACATCACTGAACTCAGTGAGCGACCCGCCACCATTGACAGTCCTGTGGAGATCAACATGGACGGCGGCGGATTTTAATATAATATACGCACTTATAGGCATAAATAACTGTATCAAAAATACAGGAGATATCAATGAGTCGTCCAAAACCCACAGTTCTAGTAGAACATGTAAACAAATCAAACTACAAAAGTGACCAAGTTTTGGCCAGCGAAGGAATCTGGGCAGTGTTTTACAATGATCAACCCATCAATTTAAAAACCTTCAACGTGCTGATAAATTATCCTGGGCCCAAGTACAAGAAGGTTTCATTCTCTAATTCAGGGCATGCCATAAACTTGGCTAAGAAACTCAATACACTTTTCAAGACTCACGCCTTTACGGTGGTGTTGTTAAAGCAAGGTGACACCGTTTACCGACCTTGACTCGCAAGCCGCGTGGACTCAATTTTTAATTGATCACGTGGAACCGGGAGCTGCTTGGCCCGGTGTTGAACATCAATGGTGGAAGAATCCCTTAAACCCACACAGTCTCAGACTAACACCTCAAGGACATCGTTGGATCAAACGGCACACTGACATTGTGTTTCACGCTGTTGCTGTGTCCTCGGATGTAAAGTATCGTCAACTGTTGCAGTTGGAAAGAGTTTTTCGCTCGCCCTACTATCTTGCCACCACTGGGTACCTGTATGTTCACAGTGAAACCGATGCTGTGATGCTACAGTTACACGGTGGTGATCTCGCCACATATCTAAACAATCTCCAATCAAATCTGTAACCGTTGTGTAAACACAACACATGATAATTCAAAATTTGGTATAATGACTACTTGTCTAACCACTTGTAGAGGCCATCGTGAATCGTTATATATTGTTGTTGTCTGGCGTTGCTGTGCTGTTGTTGATTCGACTTACATACACCATTGGTGATATATCAACTCAAACCGAACAAATTGAACAACGGTTGCATAGATTGGAAGGTATTGTTGACACCGGTCATCGTGTCAACTACACTGCTCGAGACGTGGAATGCATGGCTCGAAACATTTATTACGAGGCCGGCAATCAAGATGATGTGGGTAGGTATGCAGTGGGTCACGTCACAGTGAATCGTGTACGTTTGGGATACTGGGGTAAGACTGTTTGTGGTGTAGTGCATGCTCCCAGTCAATTCTCATGGACCTTGTTGAAGCGACTGCCACGGCCCGACCCAGGTATATACCAGCGTTGTGAAGAAATTGCTCAGGCGGTATTGGCGGGCGAAGGTGTTGCGGGCTTGGAACGCAGTTTATTTTATCATGCCGATTATATTCGTAATCCCGCTTGGGCCGATGTTGGCCAACGTGCAAAGAAAATTGGTGCTCACATTTTCTACAATCGTGCAAAGGGTAGTAGTTTAGAAATTTAGGTCGACTGAGAGCAAAATTTATTTTATAATATAGTTGTCATTAACTTACAAAGGTGTAGGATGCCTAACATATTACTTGAAACCGTTTTTGGTAGTAAATTACAAAACACATATACCCTTGAACAAGCGTTTGAAATATTTGCTGAACAAAATTTAATTGAAGTTGGAGAGCTTGCCGAAAAAGCAATTAGTAAACAATCCGGCGTTGCTCAATGTGATAAGAATACTCCAGAAATTGATCTAGTCTCAGGTAAACAGATTAAACATGCACAAACAAACCCCAATGGTAAAAGTAATATTAAAAATAACTGTTTAAAAGCCTGGTTTGGTATTGAAAATACTTCTGCTCCTATATTGTTAGTGGTAACAGAAAGATTAACTAAACAACAATATTTTTTCTATATACCATACCGGGCCTATCAGCATATGAACGCTAACGCTGTAAGTATACCATTTGAGTTAGACGGAACACCACGACGCAGTAACCACTGGTGGGATCACGAAATCTCAAGTTGGGAAGAATTATGCAAGATGGCTAAATGATCAAACAAGATTATCACAATTACTCTGGAGTAAAATAAAATGTCAAATTTATGGGCACCAAAATGTGCTTTACCCGATTGTATTACTAAAGTTAACTATCATAAAAAATACGGTAGAATGGGTCAACAATCCCCGGGATACAGATGGAAAATGTTTTGTGACCATCATCGTACAAAAGGAAAGATTGTAGTTGATGAATGGAAAACTAACCAAGGGTGTTCCAATACAGATGCACATCACGGATTTAAATGTACATCGCATATTACAAGGCCCGAACAATTAGATGTAAATCACATCGACGGTGATCGCCACAACAACACCACCGCCAATCTTGAAGTGTTGTGTCGAGTATGTCATCAACGTGTAACCACTGACAACGGACACCATCTAACTAGATATGCTAATTCTGTTTTTCTATCACCAGATCTTTTTGAGGAAATAGTATGAGCTACCTAGACGAAATTAAACAAAAATACGATATTACTGACTATAAAGAACAGTCCGTTATTATTCCCGAGTTGCCCACTGAAGGCATTGTGCTGATTGTAGGCACATCGGGATCGGGCAAAAGCACTATACTTGATACCTTAAGCCGTAGCAACAAGAGCGTTATTGCTTATGTCGACAACGACATGAGCGTTATTAACAACTTCACCACCGCCGAACGTGGTGAAGAATTATTATTGGCCTGTGGTCTTAGAACCATACCAGCTTGGTTTCGAACGCCTGCTACACTCAGCAATGGTGAGTATCATAGATTTGAAATGGCCATGTGTTTGGATCGAGGTATCACGACCATTGATGAATTTACATCAGTAGTAGATAGAGACACAGCCAAAAGTTTAGCACTCAGCATAAGGCGATATTATGACCGACAAGAAACTAAAACTCCATTGTATATTGCTAGTTGCCACCGTGACATCGTCGAGTGGCTTGATCCTGATAGCGTTTATGACACAGACCTCTGTGTCTTAGAAAATCGGAGGTCACTTCTTCCAGTGGGATCAAGACCAAAACTCACATTCACCATCAAAAGCACAAGTCGACACTATTGGCGATATTTCGGTAAGTATCACTATTTAGACACTGCTATAAGTAAATCAGCTCACTACTATGTACTACTGTTGGGCGATAAGCCCATTGGATTCCATGCCGCAATACATTCAACCAATAGAGACATACACAGTTACTGGCGTGGACATAGGACAGTGATACTGCCCGAGTTCCAAGGCATGGGCATCGGCACCGCCTTCTCAGACGCTATTGCCGAAATCTATGTGAGTCGTGGATTACGATACTTCTCTAAAACCGCACACCCATCATTTGGTGAGCATAGAGAAAAATCACCTCTGTGGCGCCCCACTTCAATGAACAAGAAATCCCGTGCCGGCAGTTACTTAAACAAAGATGGCACTGCACGTAAGATGCCGGGCTATGGTGGCACCACCACTGTTAGAGACGCCCATCGTGTGTGCTACAGTCACGAGTACATCGGTAAAAAATAATTTGACATATCAGTAGAAACCACTATATACTAGTAAAAAAATTTAAGGAGAATTATATGACTCAATGTATTCCAAATGTAACATTTGCTTTTCGTCAAGGTGACGAAGCGCCTGAATCGGGCGGTTGTCCTATTGGAGGAGAATTTGTATTCAAATCCGCCCGGGATCTGTTCGGTAAAAAGCGAGTGATTTTGTTCAGCTTGCCGGGAGCATTTACTCCCACTTGTTCCTCATATCAATTGCCGGGATTTGAAGAGCAGTACAACAGTTTTAAAGATCTTGGCATTGACGAAATCTATTGCATCAGTGTAAACGATGCGTTTGTCATGAACGAATGGGCTAGAAGTTTAGGTATCAAAAATGTCAAAATGATACCCGACGGCAATGGAGATTTCACAAGACTCATGGGCATGCTGGTATCAAAGTCTGCCATTGGGTTTGGTGCTCGCAGTCATCGCTATGCCGCCATCATCAATGATGGGGTGGTGGAAAAAATGTTTGAAGAACCGGGACGTGAAGACAATTTTGGCAGTGATCCTTATCAGGAAAGCAGTCCAGAAAATGTCATGCAGTATCTCACTGCCTAAATCTGTTGCACAAAAACAACACTGAAAAAAGCCCCGTTTTGGGGCTTTTTCTTTTGGTTGACCCAGAATTCGCAATACCGTATAATAACTGTATTATGAAAATTAAACAAAAACCCCAAAAAACCCGTGCTCATCGAGTGTTGTTTATGAACAACAGCCCTTTTCGTAGCCGTACAGTGGAGTTGAAAACACGTTTCAAGCGTCAAGAAAAGCATCAAAATCGTGAGCATTTTGGTTGACCCAGAATTCTGGGTTTGCTATAATATATGTATAGTTAAATTTTAAGGAGCAGTTGATGAATACATTTACATTTGCAGGTTTTAGTCGTACCGAGGGTGTTTTAAAGTTTAGAACTGCTAATGACCCCGGTCGTGCTCAAATGCTATTTAAATATGGTGACACTGACATCAACATGCGTATGTTGCCCACTACAATGACTAAAAATGACACTGTTAAGTTTGTACTTGCTAACTTAGATCGTTGGACAGTTGATGCAGTCGAAGCAACAGCATTGCTAAAAAGTTTGATCAAAGATGAAAGCACGGTTGCTAAGCCTAAAACAGTTAAAAAGCCCAAGACAGTTGCTGTGCATAAAAACACTGTTAAAGTTGCAGAGGCTGGCGACTTTGTTTACAAGACAATCCCAGGTACCAATCGTCAAGTCAAGTACGAAAAAGACACAATCAGCCCAAAAGAAGCAGGCAAGTTACGTGCTGAATTTATGAAGCAGTTGAAAGCGGTGTACGAGGCCAACTAACATGTACACTTATCGTCCCGAGAATACACAAGTACCAGCAACAAATCTTATAACTCAAAGTTTTGTTGCTGGATTTGAGGAACTATACGAATTAACAAGAACCAACCCTGACCTGCGTATGGTTCCGATTGAGCATTATACGGCTGTAAAAACGGGACTACAGCAGTTGGGATATCGAGTTAGAATTCGTTATCGTGGACCGCATGCTCAGCAAAGGGACACTCACAAGGCCGATGCTAGAGCATTTACAGTATACTTTCAAGATCAGTAGTTTGGTTGACCCAGAATTCCCAATTTGTTATAATATTAGTATAGTTAAACAACAGGAGCTGTTATGCAAAACTCGTTAGCCCAATACTCAGTAGAAGAATTACAAGGTTATTTCAGCGATTTTCACAAGGATTTCTTTGGTTTTCGTCCACGTTATGCTACTCCAGAACAATGGCGTAGTCGTGAGTGGTTGGAGGCCAGCATCAATGCTATCCACAATCAGATGGATCGCATGAAGTCAACATTTGCTGGTCGTGAAGAGCTTAGAGCCGCAGGCTGGGTCATTGAAGAGTCAGACGAAGACTCGGCCATGCATGCACGATGGTTGGCCGATGAACGTGCTAGAGAAGCAGCAGAGCTATCGGCTAGATTGGATGCAGAATCGTATTCAGTTGCACAATAACAACACACCAAGAATTAATTTTATTTTATAATAGCAGTAACAATTAACAAAAGGAAAGCAATTATGTCAGTGAGTGAGAACAGAACAGTTAGCCCGGATGCGGCACGTAGTAGAATTTTACGTTGTTTCAAAGCCCAGCGTCCAGTATTTTTATGGGGCCCTCCCGGTATTGGTAAAAGCGAAATTATTGCAGAATTAACTGCGGAATTGGGCGGACATATGATTGACTTGCGACTGAGTCAAATGGAACCCACAGACCTTCGTGGTATTCCGTTCTTTAACAAGAACACAGAAACTATGAATTGGGCTCCGCCAATTGACTTGCCTACGGAAGAGTTTGCTAGCCAGTTTCCCATTGTAGTGCTGTTCTTGGACGAGATGAATTCAGCGGCACCAGCGGTACAGGCCACTGCATATCAACTGGTTTTAAACCGTCGTGTGGGCACTTATACCTTGCCTAAAAATGTAGTATTGGTGGCGGCAGGTAATAAAGAAAGCGACAAAGGTGTCACATACCGTATGCCTACTCCGCTTGCCAATCGTTTTGTGCATTTGGAAATGCGTAAGGACTTTGATTCATGGTTTGCTTGGGCAGTTAAAAACAACGAGCACAATGATGTAGTGGGTTACTTGACCTTTGCCAAGCAGGACTTGTTTGACTTTGATCCAAAGAGCTCGAGTCGTGCATTTGCTACACCAAGATCGTGGCACTTTGTCAGTCAGTTCTTGGAGGATGAAGATGCTACTGATGCTGAACTTACAGATTTAATTGCAGGTACTGTGGGCGAAGGCTTGGCTCTCAAGTTCATGGCACATCGCAAGGTTTCAGGTTCTATGCCACGTCCCGAAGATATTTTAAGTGGTAAAGTAACCGAGTTAAAGAATAAAGAAATTTCAGCCATGTACAGCTTGACCATTAGCCTGTGCTATGAATTACAGGAAAGATTTAAGAAGTCCGGTGGTACAAATTTGGCAGACTGGCACGTTGAAGCTGACCGTTTCCTAAAGTTTATGATGGATAACTTTACCACTGAAGTTGTTGTTATGGGTGCTAGAGTTGCGTTGACCACATACAATTTACCCATGGTACCGGGCAAGATGCCTAACTTCAACGAGTTCCACAAGAGATTTGGCAAGTACATCATTGCCGCAAGTGGTAAGTAAGATCAGCTAGTCTCTGAGCCGGAGGCAGGTAGAAATGGCCGTAAGCCCTCCAATTTATTTGTAGTGTAAATACAACACATTGAGAATTGAAAAGTAGTATAATACTAGTATAGAATAAGGAATTGAGATATGACTACAGAACAATTAAACAAGCCCGTGACAGTGACTGATCCAAGAATTGATGAGGCGGCACGTGAAAAGTTCATCACTGCACGTATTGGTTTACTGCTCAAGGCTCCGTTCTTTGGTAATCTAGCCACACGTATGCAATTGGTGAATGCCGATGCTTGGTGTGCCACTGCCGCAACTGACGGTAGAAGATTGTACTACAACAGCGAGTTTGTCAATAAAATGCCACTCAAGCAGGTGGAATTCTTAGTTGGACATGAAGTGTTGCATGTAGTGTATGATCACATGGGACGTAGAGACAGCAGAGATCCTAAATTGTGGAACATTGCCGATGACTACTGCGTCAATGCTGATTTAGAAGAACAGCGTATCGGAGAACGTATTCCCATTGGTTTGTACAACAACAAGTATCGCGGCATGAGTGCCGAAGAAGTGTACGACGACTTGTACAAAAATGCCGACAAGATTGACATTGAGTCTTTGTTGAAACAGATGTTGGACGAACACTTGGATGGCGATGATGGTGAAGGTGAGGACGGTGAAGGCAAAAGCAAAGGCAACCGTCCAAAATTATCTGCTGGTGAGCGTCAAGCCATACGTGATGAAATCAAGGATGCTGTGTTGCAAGCGGCACAGTCCGCAGGTGTAGGCAATGTGCCCGGCGGTGTCAAACGTCTAATTAAAGATTTAACTGAGCCGAGAATTTCTTGGCAGGAATTGATTCAGCAACAGATTCAAAGCACTATTAAACAGGACTACACTTTTGGTAGAATGAATCGCAAGGGCTGGGGCATGGATGCTATACTGCCAGGTATGAAGCCGGGCGAACAGATTGATGTAGTGGTTGGCATTGACACTTCGGGCAGTATCGGAGCCGCAGAATTAAAGATATTCTTCAGTGAGATCAAAGGCATCATGGAAGCCTACAGTGAATACAAAATCACTGTGCTGGGTTGGGATACTGCTATCGGCGGTGTTGGTGAATTCACCAGTGATAATTTAGAAGACATCACCAGTTTTGACCCGCAAGGTGGCGGCGGTACAGATCCGCATTGTGTGTGGGAGTATTTGATTGAACAGGGCATTGAACCCAAGAAGTTGATCATGTTTACTGACTATTGCTTTGGTGGATGGAGACCGCAAGAGGTTGAAAACTACTGCGACACAGTATGGATTATCAAGGGCAATCCTTCAGCAGAGCCCGAGTTTGGCGTTGGTGTACACTACGAAGAGGCGGAATAATGAATACGAAATGTAAAACTTGCGGTGATTGGATGCTTGCGGGCACGATGATTTGTCAAGTATGTTTAATAACACGAGCTATAAGTGAACAAGCGGCACGGGCGGCCAGTGTTCAAAGCTCGCAAACAAACAACAAAAATAAGACTACACCCAGTGGTTCTCAGTATAGTTCCAACACAGTTTACTATACCGACATTGGATCCGACTCGTCCACTGGCAGTGATTCTGGTTCATCTAGTTCATCCGATTACTCCGGCGGTGGTGGAGATTTTGGCGGTGGTTCGTCAGGAGATTGGTAATGAACGAAATATTAAAACAACTTAAAGAACAGGCCGAGTTCGTAGGCGATCGATATGCCCTGCATGATGAGTTTGCTGAAAAGTTCGCCGAGTTGATTATTAATGAATGTGCTGAATTTGCCGACGACTATAATTCAGAAGTTGAAGGTGTTACACTTGGTGTTGGTAAGGCAATTAAACAACATTTTGGAGTGGCGGAATGAACAAAGAATTAGACGCACTGCTGTGCCAACGGTATCCCAAGATGTTTGCGAATCGACATGCGGACATCTCTACTACAGCCATGTCGTGGGGATTCTCCTGTGGCGACGGTTGGTTTGATTTGATTGACGAACTGTGTAGTAACATACAGGGCTATATTGACGCCAACAGCAGACCCGACAGGCCCATTCCACAAGTTGTTGTGGATCAGGTCAAGGAAAAGTTTGGTACTTTGAGATTTTACTACACCGGAGGTGATGATTTGATCAGTGGCATGACATGGTTTGCTGAAAGCATGAGTGGTCGAGTGTGCGAAACCTGTGGTGCCCCGGGTCAACGTCAACCGGGCGGTTGGATCAAAACTGCTTGCAAGGAACATGCACGATGACCATCTCTGTACAAGAAACTCCGTGGGTGGAACTGCGTCCCGGTGATGTCAGTTTCCAACTGCAGGGTGATGTTGCGGTGACTGGACGTGCCGCAATTGAAATCGCCAAAACCTGCCCCGGGTATTATGCAGATGTCGTGGCCTTGGCCATTGAACAACAGTGGATACGGCCAGTGGCCTCAGTTCCGCGAACCGATCCAACACTAATATGGGAGACACTAAAGCAATGAAAATGGAATCTTTATCACAAATATATCACGATAGAATGTATGCATACCGCAACAATCTACACCCTAAAATACCAACAGATCATGTAAAAAACTTTACACCTTCAACCTATGTTTATCTCAGTGACGAAGCACTGAGACTACATCAACTACACATGCAGGGAAAATCAAAATGATTGAATGTTTGATCCTGGGCGATAGCATTGCAGTGGGCACACACCAGGCTCGACCCCAATGTAGTGTGATTGCTCGCAGTGGCATCAACAGCCGAGACTGGGTGAATCGAAACATCAGTAAAATGCCTTTCCAAGCCAAGACTGTGATCATCAGTTTGGGTAGCAACGATTATCGAGGCATCAATACCGAAGCGGAACTGAGACTGATTAGAAGTCAAACACAGGCCCATCGTGTGTACTGGATAGTGCCAGCCATCAAGGCCGACATACAGTCCTTGGTTAAAAAAGTAGCCCATGACCATCACGACACAGTGTTGCACATCACACAGGTGTCTGCTGATGGAGTGCATCCTACGGCACAGGGATATCGAACATTGGCGTTGCAGGCAAAATAATGGGCATGTTTGATCTTTTAAATTTTGAAGGACGCGAGTATCAGACCAAAGATACTCCGGCGCAGGCATTGGACAATTATAAAATCGAAAACGGTGAGCTTTGGTACGAAGAATACGACAGTGAATGGGTAGAAGGAGAAGGCCTATTTGGCGGCGGAATAAGAAAATTTAACGAACGCTGGGTATTGTGCGACGAATTCGATGGAGCGATACGATTTTATCGTGAAGATAAAGATAAAGGTGGTTACCAGAACGATGCTTGGATTGAATACCAAGCCTTGTTCATGAATGGCAACATGATTAAATTAAAACAAACACGGGGAGTTGAACCCTTAACTGCCTGGTATAAAAGCGGAGTTGAAGCATTGGCGTTACCCCCACATGAATCAAACACAACACAAGGAACAGCATGAGCGATAACACAGCAGTTGATAAACGAGATTTGCCTGCAGACAGAAAACCCATTCATCATAATGCACCTGCGGACATGGATCGGGCCATTGCTCGCATTATGGAATTGGAAATGCGTTTGGAAGATTTGGTTAGAGCCACAGAAATTGCCGAAGCATCGTCACAGTGGCACATCATTGGTGGATTTAGATTGGATGCAGATTCAGCATTGAAGAATAAAATCACAGTGGAGTATCCGCAACCAGATGAACCAAATATCACTGTGGTCACTGGTGAAGTCAGTGATGTTACACAAGAACGCTTGAATCAAGCCATCACTGAACGTGCGAAAAAGGCCGCGGGAATTGCTTAAACTCAACGATGCCAATCCCCTGGCAGTGTTTGGGCTACGACAGTTGGCCCACTGTCCGCCACACTTTACACCAGTGGATTTCGAGTGCTTGGTGGATGACAAAGACATCACAGACTGGATTTGGGCAAATCTTGATGGTAGATTTTACTTTGGAGATGTACTGCCAAAAGAAGTCACCTTGGGCGTGGGTTTTTCAAAAAGAGCCGCCTTTGAAACTGCCGGAGAGGCCAGTTACTTTGCATTGGTGTTGTCCACTGTTAACCACGACCAACGCCCGTTCTAAAAAATTTTTCCGTGGCATACTGACCTGGTTAAATAACTGTAGTTAATTATTTAAACGGAGAAAAACATGTCAGACGAATTACAACAACCACAAGCCCCAGAGAACGCACCTGCACCGCAGTTGACACTAAGCGATCTTAGCCTGGCTTTACAAACTATTCAAGTAACAGCACAACGCGGTGCTATACGTGCAGACGAAATGGCCGTAGTCGGCGGTTTACATGATCGGTTATCTGCATTTTTACAAGCTCAAGGCGTTGGTGCAACACCCCCAGCAGATACAGCTGACCAACCACAAGGAGAATAATCATGGCACAAGGCGTACTCAAGCACATTGGTAAACACAATGGAAAAAGAATTGTACTAGCATATCGTCAGATTCCTGGCGATGATCACATGTGCCTGGTGATTTACAGCGACACATTGCCACAGATGATTCACGATGATGTAATGAAAGTGTTGGAAAGTCCAGTGGGACAAAACAGTACAGAATTGGCCGATGCATTATTCCGTCATGTATTGGCTGATGGACGTAACTGTCTAGAAGCTCTGCATACCCAAGGGCTTTTAAAGAAAGTCAACACCAATCAAGTCATTATCACTCCCAATGCCAAGAGCACAGTTCGTTTAGACGAATTAAACAAAATCCTAAACGAAATGGCACAAGGTGAAGAAGCTATTAAAAAATTGGCAGATTTAGATGCCAATGCCGGAATGACCGGACGTCGTGAACCAAGAGAAGTAGGTGTAAGCCCAGCAAGTCGCAGTCAGCCCGCCACAGTCAGCACAGCTACTATTGGCGATGTACTAACTGACGAGCAGATTGCAAGTCAAAGAATTGCTCAAGCCGCTAAAATGAAATTAGACGCACAGACTTTATTAAAAGAAGCAGAGAGATTAGAACTTGAAGCTGCTGAATTCACTACACCCGTAAACAATGTCAAACCAACCAAAGCCAAAAAAGCTCCCGCGAAAAAACAAACGGCTTAAATTAACTATTACACAACGTGACAAATGGCGACAGATACTGGCCGAAGTTGAAAAAGCTCAGGCTCCAGTATCTGTACTCCGTGCAATCACTGTTAACCTAATAGACGGCACCCAAGTAGATATTGACATACAAGAACTACTGGCCGAGGGTGCGGCACCAGAAGATTTAGAACAACGCATCAACGAGCGACTAGAATCCTTGGAAGACATTATAAAAAATGTCGACTTTTTCATCAGTGTAGATCATGTTGCTCAAGCAGTACAACCCATCACTGACAACTTACTTAAAAATTTATAATCAATGACTATCAATGCACTATTTGCCGCGGATTACTATGGCGGCATGGGCGTCAATGGCACTAGACCATGGCCCAACACCACACACAATCTTGACTCGTTCACACGACTGACCCAAAACCACGTGGTGGTGATGGGACGACACACTTGGGACGATCCTGTGATACCTAAACCTTTTGTGGGACGTATGGTGTATGTGGCCACACATCACCACATCAACACCGCGGGCACTGTGGCAGGAGATATCTGTGAGGCTGTGCTCAAGTTGGAACAGGAAAACCCCACCAGGATCATATGGCTGGCAGGCGGTCCCGAATTGATTGCTGGCTGTGTTAATATTTTGGATAGTGTTTACTTGACACATGTTCGTGGTTCATTTAAAATAGATACTAGAATGGAACTTAAAACCTTCTTGGCAGGATTTGTTCCTGTTAGGGCAGAAGTAGCTGCCGATTTTCGATCCACACTGGTAAAATATACACCAATTTTTAAACGACAACATAAACATGCAAGTTAAATTAATAAGTTATTCTGCTCCCAGCCAAGACATGCTGGAGTCTGAGGTAAACAACGTACAGGAACTGGTAGCGTTCTGTGCAAGAGTCAGTAATCCATCAAATCAAATCAATACTGAAACCAGTGAACGATTAATTAGATACTTGGTCAAACATCAACACTGGAGTCCATTGGAAATGGTGTCGGCCTGTTTGGAAATTACCACTACTAGAGACATTGCAAGACAGATGTTGCGTCATAGAAGTTTTAGTTTCCAAGAGTTTAGTCAACGCTATGCAGATCCCACACAAGATTTAAGTTTTGTTACAAGACAAGCACGTTTACAAGATACTAAAAATCGTCAAAACAGTATTGAGCTGGAAGACTCTGTGTCAAATCAAATTCTTCGAGAAACTTGGCAGGAACGACAACAGGCTGTGATTGACCTAGCTCGAGAAACTTACACATGGGCTGTACGCAACGGCATTGCCAAAGAACAGGCCCGTGCTGTGTTGCCCGAGGGTAATACAGTGAGTAGACTCTACATGAACGGCACCTTGCGTAGTTGGATTCACTACATAGAACTTCGCAGTGCCAATGGTACACAACTGGAGCATCAAGAGATTGCTCGTGCCTGTGCCGGTGTCATTGCAGAAATATTTCCCATGGCTGGTGAATTTGTACAATGAAATTTCTAGTAACCGGCGGTGCTGGATTTATTGGACACAACATAGTACGACTATTGGAACAGCAAGGACATGAAGTCTGTGTGCTGGACAACTTCACCAACTATGGTATTATACCTGAATCAGAATTAACTCCCCTACATCAACAACGTCTTGATCGTATTCAAACACAGAGCATACACAATGTAGACATTAGAAACTACAATTATGTCGTAACTGCGTTTGAAGAATGTCGCCCGGATGTGGTTATACACTGTGCAGCATATCCTCGAGCCAAGGCCGTGGATTTGAATCCCACTGAAGGCAGTCAAGTGCTGACACAGGGCTTGATAAATCTACTACGTGCCAGTGAACAGGTTCGCTTGCGTAGATTTGTCTATATCAGTAGCAGTATGGTGTACGGTGACTTTGCTCCCTTGGCCTATGAAGATATGCAGTGCCGACCACGCGGCATCTACGGAATATTAAAACTCGCTGGTGAAACACTCACACGTGATCTTTGTAGAACAGCTGGCATTGACCATGTTGTGATTCGGCCCAGTGCTGTGTATGGCCCGCATGATGTTGTTGATAGAGTTGTAAGTAGATTCTTGCTCTCGGCCATACGCAATGAAGAATTAACTGTGTGTGGTGCTAGAGAACGTTTGGATTTCACCTATGTGGATGATGTAGTGGAGGGTATTGTACGTGCCGCTGTCAATTTCAACAGCAGTGGTAGAACATACAACATAACTAGAGGTGAGGCCAGAAGTTTGGTAGAGGCTGCTGAATTGGCTGTCGCCATAGCCGGTGGTGGCAGAATAAAAATTGTCGATGCCAATCCTAGATTCCCATCAAGAGGAACATTAAGTAACATACGTGCTGGCGAAGACTTTGGTTATCGTGGCACCACAGACATTGAGTCAGGATTTAAAAAATATCATGAGTGGATCACAGATACCCTTCTTCGGCGTTGATCGTCAATACTTGACTCTGCGTGAAGAGATACTTGATGCCGTGGATCAAGTGTACCGATCCGGGCAGGTGTTGGATGGTGAATGTACTCAACAGTTTGAAACAGCCATAGCCCGTCGATGTGGTCGAGAATATGCAGTTGCAGTGAACAGTGCCACACAGGGATTGATTTTTGCACAACAAGTGACATTGCCACAGGAATCTCGTGTGTTAATTCCCACCTTGAGTTTTGCAGCCACTATTAACTCGGTGCTGTATACCGGCAATACTCCGGTGTTTTGCGACACTGATGATGCAGCACTAATAGATTTAGAAAGCATGGACATGGCCCTAACCGGAGCTGGTGTTAACTGTATCATGTATGCCAACCTGTTTGGGCATGTTGTAGACTATGATAGATTTAGACTGCAAACAGAGTTTTTCAACAGCAACATACGTGTGATAGAAGATGCTGCACAGAGTTTTGGTGCCAGGTACAAGGATCAACCCTCGGGCAGTCTCGGTGACATCAGTGTGTTGAGTTTTGATCCCACTAAGAATCTAAACAACTACGGATCGGGTGGCATGGTACTCACCGACAGTCAAGTCATGTATGAAGATGTAATGGACCTGCGTGACAATGGCAAGCACATGGGGCATCAAGGATTTGGCACCAACAGTAAAATGAGCGAAAGCGATGCAACTCAGATGTTGGTCAAACTCAAATATTTTGATGCTTGGCAGACACGTAGACAGGAGATCGCCGAATACTACACACAAGAACTCGCTGAATATGTAGATGTAGTATTACCCGGAGAACACGTAACTTCGGCTTGGAGTAAATTTGTAATACGGCTGAGTGAACGTCATGGCCTGCGTGATTACTTACAGAGTTGTGAAATTGACTCACGTTTCCATTATGACACGCCCTTGTTTGAATTGCCCGTAGGCTATGACTATATTGACTATGCTAGAGAATTGTTTAGAGAATCTACAGCGTTTTCGAGAGAAGCAATCAGCCTACCGATTTATCCTGAACTCACCGATTTAGAAGTTGAACGGGTCGCTAATAGCGTTAAGAATTACTTGCGTTAATTTGTCCTTCGTGACTACCTGTTAAGGCACGATCAACATAGTCCCCATCCACTGTTTGTTCCAAGTCAACATCAACGCCCAACTGCCGAGCCAGTGATAAAATTTTACCACGAACAGCACGGTCTTTATATATAGCACTTAAACTATATTGACCTTCACTGTAATCGGTCCAATCTTGATATAAAGGTATTACTCCGGGGATTTTTTGTAATTCTCTATACAGTTTTCGTTGTACAGCGGGATCTGTAGCGTCAGGATGCTCGGCATTGGCACAGACAAATTCTATTTCTTTATATTGAGGTACGGAAATTTCATTTATACGCATCTAGTATTTGCGTTAATACGAAGTAAAAGGACTTTGCACTCGATTGGCAAGAGCATTAACTCCTACCTTAGCAACTGCTTTGACTGCGTGAGTATTCCTTGCTACATCGCCAACTACATCACCAAACCAATGTGCGGCACTTTTTACCAGTTCTGTATCTGCAGCCCAATTTAGAAAAGTACCTATACCTCCAACTACAGCGCCGGTTTCTACTCCGCGTGAAACTGCTTCGCTGGCTTTTTTACCCAATACCAATTCATCAACTGTTTGCAAAAACCCTGCAGCAATGGCAGTAATTGCCACGCCAGCGGCACCTTCAGGAGCTACTAAACTTACTACAACACTAACAGCAGCTAAAATTGCGGCCTGCGTCAATGGATTTCTTTTAGCCCAGCGTCGGTAGTTTCTTATATGTTGCATCACTTGTGGGCCAAATTTAGCAGAGGCCTGTTTTTCTAGTTGATCTATTTTTGCATCAAAGTTTTGTACAGCGGCCGCTGGTTGAGACATAATAGCTTGTAGAGTTGACCCAGATGCCTGTTTAACCTGTTGGGCAGCCTGCGGCGGAATGTCTGCTTCTAGTATAATATTAGGGTCAATAATACTTTCAAAGACACGTTTAAATTGAGCAGGAGTTAAATCTGCTACTCTGTTGGATGTTATAAATTCACTGGATCTCATATTATTATTTATTGTCAAAACGTTGTTTCAGCCAGGCCCAGTCAAAACTCAGTTTTAGTAGTTCATAATCTCCCGCAACTTCATTGTAATACCCCACAGCATCCCGGGCACCGGCCAAACAGTATTCAGCATAATTGCCTTCGGCCACGGTCAGCCAAGTGTTTAATCTATGTTCTGTTTCCACTGTGGGTTCTACCGCCATGAAATGTTTGAGTTTGACCACTTCGCGGAACGCAGTCCTCCAAGTCATCCAAGCATCTTGATTGAAGTGTGCTACACCAGACAGTATGGGAACTGATTCATGTGGTTGACTCAAGGTAAAGTCAATTCCTGGAGCATTATTCTCTAATACCAATCTCTTGTTATATGCTATTACACCTTGGTGACCATATTCCAAGCCATTCACAGGATTACGGCTGTTGAAGATATAGTGTTTGGGTTCTTGGAAATAGTCCGGCATCCAATCAAACCAAGGGAACTCGTTGCCTAAAACTTCCAATTTGGCAAACACAGCAAAGAACCAAGGTGTGCGGCTTCTACGTGCAGCTTCTTGATAGGCGGCTGTTCTACCGTTGACACCACGCACCCATTCTATGTCAGTGGTGTTGCTCATGTAGCATAAATGTTCATACCAACGTAGTTCGTCGGGTTCTCCGTTACTAATGTATACGATATCTAACCCCGGATGAAATTTGTTAATAAAGTAGTCGTTAATCCTATAAACCGAGTCCTTGATGTAGGGATAATCGTAGATTTGTGACTTCAAATCCACCTTAATGTCACGGGGTACTAACACAGTAGCACCGGACCGGCTACACCTGGCTACTGCACGGTCTTGGGGACTCCACAAGCATTCTGAACTTTCAATTTGTATATCTTTTTGGTTAGTAAATAACACGTACGGAGTTTGGAATTGGTAGTTTTTTATTTCAGTGACCAAATCGTCCGATTCATAATAGTGTACCGGTATTGAAAAACGAGGCACTGCGTGATCTTCAACATAGTTGATCACGCGGAACCAATCCAGCAGTTCTAGTTCAATCATTTGTTGTTTAAATGATTCCACATGTATACGAAATGTATCGCCACGCTTTTGTGCGTCACTGGGGAATACATGTATCATCTCACGTTGCCACGGTTCCGGTTCCCAAGTAAAGTCAAATCCGCAGGTGTAATCGCAAATGCTGTTGATGATCCAAACATACTCAGTTTCGGCTGTGGACATGATGCGTTTGAATGTTTCCAAGTAGCTGTCAACAAAACGTGTCTTGATGATGTCGACATCGGTAACAACATCACTGCGTAGGTAATCGTATTGATGCTGACTGACTTGGTTGCCATGATCAACATAGTAAATATTATATCTATTCTCAGACTTGTTTACCGTTTGATCTTTGACAAAGTTCAAGTTGGGGAATTCTTCCAAGGACTTGGCCCAAGTGCTGTGACGCTCAAATTCCCACTTGTTGATCAAGTAGGTGTCGCTCCACTTTTGATGCTGACTTGGAAACACATGCGTCATGTAACCTTGCCACGGCTCAGCATGCCATGTAAAATCAAATTGGTCATAATTATATTCGCTACTAATGACCCAAAATTTACTTGTGCGAGCTTTGGTGATACAGCGTTGTATTGTTGCCATCATGTCATTAGCAAAGCGAACTTTTTGTATTTTAGGATAGAGGTTTTTTAATCGATCAAAGCGTGACTGTGCTGTGGCATTGTTGCGATCAATAAAGAATATATCCAGCACATCAATTGCTGCGTGTTCTTTGACCAAACGTGGTATTTCGCCTTCAAACTTGGGCTCGGTCGCTCCGGGCACAGTGTAGGTCAATCCCACACTCATTTGGAACTCAGTACCAAAGTGATAAATGTAAGGAGGATTGCCGGGATCGGGAACCCAACTAAAGTCAATATTGTTTTCATCGACTTCCTCTGGTATGCCCCATAACTGTTTATCGGGTACGAGAACTGCCCTGGGCCGGTCCATGTATTTGCGTTCAGTTGCACCGGGCATATGATATTCCACAGTGGGCATCTTTTGTGCAGGCCAATGTTGGTTACCAAACACAAATATATACAGCGGGCTCTTGGGTTCCGGTTGCCACGAATAATCAAAGTCAGCCACACAGTGTGTTATCCAGTTGCCGCTTGAGGGTAGCAATCTAGCCCGCGGCTCGCTCATAAACTTGCGTTCAGTAGCTCCAGCCACTGCATACTCCACTGTGGGCATGATCTCGGCGGGATACCACTGGTTACCAAATACATATCGGTAAGGAGGTGATCCCGGATCCGGTTCCCAACTGTAGTCAAATTCACAATCGTAATGTGTATCAAACCTATCAGGGTCGCCGTGTCGCTGTGCCTTGGGTTCATCCATGTATTTTATTTCTTCAGCCCCCGGTGCAACATAACACACAGCAGGGCGTTGTTCGGGAGCCATCCACTGGTTACCAAATACATATCGGTAAGGTGGGTCAAAGGGATTTGGACGCCAGCTGTAATCAAACTGTTTAACATCGTCAAGTATCTCCCAATTGGTCATCAACGGTGCCACCGTTGCCACCAAATCATCAATGTATTTTATTTCTGTGGCTCCAGGGACATGATATTCCACTGTGGGCTCTAGGCTGGCTTGGTTCCATTGATTGCCAAACACATAGGTGAATGGAGGGTCAAACGGATTGGGTTCCCATGAATAATCAAATTGGTCTATTGGTAACTTGTTTTTGAATTGTTCCGGTTGCGGTAACCGCTGTGTACGCGACTCCATGTATTTGCGTTCGGTTGCACCTTCTACTTCGTACTGTACACTAACTTTGTATTCGGGCGGATTCCATTGATTGCCAAATACATACGTGTACGGAGGATCTCGCGGGTTGGGTCGCCAGGTCCAGTCCCATAGGTCATGGTCAATGTCTTCAAATATTTTCCAGTTCTCCATGCCTCCTGCCAATCGAGCCGCAGGAGCATCGACAAACTTTTCTTGTGTTGCTCCAGGCACAGTGTAGGTCAACGTGGGCATGATGGTGGCAGGCCAATGCTGGTTACCAAACACATATCGATAAGGCGGCTCTAGCGGATCCGGCACCCAGCTGTAATCAAAACCTTGAATATGCTCGAGACATTTCCAATGTGTTTTATCAGGTGCCAAGGTGGCCACCATGCTCATGTATTTGCGTTCTGTGGCTCCAGGGACATGATATTCCACTGTGGGCATGCGTTCGGGACTGTGCCACTGATTACCAAACACATACGTGTAAGGAGGATCTTTTGGGTGCGGACGCCAACTCCAATCAAAGCGGTCTTCGATTATAGGATGCAGTATTGTCCAGTTATCTCGGCTGGAGTTTATCTGCGATCTAGGCTCATCCATGTACTTGACTTCAGTGGCTCCGGTAACTGTATACACTGGGCCACCTTCTTCATACCACTGAGTGGCAAACTGATAGATATAAGCAGGGTCCAGTGGATTGGGGTGCCACGAAAAATCAAATTGAGCAGAATCAATATTAAGGGGTACATGCCAGTGTTCCATTAACTGCACAGCACGAGCTGTTTGATCTTGTGATAATTTTATACCAGCTGATCCTTGATACACAGGACCTCCGGCTGGTTGGTGTTGTGTGGGGAAATGATATTCATAGTCGGGCTCTAGTGGATCGGGGTGCCACGAAAAATCAAACGCTGTGACATCTGTGTTGCTGGGTATGATCCATAAGTCTCTGTTGGGTCGTCTCCTCACCTGTTGTTCAGTCCTAAAATGCCACTCTCTACAGTGTACTGTGTTTTGATTGGCTAGATACACTCCACCGTTTCTTTGCCATTGACTGGGCCAAACATGTATGTGTTGACTTTCCCACGGCGCTGGTTGATAATCAAAATCAAATCCTGTGTAGTCATTGTCCCCATAAATATACCAGTAGTGCCCTGTTCGTGACAAGGTAGCCGCATGATCTAAATTGTCAGCAGGCTGTTCAAAAGCAAATAAACCGGGTTTAGTTCCCCAATAAAAAACATCAAACATGTATAATATCCACAGTCATTACGAAAATATTTTTTCGTATTTAAACACTATTGTAACAGATCCAAGACTACTTTACCTAATACCTTATGGATCAACTCAGCCAGAAAATTTTGAATTCTTAATGAACAACATGAGTCATTATCCAGGAAAACGTGGGCCACTATTTGTATTTTATGATCAAGAACCCATACTGGGAGAATTTAATTATCCCTTGTTTGATCACGTATGCAACAATTTTTTACATGGCAATGAGTTTATATTGGTTACAACCGAAAAAAATTCCAACTCGGTGGATCTAATACAAGAACGATACAGTTGCCCTGTTGTTTATTATTTTCATCATGCTTTTGCTGCAAACGATTGGTTTCGCGGCTATCATTACAACTCTCAATTAATTGCACCCGAACAAAGAAAGTTAAAGAAAAAATACATCACATTTAATCGACTAACCAGTGGCGCCCGAGTGTACCGCAGTTTATTGATTGGCGAACTAGCGGAACGCGATATACTTGGGTGCGGATATGTAAGTTACAACGATGTCTGTCCCGACGGTGGCACGTATCAAGAAAACTTGAGAAATTCAACATTCGTATGCCCGGCTCTTGCAGAACGAGCTATCGCCAACATTGACAGAGTTCAGTTGCCATTGCGTGTGGATTATCAAGACCACGAGTCAATACCCAATCACAGTTTTGTATTAAGTGCTGTGGAACAAACACAGGAAAGTTTTGTTTATGTGGTTACAGAAACTTGTTACTGGGATCGCAAATGTCATTTAACTGAAAAAATATTTAAACCCATTGTCAGCCGCATGCCATTTGTGCTAGTGGGGCCGGCACACAACTTGGAGTACCTACGCAGTTACGGTTTCAGAACATTTGGTCGTTGGTTTGATGAACGTTACGATGATATAGAAGATCCCATTCTACGCATGACTGCTGTGGCGGATGTAATTGAAGAAATTTGCGGATACAGCGATCGAGATCTTGAAATGATGTTGAGAGAAATGACTCCTGTATTAAATCACAACTACAATTTATTTTACAGCAGTGAGTTTTTAAATCACTGCTGGCAGGAGTTGGAGACTAATCTTAGTCTTGCTGTCCCCAAGTAACGCGATTCCACACTCGCTCGTGTGCCCAAAATAAAAATATCTTGGTGATTATTTCAGTCAGTGCTATGCCCGATGCCAACAGCACTTCACCGGTGATCAACCAACTGATAAGAAATGTATCAACAGTTCCAGTTACTCTCCAACTGACAGCTTTGGCTAGGCTGCGAACAGCAGTGTCGCTCATTTTAATCCCAATTCTTTTCTTATTTTAGTAGCCGAAATGTCAGTAATACTGGCATCAAATGTTTCTTCCCCCGAGGTGTATCCCACCCCACGGCCCCAGCCAATATGTACAATGTTGGGCACTAGTCTAATGTTAAACTGTCCTTGATACAGGGGTTCTAGATCTCGTTCAATGAAACGCACAACATCAAAAAAACTGAAAGGATTGCTGTCTTGCCATCCCTGTACATCACGTACTTGAATATCAACTTGCCCTGTGCGTTGTATCAATCTTTCAAATAATGCACGGTGTCCTGCATGCCAAGGTTGCCAACGGCCCAGCATCTGTACAGTTTCTTTTTTAGGATCCCACTGTGGGCGACGACGATTCTCAATGATATGACTGCCAATAAACTCGGCCCATTTTTCTGCTGATTGTTCGGTGATACGAAAATCGTACACTTCGGGTTCTTGGAAAATGGCATTGGTGTCAGCATATCTGCCTTCACGAATAGTGTCTACCCATATGGTCCAGTCGGCGTTGAAGTTGTTGCGTTGCGCCACTAGTGGTGCTACAAAGTCACAGATCACGTAGTCGCCGCCCGATTCCATACTGAACTGAAACATACGCAGACTTTGTCGTATGCGACCATCATTGCTGAAATCCCAGTCGTTGTACTTGCGACGCACATCATCGGCGTTGAACCAATTAACTTGGCACTCGGTATAATCAAATGGTTCTGTTAGGGCACGGCTGTAACTGATTGTTCCATTTTTTTCAAGGTATTTTTTAAGTGCACCAGCCAGTGTGGTTTTGCCTGCACCCGGCAGGCCCATTATTAATATTCTTTGTGTCATAGGGTCCTTTAAAATATGTGTGCCCATTCGGGGAACAAGTGGTCTCTCAACTGTCGATGCGACCGACTGGTGGGGTGAAAACTTGCAAATTTATCCGGTCGAGTCAGCATGAATTTTCTTTTTCTAAACGCCATGCCCGAAATACGTTCGTATTCGGATATTAGATCCGGTCTTTCTTTTTCCAATTGTATTTTTAATCGAGCAAATTCATCGCTCTGATGAGAAAATATTGCCGAGGGATAAGATTCATCAAGCAATTTTCCCCAGCTGGGAACCAACATGTTTAAATTTTTAAATTGATCAATGTTGATTGAATCTAAATCGCATGCGGCTCCAATTAAATTTATAGTAATTTTATATTTTTCAGCTATGGCGTTGGCATGCAACAACTGATCGATCAATAGTTTTTCTATCGATGCCGCAAGTCCCTGTTGACCCAGATGCTGCGGTTGCAAAGGCACACCAACCAAGGGACTATGCACTAACCAATAAACACTATCATCCTTGGGTTGAATTCTGAACCTAGTTAAAAACTTATTTAATTCTATTATTTGACTATAACTTGACGAGGCTCCCTTGCACAAATTTACAACTTGATCATGCATTGCAGTGTATTGCATTATTCCGGGCCCAGACAAACCGTTGACTCCGAATTCCCCCACAGCCCAGCTGGCGCCTGTAAAAATTTTCACGAGCATACCTTTACCGAATATGATTGCTCAAATCGATCGGCATCCAGTCGATCGTTTACCATGGGTTCACCACGTATGTTTAAACTGGTGTTGAGCAACATGGGACAACCGGTGCGTTGATACCATGCTTCTAACACTCTTCTGATTCCCGATCCGTCTCGTGGCACAGTCTGTATACGGCTAGTACCGTCAACATGGGTAATAGCAGGATATAGGTCAGGCCTCCTACAACTGCCGACGAGTTGCATATACCTAGTGTCACTCCAGCCGCGAGGGATATCAAAATATTCACTACAGTGTTCCTCCAAAACAACCGGAGCGAACGGTCTAAATCTTTGTCTCTGTTTGATTGCATTTACTCGATCCTTTATGTCTTGACCTCTAGGGTCGGCCAACAAACTTCTATTGCCTAATGCCCGCGGTCCAAATTCCGCTCGACCACTAGCCACACCAACGATGCTGTTGTTGCACAAATGATCAACAACGGCATCAACGGGATAAGCACCAGGAATATCATGGCCCAAGTAAGCATCACGCCAGTGTAGTCTTTTCCCAAATTTAAGAGCAACCGCACCCAGGCTGCTACCAGCATCACCGGGACAAGGCATAATCCAAATGTTATCAAAATAATCTCCTAAACGTCTATTTGCCAAACAGTTGAGTGCTACACCACCAGTATACACTAGATTTCCGCTCCAGTCAAAACTTTTGGCACGATGCATTACTGCATATACTAGATCTTCACAAACCACCTGTGCAGATGCAGCTATATCTTCTCGATCATAATAGTCTACATAACTTGAAGGTAACCCGGTGTGGAGATTTTCTTTAAATTTAACTGCATAAGTGTCTAGGATCAGCTGTTGTTTCATTTCTGATGAGGCTGCGGCTTGGCCATATGCACTCATGCCCATGAGTATGTATTCGTCCTCCATGGGTCGCAGTCCCACTTCGGCTGTGGCGGCGGTGTAAAATAATCCTATGCTGTGCGGATATCGCTGACTCCATAATTTGTGATATTGTGCTTGACCATTTTTATATTCGGCCCGCCATATGGATGCTGTGTCCCATTCGCCCACTGCATCAATCACCACTACAGTGGCACGATCAAACTGGCTGGTTTGAAATCCGCCGGCTGCATGGCTCAAATGATGACTGTGTGTGCTGACCGAGACTTGACCAAAAGACCCTTGCAGTTGTTGATCAAGTATTTGCCGTGTTGTTAGTTTGTTCCATTCTATACCTTGACCCGAATACAACTGTCGTAGTTGTTTTAACCACGGGCGTTCGTAGTAGGCAATGTGATCAATGTTCCACTGAGCCAACTCGGATATCAAGTCACAGTGTATGTCAGCGTCGTTTTTTATTTTACTGTAGCGTTCACTGTGAGCAGCAAACAGAATCTCGCCCGCAGTATCAACCACTGCCACTGAGGCATCGTGAAAGCCGGCACTAATTCCAAGAATTGACATGTTTGTATATTCTCTCTGCTATTCGTTGGTGACCCTCTTCTAAAAAATGACCTCTGGGTCCGCGGGCACAGCCCTGTGTCCACTCGGCCATGCCCTGTTGGGGCCATCCTAAATAATGCTCCGGGTCTATTAATTGTGTTAGATGTGTGAATTGTGAATAACAAGTATTGTGATAATATTCGTTACTCACCGTGGTTAACATGACATAGCGTTGATTGTGACTTTTTAAAAAAGTCTGTAACATAATAACATTTAACAAATATTGTTGGTACAAATACCGAGGATCATGGTGTTTATTTACATAGTCTATCAATTCCAGTCGCCACAGTTGCCCTTCGCGATCAAATGTGTGTCCGGGGTACCCGGGCCATACGTCAAAGATACCACTGGCATCTGCAAATTCCATGCGTCCCGGGCTGGTCCAACCTATGATGATCAAATCGGCCAAATCAATATTCATGGGACAGTTACGAGACACATGATCAATCACAGTTCTAATCATGCGAGTGTTACCCGATCCCGGACGTGCTTGATTGTCAACTCGAGCGTTGATCTTTCCCCCCAAAAGATAAGGATAAGCATCATCTGTGGTTGTTAATTCATCACCGTAGGTAAAACTGTCACCCACTGCTAGTATACTTTTGATCATTTGTAAATAAAAGGATCTCTTCGACGCAACTCTTTGAGTTTTTTGCGATAGCGTCGTTCTAATACAAATCTGTTATATAAATTTCGTAACCAATTCATTGAATTTCTCCTGTATTAAGTTGGCTGCTGCTTGATGTGCTGACTCTAGTGGATGTGTGGTACCCACTGGATATTTATTCTCTATGGCCCACTGGTAAAAACCTCTTGGTGTTGTGGTGTTTTGCGGTTCAGTTGCTGGAGGAAATAAAAACCAATGATCAAAATCAATTTGATAAAACAAACTATCAAGTACACTGTCTGGTTTAGTTGCATGATAAAATAATATAGTATCAGCACAGGTAAACATAAAAGGTATTAATTTTATTTTAAGATAGTTTTGCAGATATACAATTTCTTTGAGACTACTGTATATTTCCCAATATTCAGTGGAACCAACGTGTTTGTAAAAAGCATCAGCGAATTCAGCCACACCAGTTTGTCTTGCACGATTAATGGTATCTATTTGTGCATTAAGAATATTTTGATTCTTGGTGATAAATTCTTCTTCAATTTCTTTTATATTTTCTTTTATTGTCCATGCATTAATACTATACCAAGGACTTTTTATTTGTTTGGTATTGTATGCGAATCTAAATTCGTATCTTCCCGGAAATGTCCAACTCACAATCACACCTGTGACTCCGCCCTGTTCGCAACGTTCTATTGTAGTTCGTGCTATGCTGTCATTGGCATATCCGGGCCAAGATATATCCTCGTACTGCTGTGCTAATATTTTGGGGAATGTTTTTGTAGCATCTTTTAACTCGCTACCATACACAAAACTATCCCCGGCTACTATAATCATACCCCGGCCTCATCATGTTGATTTGCTGTTGTTGGTAATTGGCATCACTCCAGCAGTAGTCAAATGTCTGTGATACCCCGTCGACTTCTATACGATAGATGTCCAAGTGTGCTGATAATATTTCCCATACTTCTGAACTTTTAGCAGTTCCAAAACTACTGCGTAGGTCTACTTGTCCCAAGGGCAAGTATCCTAGACTGAGTTTGGGATCTTTGGGATCGCGTCCATTTTCAATTAACCAAGCCTCAAAATGACTTTGCTCTTTGTCGTGCCAAGGATGCCCACTGTTGCGTACAATATCATTGCCCCACTCTACGTCAAACTCGCCTGAATAGTATTGTAATTCAGTAACAGCTTCACACACTGCTGCTGTTAATCGTGGAGCCGATTCGTCTCGGAAAACCTCAAATAATGTTTTACCTATCTGTGTCCAGTGCATGTATACACCGCCCAATATTCGATCATATCCGTTGGTGACAAATCCCGTTCTGTGAGTATCCTTTAAATCGTATCTGTCGGCATTTAGGAATGTGGTGATCTGACTGGGACGTACCCAGTAGGGTGCTGTGGCCAGCTTACGCTGACTCAGTATCAAACCTTCCATTTCGTGACAAAGATTGTTTAACTGACGTATAGCATACTTGACGTCATAATTTGCGTTTCGGTAATAGGTGCTTAGATCATCAACTGTGCCTTGCAATCGCTCAAAGTGATTGTGTAAAGTATTCATTACTGCATGGTTGATGCCATTTTCAGCATAGTCATGTCCACGCACTGTGTCGGGCGTGTATGTTTCTGCAATTTGATAGTCAAAGAAAAAATTGTTAATTGTTGTTACATGTTGATTTAATTCTCCGCACAAATAATCCAAGTTTCTAGCAGTGCGGGGAAAGCCCATGAAGCAAAAATTCTTCTCCAGCAGTTTTCCACTCTGTAGCAACAGTTTCAAAGCTGAAATCCAATCCTGTGCCAGTTCAGTGTCATTGGCAACAATGGTGTAGTCTATCTGTTCTTGATGGCGTAGGGGATTGCGTAGTACTATTTGAACTTTACTCATTGATTAAACCTGCCCATTTTAATTTGAACCAAGCCGCTTCACCCTCGTCACAGAACTGAAACTCAGTGTGCCAATTGGTTCTATCTAATTCGTCGTGTATGAAATTACATGTTAAAAAACTTGAGCAATGGTCTATTGCCCATATTTGCATGTCTGAATATAGTACTATGTCTCGTGTATAAGGCACCGTTACTGTTATCATATTGAATTCCACCATGTCAATACCGCAGGTCGTTCTGCCAGTATATCTTTCATAGTATACACGTCTCGTCGGATAGATTCAAGAGTTTCTATACGATTTTTCCCCCGTTTGAGTCCTGCAGAATATTCAAGGGGCCATTGTTCCGCAAAGGTGGGCCGGTTTTTCAGTTGTACCAGTATATCCTTCAAAGCACCAGGCTTCAAACCAGAGATGATTTCGTCCACCCACGGATGCAACAGCTCTCGGGGTAAGGCCAACGGGCTCATGACAATATCAGGGGTGAAACTGAAAACCACTTTGGCTAATACCTCTACTCCTAGTTCTTCCGCGAGTTTTTGTATCGCTTGTACTTCAAAGAGTCCTGGTGTAGTAAGAGTGAAGTCCAAACGGATTTGGCGGCTATGACGTTGGATCGCAATTCCTTGGCGGATGTTCTCAAGCCACTGAGTAAAATCAAGACCTGTTCTAATATACTCTCCAATTCTTCCCGTGCCATCGATGCTTGCACAGATTTGCCAGTCACGTAGCCCAGACAGTATGTCCCGATAGAGATTAACACCACGATAATCAATCCTACTGAGATTTGTATTGTATCTAGCGTAAACATTTTTACCGTCTCCCAGTTCTATTATTCTTTTCATATACCGCCAATGCTGTTCATACATCAACGGTTCGCCACCTACCCAATATACTTCTTCTATTCTATGCTGTTCCACTGCCTCACTGAATTCTGCTTCAATCTGTGTGTCTTGAAACTGAGTAATTTGTTGTTTAACTTCGGGTCGCATCCAATTGTTTTTTGTATTTGTGTAGTCAATCATGTTGTGTTGGCGTTGTTCTGTTTCCCACGCACTTGACAACATATCACCACACATACGACATTTAAAATTACAAAGATTACTGAATCTATAATCCCACGACACCGGCTTTACAGTTGTATATCCTTCGGCATCTGTGTTTGCCATTGCATATTCATACTTATGGCCAAACATGTTGTTGAAATAACTGCGGTAAACATCAGTGTTGAGCAGTTGATCGTTACATACCGCACACTCGGGCAAGGTTTCTCCCGCCATCATTCTACGTCTCACACTCCGCATGTGATCACTGTTCCAGTGTTCGTCTAAAGTAATGGGTCGATACTCACCTGTGCCAGCGGCGGTGTCTATGTACTGCTCAAAGTTCTGTGCTGGTTCTCTTGATGCACAGCACATTCTTCTCTCTGTTTGCGGACTTAGATAAGTGTGGCACCAAGCGGCCATGCACAAGGTATTGGGTTTATGCATTTATAAATTCCAGTATTGGGTTTATTACTTCTGATTTATACCTAAGATCCACTTCTTGGCTGTTGTAAAACCAATTGTAATTATGTTCTAGTTTTTGTTTTGTAACAGTGTCATAGTCGGTTTTGAATGATTGATAAGATTGTATTTGATGGTAAACACTGTCTATTCTGTCGGTATACAAATCCACAGCATCATACGACTCATCAAATAAATTTTCAAAACTTTCAAAACCACTTTGTTTTAGTAAAGCAACGGTATTTTTACAGCTTAGGCTTATAAAAGGATGTTTCAGTGCAAAAGGTTTCATTGATTTTTCTGTTATAAAAATATCCCCTGGTTCCGTGTGCATCCAAGTTTCTACCACTGCGGAGAATTGTGTTTTATTGTACCAGTCGGGATTGATATACCTGTCCCAATGCAGTGTGTTGCAATCTACGTCTCCATGCAGTCTTATGCCTTGGCCAACATAACTGTGTAGTGATTGATCTAATATATCGGCAAATTTATTGTATATTTGATTTCTAAAAGTTTTTGCATAATTCATCATGAGCAGAAACTTTTTTTCAAATTGATGTTGTCGCTCAAGAGTACGATAATCTAGCACCATGCCTGACCACGATTTGCTTTCGCAATACCAAAAATACAAAGGCACAGGCACCATATTAACACCCTGCACTTTGCAGTTGATCGATGCAAACATAAACAATATATTGGGATAATTTATAAATTCTGTCAATATTGGATTGGGTTCGTGTAGATTTTCAAATACAAATTTGTACCCGTCATTGATCAAGGCATCCACAGATGTTTTATTGCTGTGGTATTGAAATTGATTTACTGCAAACACTGTGGACAATTTATCATAATTGACCAAGGGATCGTAGAACTCTAAGTCAAACGATTCAGTAATATTTTGCTCCACTTGGGGAACTGTTAGATTATTGTTGCCAGAAAAAACTACAAGTTTAGGTTTCATATCCCATGGCCTTGGCTATTTCTTCATGTGTATCTGTAAAGCATTGCTTGCGATACGCATCGGTCTGTTGCATCTGTCTTAAAAACTCTGCACCATCACTACCTGTGCCCAGTTCAATAAATCGAATCACACTGTCAATTTCTTGTTGGTATTTGTCCGTAGTCCAGAAGGTTGTTTTGAGTTTATTCAACACTAATTCCCGTGCGGCTGGTGTCATATTCTGTATGCTCATATGGTTGGGACTGTGCAACATGTTAAAGTATACACTGCCAAACCTTTTTGTGTCGGCCCAAGCAAGTAGCTCATCTAGATAGTAAACATTCTGTATATTAATAGTGAAACATAACTGTGTAGTAATAGCACCGTGGCGAAATGTTCTAAAACGATGTATTTTGTCAACTATTGCATTTGCTTGATCCCACTTTGCCCCGTAGCGTTCATATTCAAATCTATCTCCAACATTGTCAATACTAAACGCAATATCCACACGGCCAAACTCGTCCCATAAATTAAAATGTTCTTGTGAGGGGTCTTGTGTGGCATTGGTGTTGTAGTGTAGATCAATATTCTTGCTGTGTCCACGCAACACTGCATACTTTAAAAGATCAAAATGTTCTTGGATTAACCAGGGTTCGCCACCGGTGAATTCTATATACCGTATGTTGGGCAATAATTCTCGCATGTTGTCCCAGAACGTTTCTGTCTTACGTGGCCATGCACCTTGTCGTAACCATGTATAGGCTATGTGTGATTTTTTATCTACAGAGGCAGGCAAGTATGCCATTTCTTCTTCGGCCCATTTGCTGCTACTCCACGAGCCGCAAATACGACATTTGAGATTACAAATGTTTCCCAGTTTCAAATCAACAAACCAAAGTTGATCAGGGTCGTCATTAGCCCAGTCCACTTGCGGATACATTTCTTTTAATCGAACCTGTGTGTGCATTCTTTTACTAGCTCGGCCCGCAACTTCTTCGTCCCAGCATCGTGTACAGGTGGCAGGCTTTTCTCCTGCACGAAATTGCTGACGTAACTCCTGCATATATCGGCTTTTATACACAGTCTCTAGATCGGTCTTGTTTAAATCGTATTTGACTCCGTGCTCATCTGGGATCTCATCGTGTGCTAAACAGCAAGGTCGCACTGTGCCCATGGGACTGGCTTCCACGCTGATCCAAGGTAACATACATATGGTACTAGGTAGTTTTGTATTGCTGAATGTCATTTAGTTCCGGAAATATTTTAAAAAAATCTTCATTGCGTACACGATCAATAATATCGTTTGTATGGAAAAAACTCTTTAGTTCATGTGTGCTGTCCTGTTGCATCATAAAGTTAACAACACCCTCGTAACCCGATGTGGCACGAGACAATGTATCCAAGGGACGTAACCACGCCAGATGTTCTTCAATTTTGTCTTGTGCCTGTTGTTTTAAATGTTTGGGCAGTACATCTACTCTGTAGCGATGTGGGTGTTGCAGTATATTAATATTCCAATCCATCGGACGTAACAAACCTAGATCCGCCCACTCTCTGTGAAAGTCTGTGATATGCAACACATTCATCATGCTGACAGTACTGGATACATAAAAATCTACATTGGGACATATTGCCAACATGCGTTCACGATTCTCTACAGTTTCTTTCCACACTTGACCTTTACGTATGTATTCTCCTCTAGCATAACTGCCATCAAGACTGGCTCCTACACTGACACAATCAAACAGTTTCCACATTTCAAGTACGTCTCGACCTTTGAATTTAAGTTCGCTGAAGTTGGTGTTATAAATTAATCGTACATGAAACATTTCACGACGAACCAACTCATCTAGTACTTTCCAGTGCTCTTCCATGATCAAGGGTTCGCCGCCGGCCCAATAGATCTGTTCAAGATGTGGAATGTGTTCTTGCATCTGTTGCCACATGTCGCCCTTGTCTCGGCCTGCATACATTATCTGTGGATGCTTGGGATCCCATCCTGCAGCTTTTTCGTCTTTGTACCAGTTACTGCTGAAGATTCCACCACAGGTTCTGCATGCAAAATTGCAAAGGTTGCTGAAGCGAATATCGTAGTAACGCAGTTTGAAATCTTCGTAAGAACCGTCCGGCAGGGTGTTGTCCACTAGGCCAATGTGGTGACCAAAGTTTTTGTTGGCACTTTCTCTCATGCTGAACAAGCGACTGTTTTCTTGCTCGTAACATTTAGTACATTCTTTTGACGGCGTGTTGTTCAGCATGTTGACTCGCATTTGTTTTAGCGGTGCATCATTCCAAATCTCTCGCATGGTTTGAGTTTTAAGATTTCCAATGGGATGTCCGGGCTCACTTAAACAACAGGGATAGGCACGTCCATCGGGAAAAGCATGCATGTGTATCCAAGGAATCATACAAAACTCATTGCTCTTGACCAGTCTATCAAGTTGATCTGTGCGTAACGCTTCTTCTTTGATATACACCGGCTTACGTGCACCGTAATTGTAATCTTTGTAGTAGTCTTCTATGTTATCTGCCATTATAGTGAGTTATACCATTTTGCTAGGTCGGGAAATGTCTCTGCAAAGTTTTTATTTCTGCGTTGATCATATTGTGTGTAAAATTGTTTAAAGTCTTGTTGTAATACCGATTGCTCTGCTGCACCCGCATGCGGAGTTTTGACTACATCTAAATAATCTATCAAACGCTGTACTTGATTGATTTCGAATTGATGCAGTAACGGATCCCCTGTGTTTGCATTTAGCCATGTTTGTAACTTTGATTGATATTGCTTGCGTATGCTGTCCGGCAATACCAAGGCGCTCTGAAAGCTTGGAAATCGCAATATATTTAGTGAGAAGGTGGGGAAGTCAGCACCATATTTGCGTTTCCAGTTCATGCAACACTCCAAGAAACTGTCAAGGCTATCTAGGCACAGGGCATTGATGGTACACATCATGTGAAATCCTTCTATTTTACCATTGGTCAATACTCGATCCACTGTGTTGATCCACGTGTCCCACACCAGCCCGTCTCTGATGTATTCACTTTGTGTACCCATGCTTTCATTACTGGTGTACAAATGAAAATGTTCAATATGTTGTGTTGCTGCAATTAATCTATCTATTAACTCCTGTTTGGCGCCCAAGTTGCTATTGATTGCAAGCCGCATTGCCGGATTCGCATTATTGTGTTTAAACCAATCCAGCAATCTCCAAGTTTCTGCACTCATTAGAGGTTCTCCTCCAGTTAGTCGAAGCTCCTGTAGTGTGCTGTGGAGACTTGATTCCCACCATGCAAAGAACGCTTCAACGTAAGGATTACGCTCACCAAATTGATAAAGCTGACTACTTGCATGATTATGAGTAAAATGATTCCTGCCGTCTGAAACGAGACCGGTATAAGCACCCAAGGAGTTGATATCTTTAACCCAAGTGCTGCTGAAAGCAGGGTTACAGTAACTACACCCAAAATTGCATGTGCGATCAAAAGCGATTTCAAGCGTTTGTAAATCCACATCTGTGCTGGCTGGCTGAGCGAATGCATCTCTTAAGTCCTTGTCTGAATATATAACTGTTTTGTAAACTCTATCACTTATGTTGTCTCTTCCAATGTCTTCTATTTTCCAACAGTACTCGCAACCGGCGGGCCGTTCTCCGCGTTGCATCTGTTCGCGTTCCATTTTTTTCTTTTGTGTGTTGTGTATGGCTTTGGGGTTTGTACGAATCTCGTTGATGTCTATTTGATGTGGCAAGGGATGGTGACAACTGGTGGTTTGACCCGATCCCAGCCATACAGTGGCGTTGTACCATTTCGCGCCGCAGAAGCTTTCACTCTTGATGTCAATTACTCTGCGTCGATATTCTAAATCTGTTTCTTTATGTATTTTTGGCATGGTATTCGCATTCTTTCCAAAATTCACGCATTTCGGGAAAAGTAGTTAAAAAATCTGTTTGACGTCTTTTGTCGTGCTCGTTGAAGAAACGATAAAAGTCTGCACGTTGCAGTTTAACATAGTCGGGGTCCAACTTGCAACCTTCCTGCATCCATGCTATGTCTCTGCGTAGGCGTTGTACTTCGTAATCTTTGAATCCGTGAAATGGATCTTCTGCTGTTTCTAAACGCAGTTCCATCCAGTCAGCCACACGTTCTAACACACCCACATACACCGGTGGCAGTATTTGTAAACTTTGCCATGTGGGTGTACGTAGCAAGGGAGTATCAAACCAAACACGTTGGTATGTGGTACTGTGACGTTTTCTTAAATCCAGTATCCATTGCAGTTGACGTTGTAGACCCAGCACAGTTAAATTATTCATGGTGATGATGAATGTTAGACTGTTGCGATAGGGAACTTCTGTCAAGTATCTGTTGACATATTCATGTAGTCGATTCATATTCAACCCGTGTCGGATATATTCTGCATGTTTGATGTTGCCAGAATCCAAGCTGACATACTGCATGAAATGTTCTATCTGTGTTGTACATAACTGTTTTACATAGCCCAAATATCGTTCAAACAGCACCGGTTCCACACTGAAGTTGCTGGTGACATTTAAATGCAAATCGGGTTTTGGCATGGCCAACACATAATCAAACACTCGATAAGTGTTCCGATCCATTAGTGGTTCACCACCGGTCATTCTAAAGTGTCGCAGTTTGGGATACAGTTCTGGCCACCAACGCCAAAATGCATCTACGTAAGGATTATCTTGACTAGCTGGTATAGGTCTATTACGACCCACAAAGTGGCTAGGATCATTATGGACACGACTAGTAGGGAAACCGCCCCACCGATCAACCTCAGCTTGCCAGGTGCTACTGAATTGGGGGCTACAATAACTACAAGCCAAGTTGCAGGCATGATTAAAATTAACTTCCACATAACTAGGTACAACATCTTCGTCTCCTCGAGAGTTTTTGATTGCTTCGTAATGTTCTACGGCCCAGGGTTCGCTGGAACGATAATGTCTATCGCTCAATTGCCCATGTGCTTCTATGTTCCAACAATAACTGCATTCACTGGGTTTTTCATTTTTCAACATGATGATGCGTTGAGATTTTTTATACTCGGTGTTGTGTAATGCACTGGGATTATCTTGTAACACCGAGGCATCTATTGGATGCAAGGGAGGATGGTAACATGAATTGTTGAGACCGGTGGGAAGATGTAGACTCACCTGTTGCCATTTGGCCAAGCAGAGTGAGTTGCCAAGTTTTGCTTGCATCTGCTCCGCAGCAGACATAAAATCACTTTTATTTGTCAAGATATAACTCGTTTATAGTTGCGTTTGGTCCATACCGATTAAATATATCCCAACTAAAATTAAAGTATTCATTATCATATTTGTTTAATTCATATTCCATAAAATTTACAAATTCTTGATCATTGGCAATTTCAGCGTATCCCAACTCAACTGGATATTTTTCATAGTATGCATGATGCCAGCTGACAGTTGCCCAAGCAGAATTTAATTCTTCTGGTACATTGTATTTTGACATCTTTTCCATTGTTTCTTTTTTATGGTCAGGAAGCATGTCCTCAACTGTCAAAATATTAGGCCAATTTGGATCTTTAATATTATTATAAGTAGTCAACATACAATCTTGATTTACTAATTGTACTTTTTGTTTGTATAAGTTATTACCATTCAACCACCACTCTCTTCTTAGACTTTTTTTAAAATCAGAATTTATCATAATTACTTTTTTAGGATTTAACTGTTCATTGATGTGAGAATAATTTAAACAATGTGTTAGTATAAATTCTTGATTTACTTTTACTTTTTCTAATAGATACCTAAATTCAAATTTTTGATCTGTGAACTTATTATCATATGTTATATCAGGGGTTAGGTATTCTTTACCTGTAAGATATCTAAGATAACGATTACCCCCGGCTCCAGGATAAAAAGCAATTACAGTAGGTTTATTCACGAACCATTGGTCCCAAATTTTTAAACTGCGATTTGTAATGATGTTTAAAGAATCTGCTGGCCTCTGCCGACAGGTCTACAATAGGCAATCCCAATTTGCGACGTAGTATGTCTCCTAGTTCACTGCAACGATCAGCATCTTGATCTTCCTTGCTGTTGTTTTCCCAAATTTTTTCTAATACAGAAAAATCCTGCACTTTTTTATAATCCCAATCGGTCAGCATGGTCATGTAAGTACCTGTTCTAGCACCCAATATACTATAAAAACCGTTGTCAACATCAAGGCCTACCGTTTGCCATATGCACAAATGATCATAGTTACGATTGTGTACCCGGCGTTCAAATTCTTGCAAGCTGGGTTTGGCACCACGATCCAAGCACATTTTAACACCTTCACGAAATCCAGCTCGCCATGCTTGAAATGGTGAGGCATTGGGGTAAGTGGTTGAATAGCAGTCCGACATAGCCCAATAATTGGGGTAAAAACAAAACTCCACATCATTTTCTGCGGCACCATCAGTGGCCTCGTGTGTACACATAGTCTCCACAAACTCTTGTGTCCAACAGCTGACGCCACCGTTGCCGTACATGAGTCCATTGATGTGATTTCTAGCCCGCCATCTAAATACACAGTCTCGATTGGCATCGTTGAGTGCCAACTGTAAATTAAAAAAATCAGGATCGGGAATGTTGTCGCCGTCAATTAATATAAAACGATCAGTATCGCTGGCTCTAGCAGCGGCCTTGTGTGCTGCATCTGATCCCTTGACTCCGTCCACTCGTTTTGCCCATGGTATCATGTTTTGGATTCGAATCCAATTGATTTCTCGGTTGGGCTCATCATAGGTTAAAAAAATGCAGTCTAAATCTGCAACATCAATGATTTCTGTGGTCATAATATTCTGTTTCTGTGTAGGATTCGCCCGGCTCTAAAACAATGCCAGCGTGGTTTTTCACTGTCCGGCTGCCGGCAGTGGATTTAGTTAATTTTACACTATAGCTGGCACTTTTGTCTATCTTTGTCAATTGCCCTTTGACTACACAATAATCAAAGTAACGTTCGTATTCGTCTTTTGATACCACAACGTGGGCAGAGGTTTCGGGATGATCCACCATGCTGCACATGACGATCTCACCTGATTCGTTGTAGTGCAATCTATATTCAATTTCAACCGCAGGAGCAGGGCAGATTAAACTTTCGACTTCCGCCCAAAAATCACGTTCTTCTTGATTCATAATATTCTGTTAACTCTCTAGTAGCGTAGGTTTTGTCATGATAGTGTACAGGATGATATTGATTCAAATTATTAATACGTACAACATCTCCGTCACGTTCATGCACCACTGTGTCTAACCAACTTTGTGCGTCACTCCAGCCGTTGAAGCCCGACTTCATGTGTACAAAATTTATAAAGTCCATGGTGGGCATGGTGACAGAGTCTGTGCCCACTGTCAATGCGGCAATGGCGTATATCACATCTGTGCTGGGGGTTTCATCGTTGCAGTTCTTCAATTGCTCTTGATAAAATTCCCAATGCTGTGAAATTAATTGAGCTGTGTTGAAAAAATCTGCGGCCTGTCTTGAATATCTAAAATACATCAAGCCGTTGTACACATCGGGTAAATTATTTTCATCAAACAACTGTCGATATTTTCTTACACCAGATATTATGCCGCGATAGTTTTTAGCACCGGTGCTGAGACAAACATCGCGTAATCTAAATGCGGTCCACCAGTGATCTATGCTTCGTGTAAACAACAGATCGCTTTCCAACTTGACAGTTTCTTTAAACGGAGTAAGAGTAAACACTTGGCACTCATTGGCAAATTTTCCGTTGCCGTAGACCTCATCGTAATCCTGTGGCAGCTCAACAATGTAATCAAAAGTGTTGCAGTGACGGTCTTCTACTAGAGCACGAGTTTTAGCATCCACTATGACAGCATAACTGTTGTTCTTTTGTGTGGCCTTGACATTCAAGCACTGTAGGTAGGCCAGTTCTAGGTAATTTACATCTTGTGTATTTTGTGCAAAGGTAACGAATCCCTGCTGTTCTTTATGCCGACTCACACACAGTCTCCACTAGTTGTTGAAAATCATCGCTTTGTAAATATTCTTTATCCATGACATGTATATTACTGCGAGGTACAACTATTGCGTAGTCTCGGTGGTGAATTCTAATTTGCGAATCCGCCAGCGTCATCCGTTCTATCTTCTCATCCACTGTGAACATGCTCCAAGGAATGCCTTGCAATGCATTCACTGTGTACCCGTTCAATATTATATTGGCTATGGCAAAAGCATAATCATTTCTATAACTTGTCTCGTGTATACTGTACAACTGTTTGTAGTAAGAATAGTTTCTTTGTACACGTCCGATTAAATCAAAAAACAGTCTAGCACGTTCACTGCGTCTAAATAGCACCACAGTGGCCCAAACAAATGGCAAAGAATTCACTCCCATGACGCTGGCGTCTATGCCCTTTGCTGTTCTATTCACATGCATCAATTGGTAATCAAATTCTGTACTCCACAGTTTTGATATGCTGTGGTCCAGCACTAGATAATCGGTATCCAACAACACAGTTTCATCATAGGGCGATAGTTGGTATGCCAGGTATCTACCAAAATTACGCCATTCCACTGAACGATTGTTCAAGTCGTTGCGAACATTGCCGGCAATGGCATCAATTCTTATGATTTCATCGTATGCAAATTTGGGGTCAGCAGAGTGGTCAGTGATCAGTGTAATGGGCAACTGTAAATGCTGTGTAGTTAATCTACTAGAGCAATCTGCTATGGCAACATAATCCACTGTAGCAGTGTTGAATGCAAATACCACTACTCCTCTAGATTTTTCGTATTTTTTTAAGGTGTGCATGTTGTTGGTGCCATGTGTTCATCACTTGTTGATAGTGTTGGCAAATAATTTTATAAAATTCTTTACGATCGGCGATGTGTATGGGATTGTGATAAACATCTTCAATATACATGTCTTGACCTCCGTCCCACGGCCAAATGTCCTGTGTGCCCTGCCAGGCATACACAAAAGCAATTAATTCCTGTGTTACCAAAAATAGCCCACCATTGAATGGTACATGCAGATCAGTTAAGATCTTTTCACGTAAAATTTGCCTATTGATTTGATAGTCAGTTGCTCGACGAACTTCGCTGGTGAGTTTTTCAATTTCATTCATAGTGAAATTATAGCAGAAAAAGCCAAAGGAATCAATACTTTTGGTTGATCCGATTAGCCTATAGTGGGAGTGCCCCACACATTGGTTAAATATGTGGATTCTGGAGGAGTAATATCCACTCTACTGGTGAGATTCAAACTTATTGTGTCGTCCCAAGTGTGGTCTGCCACATAATAGGCAATTCTAAAATTAACTTGGTATCCATTTGCACCCGAGGTAGTGTCATTGCTGTTGGTATACAAGCCAATTGACGCAGCATCGGCTGTGTAGGCCGCGCCTGTATCTGTTACCTGTATAATAGGGGTATTGGTTGCGTAGACAATATTTCTATATCCAAACGCAGTATTATTGGTGTTTAATGTAATACCTGTACCCGACCTGCCGGTGTTGGTGGTGTTTCTCACTGTGACTCCGCCCAATCCTGTGATTAATCTTGCCAAACTTGAACTGGAGCCCGATCCATTACTGGTGTTGGTGCCTACTACCAGAGTCAGTTGTCCGCCGGCATTGAAAAAATATCTAGCAGCTTGAGTAGTAGCAAAAGATACAGTACGATCCACATAGGTATTAACACCTGTGGTACTTGAAACCGCTAGACTAAATGTTGATCCAGTTATAGTGGTTCCTTGTGCATAGTACGAGGCTGCACTGGAGTATGCCGAGTTGATTTGTGAAGCAAGGGTACTTAAATAGTCTATGCGAGAGCCAGCAGTTGTGGCACTGATGCCCGAACCTGATGCAGTTTGATGTATTCTAACATTGTTCAATGTGTTGATCAAGGAAGCCCACTGAGCAGCTGTCACTACACCGCCGGCCGACACAGTGGATAGTGCAGTTTGACCATAGCCAACAGCTCCCGATCCAGTGCTCCAAACAGTGTTTAACTGATTTGAGCCATTTATAAAGTTATTATAATCTGCGGCTTGAATCAAGCCGCCCGATGCATACGTCATTTTTATTCCTTACGAATTTAATTGTACTATAGCTTCAATAACGCCCGGGCCCAAATCCAGTTTGTCAACCAATGCACGGCCTATGACGTTCCATGCGGTAATTTCATCACGTGCACCAGCACGTGCTCGACCATTTCCAGCCGAAACCAATCTGTCACCCTTGTGTATTATGCCTGTGACTTGAACAGGCACCCGACCTTGCACCGCTACAGCGGGATGAGTCGCGTCTGTTCCTGCTGTGGCATTCATTAAATAAGCTGCTTGAGTACTTATGACCCCAAACACAGTTTCGCTTAATTCTTGATCCTCCACTGTGATTTCCGCGGTCCCGCCCAATGCCACTACAGTACCAGGCGACATGGGTTGATCTGCTGCAAATCTTTCTGCCAAGTCAGCGTATAGTGCTGAAGTTGATTTACCGTATAGTGTATTGAAATATTGTGTGGGACTACCCAAATTATAAGTGCCAGCAGCACTGGGTAACCAATTACCGCCGGGCATGTTGTAGTTTGTGCCATCCCAATACAAGTAGTAGGAATTGCTGCTTGACAAATATACCACACCCGTTGTTCCAGGAGTACGGTAACTGCGGAGATCACCGGCTATGGTTAGTCCGGACAATGTACCAAGTGATGTAATGTTGGTTTGACTTGCAGTGCTTATTGTACCCGTTAGTGTGGCGCCCGAGTTACCAATTGTAGCAGCATTTACGGTACTGGCGTTGACAGTGGTGGCATTAATAGTCGACAAACTGGAAATACCGGTGCTGGAAATGTTGCCACCAACAACAAGATTTTTATCTATAATAAATCCTGGTGCTATTGTAGTTTGCCCCAATACTGGTGTTGACACAGTGAATGCGGTTGACTCTGTGCTGACCACTGCTGCAAGTTTGTTGTTGACAACAACATTGCCCACATTATGTATCGCTGCCAGCGGGTCTGTCAAAGCATTGTTTATGAATTGTGTCACAGCTGCACCTGGAGGAATAGCTGGACCAATGGTGATCCAAGAGCTTCCACTGTATACATTCAATGTGCTGGCTGTGGAATTCCACCAAAGATCACCAGAAATAGCATTGCTTGGACTGGTACTGCCCGAGGCCGAATGTGCTATTTCTTTCCATGCTGTGCCGTTGTAAACTTTTAACACAGAATTGGTGGTGTCCCACCAAATTTGTCCTGTGATTGGGCTAACAGGAGCAATACTGTAGGCAAAATTTTCTAATAGTTTTATGAAATTTTCGTTTAAATAAAAACCATAACTGGATTTGTTTTTTCCAATTAAATTAACACTGGCAACCGCAGTGTTGACATCAACGTCTGGGCCGTTGGCTACACCATCAGCTAAGTTTAGTAGAGTAGAACCGTTTGTTTTTTTTAGACTATACGCCATAGAAAATTTCCATATTATTGTTATTTACCACGAAAAGTATATATAACCACCGCTACTTGATGCCGCAGTTGCACCACCGTTGTAATTGGTGCCGGTATCTAATGCTCTCAGGGTATTCCATAATTCTGTACCGTTGGGATTTATGATTTGAGCTGCGATGCCGCCAGGGCCCCCATCATTGGTACCAGTCACAGTCACAGTATGGCTTCCGGCAGAGATGTAAACTGATTCAGAACTGACACTTCTCCATCCTTCTCTATCATCGAGACCGCTGGTTACCATTGAAACTCCGTCCACTGTTAAATCACCTAGATTGTCAATCGATAAATTAAAGGTGTAAGATCCCGACTGTGGGAAATTTAAAGTAGTGCTATAACTCAATGTAGTAGCATCACTGATGCCACCAATCCATATACCGTAGGTTGATAAGAAATTGTTCCAAAAACCCGGTGCTTGATTACCGGTGGCATACCAGCCACTGTCTCCACTTTGTCCCGATTGACCCCATCCGCCGGGCACTAAGTCAGCACCATCGCTGCCGGAATAAGCACCTTCGTCTCCGCCCGGCAATCCACCACCAGAACCGCCCAAGTATCCACCACCGCCGCCGCCGCCTCCGCCGCCATCCCAGGGGTGGCCTTGTCCTGCACTACCTGCAGTACTACCGCTTGAACTGTATCCGGATCTGCCTCTTCCGGCACTGCTCCGTCCACCGCCACCACCACCACCGCCGCCTGCAGCCACAGCCACAAGCGATCCATTTTTTAATATAACAGTGGCAGCACCACCACCGCCACCACCACCACTTCTACCAATTGGCCCAGCATTACCACCACCACCGCCATCGTATGTGCTACCACCTTGTCCCCCGGGCCCACTGCCCACGGGAGAACTATAGCTCATATATCCGCCTTGTCCGCCGCCACCGACATAAAATGTCAAAACGTCTCCGGGTACCACATTCAGAGGTCCGTAGATCAAATGTCCTGTATATCCAGCATGTCCGGCATAGGCGTCATTACCGCCACCGCCCCCGCCACCGCCCAATGCCCAAACATTGATACTTAATACTCCCTCGGGCACAGTCCAAGAATGTAGGCCAGGTGCAAGAAAGGTCTGCTCACCGTGAGCAGCCCTTACAGTAAGAGTAACCGGAACAGCGTATGTATTTTTGTCACGTGCGTTGCTATTGACAACAATTTGATCTTGGTATGTACCAGCTTTTAAATTGGCAAGGGTAATAGGCACGCTGACACTGTTGGGATTAAAGCCAATAGTACCAGCAAAATTATCAACTCCTATGTAGCCGCCAGATGTGACGCTGGACACTACAAGATTGGCACCTTGACCGATGTTGGTGAGTTCAATGTTCCATAGACCCGAGTAAGACTTACCTTGGTAGTAGATGTACTCTTTACCAGCACCGGGATTAGTAGTGATATCGCTATAACCGGGCAATACTGTGGTGGTAATGGGAATCACAGTTCGATTGCCGGGCCAGTAAGCAACATTACCATCAGAACCAAAATACCCAACATCGTTGACAAAGGTGATATTACCTGTGCTGGTTCCCAGCACAGTACCATAAATTTTAGCCTCGAGATATCCGGTGCCACCAACGCCCATGGTATAAGGTACACCACCGTTCATGCCCGATAGGGTCAACGTGGTGCTGGTTTTTGCACCGTCGTAAGCAACAACATTGGCAATGGTCAACGCTCTATCGCCGGTATTGACAAAATCTATAAATTTTACAGCCGGATACCAATTTTGGTATACTTCTACTGCAATAGGAGCAGTGGTCACAGTGTTGACACCGGCGGGTGTAGGATAAATTCTTTCCCATACTCCATCAGATCTTTTGGTCCATGCTGTTTTTACTGGCGTCCAGGTGCCCGCAGAGTTTTTATACCAAAGGCTTCTTAAGGGCTTCCATGTGGAACCTTGTTTGATTCTAGTTAGTCCGTATGGTAAATAGGTCATAGGTTAGATTTGGAACCAAAAATCTCCCACTGCACCATCTAACGCTGTGGGAGTAACAGTGCTGACAAATTGGTGACTGCCTTGCCATAGCGACAGTGTACTGGCAGCAATGGCAGCTTTTGTAAACGCTGTGGTTGCTATTCTAGTGCTGTCGTCAGAAGTTGCGGGTGTAGTCGATAGTGGAATTCCTGTCAACGAGGGATCTAGTTTTGGAGCTAATGGAGATACTGCGTTGTTTATGCCATCGTCAACATATTTCTTTGTTGCGACTCCATACTCAGTGGTGGGGTTGCCCACTACTGTGATTAATCCGGTTGATCCGTTGATGGTTAGTGTTGGTGTACTAGTCCCACCAACATTGTTGTACACAGTAACTCCGGCATTCAATACAGTATTATTAATAGAAGCGATCCCGCTCGGAGTTGATTTAAATGTCAATTTACCTCCACCAATGTTGATATTAGCTGCAAAAGAGGAATCAATGTCGTTTCTTGCGTATTGGGAAAGAATGGTTAAACTGTCTGTAATGGCAGCTTTTGTAAATGCTGTGGTTGCTATTCTAGTGCTGTCATTGACAGTTGCGGGTGTAGTTGCAGTTGGAGTTCCCGTCAACACCGGGCTATCCAACGGTGCCAGTGGAGCCACTGCTGTGCCTATGCTGTCGTCAACATATTTTTTTGTTGCTACTCCAAAATTAGTAGTGGGGTCACCCACTACTGTGATTAATCCAGTTGATCCATTAATAGTTAGTGTTGGTGTACTAGTCCCACCAACATTGCTGTATATAATAACATTGGCGTTCAATACTGTGTTGCTGATGGAAGCACTACCAACAGCCGAGTTAAATACCAATCTACCTCCACCAATGTTGATATTGGCTGCAAAAGAGGAATTGACGTCGTTTCTTGCGTATTGTGAAAGAATAAGTAAACTATCTGCAATAGTAGCCTGAGTAAATGCTGTGGTTGCTATTCTAGTGCTATTGTCGGTGATCAAAGTTGTAGTTGCAGTTGGAGTTCCCGTCAACACCGGGCTATCCAACGGTGCCAGTGGAGCCACTGCTGTGGCTATATTGTTGTCAACATAGTTCTTTGTTGCGACGCCTTTGGCAGAAACAGGATCACCCACCACTGTTATCAACCCATTTGCCCCATTGATATTTAATGTTGGTGTCGTTACGCCGCCAACATTGTTGTATACAGTGACATTGGCGTTCAATACCGGGTTGCTGATGGAGGCGGCACCACTGGTGGCTGACTTAAATGTAAGATTGCCGCCCCCAATGTATAGGTTTGCTGCAAACACCGAAGTGATGTCATTTCTTGCATAGTTGGCAGGAGCAATGTTGCCTAAATTTTGACTGTTGGTTGCTGTTCCAATAAAGATACCCGAACAAGCAGTGCTCATGTTGATACCAGTTTGTATTGTGGAGAACCCGGTCAAGGCCACTGCCGGAGTAAATGCCGCATCATTGCTGATGATACTGGTTACTACACCTTTGATGTACATTTTAATTACAACGTGAGTTGCACTGAGAGTGTCTAATATAGATTCAACTATGGCACCAGAAATACCATCTAAATAACTATAACCTGGACCAATGGTGGTCCAGTTGCTGCCATTGAACATTTTAAGTTGATAATTTACAGTGTCCCACCATTCTGCACCCGTGACTGCGGGCGACGGTGCGGTGTCGCCCACTGTCAATGGACTCACTGCCGACCATACGCTACCCGAATATACTTTTAAAAAACTATCAGATGTATCATACCACAGTTGTCCAATTAACGGATTCAACGGCGGAGTATCATAGGAAAAATTTTGTAATAATTTTATAAAATTTTCATTTTGTATCAACCCATAGGTGGCGTAATTTTTGCCAATTAAGTTGATGTCAGTTCTGTTCAACCCAGGATTAACGTCTGGCCCATCAGCAGTGCCATCGGGCAACTGTAATATTATTGTTCCATCAGTTTGGGTAATAGTATAGCTCATTGTTTATCCTAGCTTAAATTTGTCAAGGTTTGTATTCTCACTGTATAGTCAACTTGAATCAATCTATTCAGTGCTTTTTGTACAGGATGAAAGATCACATGAGTCAACAGGGGTCCGGCGTCGGAGGTGAATGTTCCACTGCCCGATACATCAACTGTGCCAGTGGGATCCCGTCCCACCAGTCCCAATTCATCAAATGTGTATGTATCTGCTAGTGTTTGACTGTTGTCAAATGCACTTTGCCCCGCTGGTTCACCGTAGTCTAGCAAGCAACTCACCAATATATCTGTGTAAACTGTGCCGGGAACATGACGAATTTGTATGTAATTTCTTGTGGGGTCTAGGTTTGCACTGGTTGTGTCATCAACAATTTTACTGTAAGTGGGATTGTACAGGTTACTGTTTTGTGTAGTGGTATTGGGCGGCAAGTATGTAATGACCCCGGTTGGATCAATACTGGATCCACCGTTGCCAAATCGCATTTCATAGATGAAATTACCGTTTGTGCCATTTTTATTGGCCAAACAGTAGGCAATGGCTTGACTGATGTTTTCGTAGTGTATAGCGTTTGATTTATCTACTAAAACTTCTTGAGTCGTTGGATCAAAAATTTTAATATGTCCGCGAACATATATTCCGCCCACATCATCTGGTCTAGGCTCGGGTTTTGGGGTTTGGGAGTGTTGAGTTGTGTCTGTCATAGTGTACCTAATTATATCTATATATTTATTGCTTTTTGTCACCACAAAACTGTATTCTTATATTTATTGGGTTTGATGGCTTTTGATAAACTCCGCTTGAGTCGTACTACTACCCGCCAACCCAGATCCGTCAACCACTGTGTACGAAATGCCTGTGGTTTTAGCACTTAAATTAGAGCCATTTCTATAAACATAAGTGTTGGCTGAGATATTAGCAGAGAATGTTCCAGTGATATTGGCCGCCCATAGTGCGATTGTAGTTCCAGTACTGTTGGCTGCTACTATACCCGACGCCCCGGTTGCAAATTGAGTAACAGTATTTCCTGCAAACACAGTGGCATTTGCGGACAATGTTAAAAATTCTTGCGGGTAAGAACTTGTGCTCAAGTTTAACCAACTGCTCAAATGCACGTTGGCACTGCCAGTGCTAGACGATGGTAACCGATAGTGTGCCGATGCATCACTGACTAGAGATCCCGCAGGATGCACGGCAGGTGCTCCGGTACCATCCACTGCACGACGTATCTGTCCCAATACATTGTTGTAAATATCAACAGTGTAATATACAATTTTTTCGCCGTTTATGTAAATTACTCCCGGTACTGCATACGCGGCATCTGGTGTTTGTAATAATCCTGCATTACTTACATATATATCGGTGTCGGTTAAGTTCAAGTTTGCCGTCAGCACCGGAGAAGTTTCCACCGAGCGGATAGCATAGTACTGCGGCCAATAACTAATATCTGTACTAGCAGCATTGGTATTCATGTTGTGAACTATACGATACCCAACGTTGGCTGCCCCAATTTGTGTATACACTGCCATGTTTAAACTATCAAATGTTATGCCCGGTACTAGTTCTTCAGGAGCATGACTACTATAGGTATCGTAGTATCTGCCACCATCAACATTGATGTCCTCGGGTCTAGTACCCAATGCTGAGTCATTATAAAAACTCTGTATATTGGTGTCTAAATATGCAGGGTCATTGTAGTCGTAGTAGACTATGCTGACGTTGGAGCCCAGTGTGATGTCGGGCATCGATCCAACTAAAAATATTGATCCTGGAGTGATATTTAATATAGTAACATTACTTCTAAATCCGGTATCGTTATTAACAACAGATACGGGTAATTTAGGTTGTAGCCCATACATGGTAAAATCAATCAAGGCCAAATTGGAACTATACAAGGTTGAAGTACTGCTGTAATAATACAGTACGTTAGATGAAATATTTGAAGTTGTAGCTCCAAATTTTACACCCTGTACTTGTACACCCGGATACTCTATTCCCGACATTAACTGTGCTAGGTCTAAACTTGGCATGCCCGAGCCAGGTTGATAAGCAGCAGTAATTCGATCGCTGGCATTGGTTAAATTGGCAGTTGCTAATAATGAATACTTTCCATAGTCAAATATATTTGTAACCGATATTGGTGCAGCAATAGAAGTGACTCCATTAATTACAATATTACCTGTACGTCTTATAAAATTACCACTCAAATTGGCCACTGTGATTAAACTGTTGCTGGCAATTGAAATGATTCTAGCATTGGCTGTGGAGTTGTTGCTCTGTGTGATATAGTCGCCCACATTGGCCGAAACGTTGGCAGTTAATTTAAGTGTTGCACTGCTGTACACTGTAGAATTGGCCTGGTATGCACTGCCTTGATAGCTCACACGTGAATTTGCTGTCACAGTGATGTTGGGTTTCCATGCTGAAATATTGCTGGAATATGAGGTTCTATCAAATTTTACGTGCGTGGTAAATGTTCTAACTTTATTGTAACTTTGATCAACAAAAGTGGTATAAGGAACAGCGAGTGGAACTGATGAAACAGTGTAGTATGCGGGCCTAACATTGAGATTTGAGCCATTTCTATATAGATATGCGTTACCAATAAAAGTTCCCGAGTAGTTCCACAGTGATACGACTTTTCCTGAGGAGTCGGAATATACCTCTGCTCGAGCACCGCTGGCGGGTTGGGTAATAATATTGCCTGTATAAGCAGAAAGATTGCCGGTCAACTTCATTGACACTGTGGCAACTCCCGGGCGTATCGATAAATTACTAGAGTCGCTAAATAACCATTGGTTGCTGACAAATGTACCAACAACATCTTTCAAAGTAATAATGTTGCCGGTAGATGCTGTGTAGGCTACCCCCGATGCACCTGTGAGGGGCTGTGTAATAATGTTGCCTACATAAACAACAGCGTTGCCCACAAGAGTTATAGTTTGTAAGGGCACACTGGTGATGTATTGCTCAGACACTAATTTTGGATAACCAGCAGCGTTTATGCCCGATCCATTGATTTGTATTGTGGGTGTAGAAGTATATCCCGATCCTGCATTAACAACATCAAATCTAGCAATAGTGTTGCTGACTACATCAAGTACTGCCTCTACAGTGGCACCTGTACCACCACCACCGATCACTGTAATTGTGGGAGTTGTGTAGTAGTTAGCACCCGAGTTACTCACTGTAACTGCATTGATACTGTAACTGTGATTGTTATTCCACTGGCTATATTGAGGTAATGTAGTTAAACTGTAGCTGTCTGACGGTAAACTGCCATCTGGACTACGATAAGCGTTGATGTTGGCAATATAAGTTGCTGGTATATCAAAGTCTGTAATGTCTCCAGAAAACGCATCACTGCCTTGATAATTAATCAAATATTCACGTATGCTGGTTCTATACGGTTTGACCTCGTTGATGTAATTCTCATAGTATGTTTGGTTGTCTTGAATATACGCTGGGAATTGTTCTAATTTTTTTAGTTGATGTAACACTGTAACAAAGCTGGTTTTAAATATCCAATCCACAGATTTTTGTTCGGTTAGAATGTAGTTGATCAAATAAAAGAACAATCCGTTAAAGTTACCAATCAGTGTGTCGACAAAAATATCATCACGCACAGTTTCAAATAGTATTCTGATCTCGTTGCCGGCCACTGCACTGGTATACAATGTGCTGTCGAATTGAACAGTGCCATTTTCAAGTCCTACTAAATCCCACATCGTACCGTTATAACGATAAACAGCAAATTCACCATTGCCTCTGTTGGCCACTCGAGCCGAATCATTAACGGTTGGGGTTAGAGAAGCTAAATCGGCATAGGTGTTGGCCGAATATTTTATGGTGTCACTGGAGTTGTAGGTGCTGTCGTACCAGTCAGCAAAACTCCAGTAAAACGGAGTATAATAACTTTGAGTGCGAACAGTGGACCATGCTGTTCCGGTCCATGTGTGCATAGTCCATAATTCGTTTTGTGTTTCGTCAGCGATTACTAACACAGTGTAATTTGATAATAAAGTTGCAGTGTTGATGTAGTCCAATTCGGCACGGGAGGCAATAGCAAGATCATACTCAGTGATGTCGGGCTGGGCTTCAGCACTATATAAATTATTGATGTTGCGTTGTTCTACAATAGGATGTTGAATCATTACATTATTGACATACTCGACAAAGTTTTTCAAGGCCAGCATTCTGTCCACAAACACAGTTTGTGTAAAGTCTAATCCAATACGTGTCTGTGGGGATAAATTTACTGCGGGAATTGTATTTCCATACCGGTCCACTCCGGCTAGACTGTCGATCATTTTTTCAACAATTCTATCAGGTATTAAACTATTGCTGTTGCCTTCTTGAACCAGTTGCCATTCGTTGTGTATAATGTTGGTATTAGTGAGTGCATCTGTATCAGCGTGAAACACCACTGTGTTGCCGGCACCAGTTAAGTAGTCACCAATATTATATAAAGCCACAGCATCGTTGCGTAGTACTGCAGCATAGGGTACCGATTGAGCAGTGGGGTTGGCAATAATTTCTTGTAAAATTTTAACACTGTTTCGTCTTGTTGAATTTGTTTCTACAGTGGTTTTATCTTTGACCCAAAAGTAATATCTAGTGCGTACAACTTTGGTTGCTGTATCTACGTAGTTTTCTTCAACATAAGATTGAAATTCTGTATAAAGAGGTACACCACTGCCGGTGTATTGGTCAGGTACAACAGAACTCTCTACCCACTCGCATACTTGCACTGTACTGCCCGGGAACATCTCGCCCCAGTGATTGGCACGATAGGTTAAATTTCCTTGTTCGTAATCAACATACCGAACCAAGCTGGTGTCCCACCAAGTTTTTCCAACCTGTGCAGCGCCCCAGTGAAAGTCAGGGCTGGCTCCGCCTAGGGGGCCAGCTTCGGGCCCACCGCCGGCATTGTAAACAGCCGGGTCGTATGCAGTGATATAGTCTAGGTCTTGTTCGGCAATGCCCAGTAACTTGCCCTTGACTGGATCAATATGATCAAAGTTTGTCAATAGTGTATCAGTGACATTGTTGTATATGTACATTCTAGTAATACTGTCAATGTCCACACGAGGTTGTTCACTGCTGATGATGTCCCATCCCACATTACCGCTGATGTTTTTGTATGTGTAGTAGGTGCCAGCATTGGGAATACTGGTCAATGCTTGGCTCACTGAATCAGTAGTTAGATGATTGCTGTCTCCGGGAGCCCCAACCAATATTGTGTCGACATTCATCGACAATCCACTGCCCAATTGATCATTGGAACTTACTGCATTGTTTTGTAACTGTTGTACCAATACATACTGATCCAATGTACTTGAAGTTAACGATCCTTCAACCAATCCATAAATGTATACTACCCCAGAACCTGCTTGTGTGTCGCTGAATGATGTAGCTTCTGCATCAAACCGAGTCAGCATTTGATCAAAAGTCATTGCTGTGTTAGTTTGCCCTCGACTAGCACTGATTATTAAATTGGTACTATCCACACTGGATGTAAGTTGACTACCAAAAGAGTTAACATCGGCAGCACCAGGGTGCTTGATAGATTGAACATTAGTGTAAACATCGAGTCCAATATTAGCCAACGCTGTTCCTGTGCCCGGGGTAATCAATAATTTTTTGTATGGTATTGCTACATTACTAGTTAGAGTCAACAATCCATAATCCTGTGCTGTTGCGGTGATCCCTGGTATATTGGCCGAATTAATATTAGCCACAATGGATTGCAAATTGCCCACAAGACTACCTGTGGCGTTGGCTCCAAATGTCACCAGTCGTCCGTTAATATACAGGTTATCGCCCACAGTGACTACTGGATCGTATACATTGCCAGTGGCTGTGCCGTAATTGGCACCGTAGTTGGCAAATCTATAAACAACACCACTGTGGTATCCCACTTCGTTATAACCAGGGCTGGATGCATATACATCTGCATCATTACCGGCTATGTGTACCACTGTTCCAAATTGATTTCCACTGCCGGGTATAGTTTCTGTTAATTTTTTTACCAATTGTATCTTGTTGGTGTCGACAGTGATTGTTGTACCCACCACCGGAGCTGCTGTAAATGTCACAGCACTGCTGTTACTGGTGTAACCTGTGGTTACAACATTACCGTTGACTGTTACCAATAAGGTGCTGGCAGTGATCGGGTACTGTGGATAATATGCTGTATTGCCTGTGGCAACAAATGATTCTTGACTGCGATTAAACGTATAAACTGCACCAGCCGATGATACGCCTGCGACAGTTTCGCCTGGAGCACCAACGGCAGTGTAATCGCCCTCGGAGGTGGTGTTAACTACAAGGCCAAATCGTGCCAATATAGCATTGCCTGAAGTGACATAACTATTACCTGTAATGGTGTTGGCATAACTGTAATAACCGTTGGCATTGGCATGATACACATACACATTGCCGGCACCGGGAGCGCCAACATATAACCAAGCACTATCACTACTGGCACTTACACTGTAGCCAAATTGATCTCCGATATTACCGGTGAATGGGCTCGATAATGTTTGTGATAAAGTAAAGAAGTAATTAAGATATGCCCCATAATTGGTGGGGTTTGCTAATATGTATGGATTTAACGTTCCTGTAATCCAAGAAATTTGCCCTGGATCTGTGTTGGTTCCTGCATCCCATTGGCCATAGTACAAGGCATCCAATGGAGATAGTGTCCCAGAATTGTTAATGTCGCCTAGTGGCCTTCCACCAACTGTTGTTGTTTTAAATAAAGTCTTTGCAGGTTCAATATCAACCGACGCTTGTAGGAGGGCAGTAATAACAGCAGTAGTGTTTACAGTAGGAGTACCAGTAGCATCAAATTTATGGATATGCGTTCTACCATACTCTGTGCTTCCGTTGCCGGGATTGCCAACGTATAATAAATTACCAGCAGAATCTAAACTGGCACCAAATAAACTCACACTGTTGGCCACTGGAGCACCAAGATTAGCCACCATGGTAAAGTTATAACCATTGGAGATATTAGAGACAAATGCAATTACATTGCCCTTACCTAAATTAGGCATACTGGCTGCTGCAAATGTACCAGTCTGATTTATAGTCGACACTGTACCAAATCCTGAATTACTGATGTAACTGTTGGCATCTAACTGCATACTGAGAGGATTGGACGTCACACTGGCGTTGGATGTGACCCAAGGTGTAGACTTGTTGTATACCACCCAACCCGCGGTGTTTTGATCTTGGTCAACCCATAATTTATCTCCATCCTGCCATTGATTCAACGGAGTGATGGCGTTCAAGTCTGTGGCTGTTTTTATTCTCAGTGATTGTAATCGGTACAAAACACCCAATCCTGTGATGGTTCCTGCAGATTTCAGCACCGGGTAACTGTTGACATCAATGATTATGTTGAACCTATAATTGTCAACCACAGACGAGACTTGATAAAACCCATCCACTCGGCCGTCAAATCCTTTGATCACAACATAATCACCACGAACTGAACCATGAGCTCGGGTTGTGGTTACTGTAACAGTGTAATCTACATTATAGAACACTGAATTTACCAGTACATTAGTTTCGTTTACGCGATATACTTGCCAACTGGTGGTGATGTTGTCTCGTGCAGCCCAGATTTTGTAACCCGGAGCCACATTGGCCAATTGTGAATTGAGTTGTCCGTATGCTTGTATATTAAATATCTGTGCATCTACATCGGCAACATTGACATATCCAGCAGTTAATAAATCATTTTCATAAAAACTAGAGTTGTCTCTATCTTTAAAAATTGCAGGAGAGTAACCCTTGCTGGACCGGTATATGTCATCGGGATAAACAGCAACGATGTTGTCAGTGGTTGTAGCTCCGTTGTTTAAAAAATTAAACACAGCGGGCTCGCCCGTGAACACACCCTCGCTGAGTATTAGTTCAACATATCTATTGTTATTCAATGCACCAAATTCTCCCACACGCATGGCCCAATCTTCATACAAGTTGACTGTGCTGCTTACACCGTTGAATCCCGCCGCAGTAAATGCTGTGACAGAATTCAGTGTGCCTTTTTGTCTAATAAACCCTTGATAAAATTTAGCCTGTGTGGGAGTATCAATACCAAAGTTTGTCAAGTATTGTCTAGGGGTAAATCCCACTTCGTTACCCACAAAGTTAGCAAAGTCGCCTTGTAATTCTGGGTCATTGAAATTATTATATCTCAATGATTTTCCAGCGTTGTAACTGAAATTTGGCAATAACCCTGTTTGAATTTGATTCTTAGCAAGGCGTTTCCACTGTGCGGGCACAAATGTTGTGGTGGCTGTTAAATTCTGTGTATTGGTATAATAGGTATTTTTGTATACCACCAAACTACCCAACAAATAATCAACTCCAGGTTGCCATGCGTCCACTGCGGCACTGTTGTATACAAAGCCAGGAGGATTAAGAGCACCGGTCCATGCACCAGTTTTTTGTCCCACTAGCTTTAATCTGTATTGTCTGTTGCCCAACTTTGGTGCATAAATTACATCATTAAACACTGTAACATTGTCAAAAATTAACACATGTTCGTATTCTACTACATCCAACACAGCCAACGCTATGGTGCGACCAGATATAGCAGTCAATGTGAATACGTTGTCGGTTCTTGACACTGTGAGTTCGTTGTACTTGATAAAATTAAATTCAGGATCTAAAATTCTAGATTGCAATGGTGCATTTTCTATTTTATCAATAACTCCTTGGGTGTTGTTTACAGTCAAGTGATTCAACACCGGACTCAATATCATAACAGTGCCCACTGCCCACCCTTGCTGACTCCATGCTAAAAATTCTTGAACACTGAGTTTAAAGTCTCGCTGTGTTTCCAAGTTGGGATCTTTATCAGCAAATACAAATCCACTACCAACCAAGTATCTTTCATAACTGATTAAAAAATCCACCACTTGTTGTTTATTGGTAAACTCAAATCCGTAAGGCACAGTGATCTTGTATTTTTGATAGTCTTGATACACTATGCCAGTGTCGTTTAGCACTGTTATGGGATAAGCATTATTATTGGCTAGACTGGGAATAATTGTAAAGTAAGGATTACCAGTGTCGTATCCACTCACGGTATATCCGTTTTCGCTTTTTTCTACTATAACTGCACTGTAGGTGACTGTTTTCACCGGTGTTGATTTATACAATTCCAGTGTGTAGTTTTCTGCTGGAATTACCACACTGTTAGTGGTGCTGGTGGGGCTGGCTTGTTCGGCCAATACTTGTAAAAATGATTTATCACTGTATCCGGCCATTTTATAGGCCAATTGCACAGTAACCAAGTCCAAGTATCCAGTAATTTTGCTCACTGGTTCTATGCCTTGGCTACGTAGGTAATCGGCAATCCAGTTTATGTATCCCGCAACTCGATAGTTGCCTGAGCCCGAACTCTCACCGTTGATGTGAATTGCCCCCGGAGTGATACGTTGTAAACTATCGCTCAATGTATATTGATCTAGAGTTGTATTTTTGTAATATCTAGTGACATCCATCAGTGTACCAAAGAAATATCCCGGCTTGGCTAGAGCAATGGCTTCTTGCACAGCATAAGGATAATCACTGCTACGTCTCCAAGCTGTTTCCACTGGGCCCTGTTGGCCCACTGCATAACTACCGTTGGCTTGGTTGCTGTTGAAAGACTTTACTAAAAATTGTGCTGGGTTACGTAGATTGCCGTTTTCGTCCACAGGTATAATACTCAACAGTCCCGGACGTGCAAATCTTGTGTCGGTGTAACTGTCACCGTTGTTCCATACGTAACCAACTTCTAAATCGCCCCACATTACTAAATTTCCCCCGGTGTAGGGTGCAACTCCATAACGTGTTTCCCACCACTCGGGTTCTTCACTAAAGCCCAACATTTCCCACGGCGCTGTATTGGGAGCTACAGTGTCGTAAAAATATTGATAAATGGCACGCCAAGTTCCCGGCAACGCTTCTCCGTTGACTGTGTCTACGAATCTAGCAAAGTTCCACGTAAACGGATCGTCGCCAACAAAATACGTGTTACTGGTAAAATCGACCCTGTTGGCCCCGACCCATTGTAAAAAACTTTTACTCAATAACCGTGTAAACTCCGCAAGACTATAATCGGTTTCGCGGAATTTACCAGGAACTGTGTTATAGATATTGTCACTGACCAATGTGGTGTCAATTTTAATATTATTGTAAATGCGTAATTCAAATTCCAACAGTAACTGATCTCTAAAATCGTTGAACGCTGGAGTTACACTACCATCATGTCCTTGTATTACATTAATGGGCGTGACGTAAGTTTCATCTAGATATATCTTAGGAGTAAATTTAGGATATAATCCCAACTTGGTAGGAGTATCAGGAATATAGTTTCCGTCTGTGTTGCTGTATTCGTTAATTGTAATGACATCATCCACCGCCAATGCAGTTTTAAATGTGATTCCAGCACGGGTAGTATCAAATACATAGTCCGTGCCTTTGGTTAATTGAACATTGTTGACATACACCAATACTGATTGATTACTCAACTTGGTGTCAACAAATATATTTGTTATTTCATAATCAGTTTGTTCTGCTTCAATCACTTTGTAAGTGATGGTGTTTTTTAACGGGCCATAAGGAACCATATCACTGTAGTACCAAGGAAACGAATTGTTTTTTACTCCGTTAATGGTCAACAGTATAGCGTCCAACATGCCGGGAATATCATCGGTGTTTATATTTTTTAATTTGATGGCCGATTCAAGTATTTTATTTTTAATCCTACCGTAGTTGTGTCTTGCCAGCTCCAGCCCTTTTAAGAAATTAATTTCAGGATCAACTAAAAATAATTCACTGTACAACACCGGGCCGGCATTTTGTAAAATATTTCCGCCTTGGGCTTTGATAGGCCTATCTCTAAGATTGTTGTCGCCAAATGCCGATCCCGTAACTTGATTGCTATTGGACACCAGTGTTACTAAATGATTACGCAATTGACCCAAAGTTAAACTGGCAAAGTTAGCATTTTCTGTGTTGAAATTGAGATTATCGGGCACTTGATAGTGTCCCAAGGCACTGACTGTTTTGCTGTAAATTAGAATATCTATTTTATCGTCAGTGACTAGATCAGGATCAGTTATTTTCACATACAGTTTAACACCGGCCGATACCACTTGAAACTGTGCAGTGGTCAATTCAGTAAAGTTTTTAAATACCTTAAAATATGGTATTGTATTTCTAGCCTCGGGTCGTATGTCTATTTCAAAGTAACGATTTACTCCGTTGTATACTCCGGATATTATTTGATATTGACGACTGGGCTCAACAACTTTGGTCCATGTGTTTCTTGCCGTACCATTCACCAGTCCAGAATTTTTTCTCAGTGTCCCCAAGGAATGTATATTTTCTGTTGTTGCTGTTGAAGCAAGTGTATACGAAAATACATCTGTATCAAAATCATTGTTGAACTGTATATCCCCAACTTGATTAAATGTTCTATAACTTAAAGGGAACCCTAGAATTTGATCATTAACCCCAGTGCCCGTACGGTATGAAAAGATTTTTGTTCCGCCCACTACCGTGCCAAGATTATTAGTAGCAGTGGCAAAAGTAGATAACGGATACAAATCTGTATCGCCAATACTGATGCCGTTGTTATCATACACATCAAACATGGGAGTTTGATTCACTCCAGTTTTTTGCTGTCCAACAATCCAGTCACTACCGTCAAACCAGTATTCTACACCACGGTTGTTGCCCTGTAACACAATTAAGTTATTGAAAGTGCTGATTACACTGTCCTCTGCTGGGCTTAGAGTAACCACAGGTGTTTGATTGATTTCAGAAATACTGATAATGAATATTTGATTTCTCACTGTGGGATCAAAATCATTGGCAAAGATTACACGTTGCCCGTTTTGTAAAGAAACACCGTTTAATTGGAACGTTGTACTGAGTTCTACTGTGTTACGTGCATCAGTTGTAGTCAAATCAAATATATCCACCGGAGTCTTTGCTACACGACCAAAATTATAAAGCTGTAGATCGGCTTCAAATTCGATTATAGGACGATTGGCTCTAACATTTTGATCAAAAACAGGAACATCATTGTTATATTCAGCCGCAGCTTTGATAACGTCGATATGAAACCAACGGTTACTACGTGTCCAAGGATTTAAATCTTGACTGGCTCGATTGATTGTGATATAATCCGGAGATGCAATACCATTGACAGCATAAGGTTCAGGTGTTACAAAATCTGTTTCCGGTAATAATTGTATTGCAGTTCCTACTCCCTCAACATAGTATGTTCTGTTGGCATAAGTGGCAGGAACAGCACTGGCATCAAACTGAATTTTTAAGCCGTTAGTGAATACAACACCGTTGGGACTGGTATAATCTGATTTGCCAACAATATCATCATCTACTTTCAATGTATTGTCGTTGATGTTGACCAAATTAAGTTGCCCAACATAGCCGGCACTTGCTCCGTCTTGATAATATATTGTATCAAGGGGTGCTGTGATGTTTGGAATTTGTTTGTATGTTAAAAATTGTAGGTCTAAATAAAAACTATATTCCGCATAGTTTTGACCACTAGATACATAAATTTTTTGATTTTTTAGTACATTGGTAACAGATATCAAATTAATAACTGGATCAGCAGCCAATGGATCAACCGCTTGGATTTGCCAAACATTTCTACGTGTGGCTCTTGGTATTGTGAGGCCTCCGGCAGTCCAGTACAAGTCGTCAATGTCTTGATTGATAAAAATAAAAGTTTTACCCAACAACTGTGAGCGTACCCCATCAAGTCCACCCAGTGCTGTGAGTTGACTGAGAGTGGCACCTTGAATTTGACTGTAGTGTAATTCGGTTGATGCATCAACAGTGCCCGATACTATGTCGTCGTTGGGATACTTCATATAAACATAATAATCTTGTGCTGTGGCTTGTGGGACTCGAAATGTAACTGTGCCCACATCTGTGCCATTGTTTTCTATTCCCAGTATATCTCTGCTGCTTAGATTGCTTTGATTATTTTTTAACCCCGATGTGCCCGCGGAACTTTGAATCCAAAAAGGGTATCCGGGTTGATTCACTACAAATTTATAAGTACCGCCACGTGCCAAACGCAGTGCTGGATTCTTTGCCGTGCCTGATCCAGAAAAGTGATAAGATCCAGTGCCGGCATCTCTTGTCACTGTGAAAGTTTGAGTTTGATCAACTCCGGCACCAAACACGTCAACTGTTGCAGGCCCGTTGGTGAGCCAATAGTATTGATTAAAATTTACAAATTTGTCAAAATCAAATAAACCATCGAAGCTGTAGGTTTCGGTGGCAAATAGTCTGCTGTGATCGTCGGTTATACCACCACTGTAGGCAATTTGATTAATTAAATCGATGTAACTGCTGAAAAAATCAACTGTACCAGTTTTGTTTTTAACAACCACACTGGGTTCCAACTGATAATTCTGTCTTAAGCCACTGCTTTCGGGCTGGTAGTTATTGGAGTTTTGATACGTGGGTGCAAATTTACGTCCTACATAGGCATTGACTTTTCTTAAATCCGGTGGGGTCACCAATTGATCTAAGGTGGCACCCAAGAATTTACGATTGTTGTCCGTTCTAAATACTTCTGGTAAAAAATTTGCAGTTTTTATTGATGCCATTGCTGTTCCCAATTATACGATGATGTTTGACCCGGCCAAGGTCTGATTAATTTGTGCAGCAGTTATAGCACTGATGATTTGTATATTATCGGCTGTGGCACAGCTTACAATAATTTCATCTGGATTGGCGTTGATCTGCATGAGTCCGCCAAATGCCAACTCAGTACTGGCGGGTACAATAATAATGCTGGCTACATTTGGTGCCAATGCGTTGTGTAAATAAGTGGCCAATTCACTGAAATAAAAGGTTTCACCAAAGTTCCAATTGGCTGTGTCAAAATAAGTATTGATTGCAACAACTACTCCGCTGATTACATCGTTGTCGCTAATGATTAAATTTGGATTTTTAACCACTTTAAATGTGGCTTGCAAGGAGGGGTTGGCCTTGGCACCGAATACTGGTTTATATCTACCAGGATTGTAAATAATTGTGTCACTGAGTGCTTTGTAATTTTCCAAGCTGGTGGCACCAGAACCATAGGCTAATTTTAATTCTTCATTGGTGGGCAATGCTGGCTCAGTGAGAGTATCAGTGGTGTCACGTATCCATGCTGTGTAGTCCGAGGTATATGATGCAGTCAATAAGTACAGGTCCATGATATTATTTGGACTGGGATCTACACGATGTGTGTTTGGACTGTTGTGTCTATATTGGAAATTCAAATTTTGTCTACCAATTTCAGCTATGTAACTGGTAGACTGTGCAAGTGTACGTGTTCCTGCAACAGATATTGACAATACATAAAATTTGTTTTCACTGGTGGCATAAAATACTTGCCCGTTGACATATAAATTTTGATTGGCTAATATAGCACTTTGAGTTGTGTATATTGTTACTATCGATGTGTTGTCTACCGGAGCCGCTGTTAAAAAATTCCCAGCATTGGTGTTGGCATCAGTGACTTGTTGGAAAAATACGTATCGTCCACTGGGTGTGGTATTGGCTATGTTGCTAAAAATATCCGGATCATCAGGAACACCATCGTTATTAACAGCACTAAAGGTAACCAATACCTGTGTATAGTCGATTCTTCCGTCGGCGGTAATGACATTGTCGTAAATATACCAGCGTTGATCCTGCCCCAGTGTTGCGGTTAAACTATCGGGTGCTGTGTTGTTTTTTAATATTGAAACTTGGTCAATCACAGTTGATCCCGACTTGCTGTCAAATACTTTTACTTTTTTATCAAAGTAGAAACGTGTTTGTTCTAAACTTTCAAATACATATTTTAAGTTACGATGAGCTAGATTATAGTTGACCCCGTTATAAGCAAATGCTATTATCCAACTGCTGTCTAATCCAGTTCCCGTGGTGCTACCAGTATTGGTCAGGCTAAACGCAGTGGTGGTGTTCAAATCAGCCGGTGCAATAATCTTCCAAGTCTGTGCGGGCACATCGTATCTAATCCCAAAGTTTTTATAACTTTTTATCAAATTAACCATGGTGTTGACAAAAGTCAAGTTGCTGAGATCATTTTTAAATACAGGAATAATACTTTCAAGCACAGCACCAGTGGGAATATTTTGTGTTATTTGCAGTGTGTTGCTGTTGGTGACCGAGGACACCAATGACCAAATGTATTTTTTATCGTTTGCGTATACAGGAGTGCCCGATACTATTATGTTCTGTGCGTTAAAATAGTTGCCTGTACCGGCTGTAAATTTTAATAGTGCCCCGGTGGTGATGTATTTAAAGTTAGTATTGGTTACATATCCTACATTTTGTATCACAGTGCCATTCACCAAGTAGCCGGAGCTGCTTCCAGAATCAGCAGTGGCTTGAGTCCACGTGGTTGTGGACGCTGGAGCATATCTTGTGTAGTTGGCATAATAAAAATGCTTGACTTCAGTACTGTTTAAAATAGGTATTACTGTGTTATAAATTACGTTGTTTATGTCATTAGTTGATGTAAAACTAAACGTTGAACTGGGTACAGAATTTTGTTGATATAACCATCCGTCGGTGCCAAACATATTGGTGCTGGAATATTTGCCTGTGACATCCAGCACATCTAGATATCTACTGATGCCAGAACTGGTTCTGTTCACTGCCTTGACTTTTAAAATACTGCTGAAGTTGGTATAAGGGAAAAGATTATAGTCTTCACCGGTGATCATTCTATTTTGTGTATAGTACTGCTGTGGTGCTTTCACACGAATATCATCAATCAACTCTCTTGTGGCAGCATTAGTGACAGTGTAGTATAGACTGGCACGCATGGTGAGTGTTTCTACTCGGTTGTTTTTGCTGACATAGTTTATTGCAATTACAATATTTTGCATTTCGTCTGGGGTAATTTTGTAATTTAATCCGTTGCTGACTCGATAAAATAATTGAAAATTGCCTTGTGGAATATTGGCAAAACTACCATCACCAAATACCAAGTCAATTTGATCATTGGCTCTTGTGTTGATTTGATATAGGTTACGACTGGTGCTTTGATTGTAAATGATATTGATGCCGGCCACAGCAGGAACACTGCTCCATATGGAGCTGGGCACTCCGGCGTTGTCTAGTTTGTATAGCCAAACATCTGTGTTGTTGATATTGTCGTAATTGACATTCACCACACGGTTGGGTAAACTTTGCTGTAGATTTAGCACTAAATTGTTCAGTGTGCCCTGTTTAAAATAAACAAAGTAACCGGTGTTGTTGCTGCCATTGCCAAGATTATCGTTTTGATACAAAATATTGAATCTACCACTGGGTGCTGGACTGGCTTCGTACACATAACTTTGTCCCACCGATGTGGCACTCACCGCTTCGAATGCTGTGCTTGTACCTTCTATTGTAGCATTAAAAGTGTAGGTGGGAATAACACCGCCCAACAGGTTAATGCTGTATTCACTGGTTAAAATACCGTTGATGTCTTGTGTGTTACCCGGAGTGCCGATGTTTTGATTGCTGATCAAAGCAGCATTAAATACCGCAGTAAACTGCTCTTGCCAATCCTCGTTGGTGGTGTCGTTCCAATTGATCAACAGGTTGGCTAAATTCAATCCGTTGCTGTCGGTCACACTCTCACTTGTGGTGATGCTGTCAATTTTTAAATAGCCTGCTGCCGGTGTTGTACGCTTGGCATTGTAGTTGATCAAGCTAGCCAATTTTAAAATGCTATCACGTCGTTGTGCTGTGTCAAAAAAACTTTCACGTGCATTTAAATCTGTTCTAAATGCTAGGCTCTGCCCTAAAAAAGCAATCAAGTCAATCAGTGCTATGTACTCTGAACTTTCGGTAAAATCATTGAAATCTTCTGGGTAGTAGTTACGTAAATAATCAATCATGCTTTTGCGTATGGTTTCAAAGTCGTAACTTTGAAAGTTGGCATTTTGAAAACTTTGGTACAGGGTAGTCCAGTCCTGATTTACCAATAAATTTGTTTGACGTGTAGTGATAGACATGCGTAAATATCCCTTATAGAGTATTTATTACAATCGAAAACAACGTATATTATTAGCTATCTTACTGTGAGTCGTTGTGTGCGAGAATCGAACTGCAGGTTCAATGCAGTCAATTGATTGGTGGGAATATACAGTAAATCTACCATTATTTGTATGCCATTTTGATATTCATTAATGGTGATGTTTTGTAAATTGGTACGCGGATCATAACCAACTACAGTTTTTACATCGTCGATGATGGCCTGTCGTACTGTAGCAGTCATGGGCTCAAACAACAGGCTCCAAATAATAGTACCAAAGTCCGGTTGCATGACTTTTTCACCTTTTTTAATATTAAAGTGATTGATTAGATCTTGTTTGATCAAGTCAATGTCAGTGACACGAAACTTTTTGTATCTGTTGACAGTGCTGAATCCTTTGTATAGTGTAGTCATAGTATTGTATTTATTCTAAAATTACGCTGATTTCACATCAGAGATTATGTTAGTTGACACAGCTGCCACAATGGCCATATGATTGACACTGCTTGCTATGTGTGTAACTCTTGGGGCAGCCGGGGGAGCCGGATAAGGATTGCCGTAACCAGAATTACCGTAATTACGTGGATTATAGTAATTTACTGCTCGTACTACATTTGACGGTAAATTGGCCAAACGCATGCCCACTGTGGGGAATCCGTCAATGCACACCATGAGATCTATTTTCATACCTGTAGCAGCCATTTGATTAACTATTTCAGCACCTTTACTAAATCCAATTAATATTACCTTCTTGGTTCCACGATTGGCTGTGACATAGGCTGTGGCTCCGGCAATATTAGTACAACTAAACACTTCTGCACTGGCGCCCATTCCAGTCAATTGTGCAGCTAGTGCTCGAACCCCGGTCTTGTACGCTTCGCCGGCCGATTCTAAACCAGTGATCAATACCACCAGCTGATCACCCGGAGCACTGGATTTAGGTGTTGTGTCGCCGTCTGAGGCCTTGGTGTTGATTGTTTGTATATGTGGCCAATCGTTGGGGATGGTTTTTAAATTGTATTTGCCTAGACCCAATTCTGTGTCAAGTGCATATACATCGTGTTGAATGTCCATGGCCTGCCCAAAGTTGTGTTGACTTGATCCCGGAGGTGCTGCAGGTATTCCTGTTTTACCTCTAGCAACATAGGCGTTATACAATGCCGCCTGTTCTTCATTACTGCGATAAGAGGTATTGACTGGCAATTTTTTACCGTACTTTTCCTTGTAGGCCTTGGCCATTTGCAGTGTAGATGATCGCAGTACAGGATTAGATGCGTCAAAGTGTGCTCGATCGCCCAGTGTTCCGCTGGCTCTAAACTGCATCACTGTGTCGGGATCAATACTGAGATCAATCGGGCCTGCGGCATTGCTGGTGCCGGTTATGGCTTGAGCACTCAGCACATCAATTGCATATCTACCGTGATTAAAGTATTCTTCAGCAGTACCAGCTTCTCCAGAAACTGTGGGCGGTGTTTTTACTTTACCAGTCTGGCGCCACTCGGTGGCCAGTTGCGGACTGCGATATTTGTGTGCTACAAATAACATGCCGGCGGCCATGCAAATGTCGTCTTCGGGTTTGATACCTTTGAGAGACACTAGTGTTTTATAGTTGGTTAAAAATTCTTTATTTTGTAAATCATCTTGCAGTTGTTTATTAGCAAGGAAATCTTTTTGACTGCGTATGCTGTCCTTGCCGGTCCAACTTTCATTTTTAGACAGTGTTTGAGCGCCGTATTGTTTGATAGCATCGGGTTTGATATATCCAGCTTCGGCCAAAAAGTAAGCATCCACTTGGTACTTGCCAATTCTTGTGCCATCACCCGGTGTGGCGGCCTTGGCTGTAGTGTCACTGCCGGGTGATCCAGCTGTTATTTCGGTTATCATTTTTTGTAGTGCAACTGCTACAGGTGGGTAGGCTTGTGGGTGTAGTGGTGGTGTATCAACACTAGAGTAATCGGTTAGAGACAGTGTTTTATCGCCGGTGAGGTTGGCAACTTGCGTTACGGCTCCGCAGGCTATGCTGTCGTAGGGTAAAATCCAAATGTATTTTTCTGCTCGTAACGCAGATCTAATGGCTTTTAAGTTCTCAATTAACTGTGCCTTGTTGCCTACACCTTTGACAATGTCGTTACTACCACAGGATATAACTGCTACTTTGACCTTGCCTACCCAATCATTTTCGTACTGATAATCTTGATAAGTTCCTACACGTCCCACAGCCGGAGCTGGAGGATTTTTGGCATTGGACAATATGGTTGTACTGTTGTCGCCAACTCGAGCCATGACACTGGTTGCGGACAATTTCTTCTGTAGTGCTTGGCCGGTGCCATAAGCAATACTGTCGCCCATGACCAATATTGTACCTTTGGTGCCGACGTTAATAGTTGCACCTGCGGGTGTTGAGGTTTTTCCACCAGTGCTGGCATAGTCCCACTGGCTTTCAAAATAGCCCAGTTCGGCATGCATATTAGTAGTGTAGGCCTGGGTCAACAAGGGGGCTGTGCTACTGATGGCTGTTGGAGATTTATATACTTCTTGCTTGCCTAACCAATCTTTGGGACAGCTGGATGATACTGTGCGACCGTATGCGTTGTTGATGCCGACGTCGGTGTTGGCACTGGTGGTTTTAGATCCTGAAGCTATGGCATTTCCTGAACTGTCTGTGACTTTAATTCCCGAACCGGATTGTAGTGTTCCTGCGGGATCAACTGCACCAGCATTGGCTAGTGCTTGTTTGACTTTTGTTAAATACCCTTCCATGTATGTTTGGAAATCGCCCAAGGTTATGTAGCCTTTTTTAGCAGTATCAAATAAACTGTTGGCGGTATAAGCAGTGACTTGAAGATCAGAATAAGTTTTTCCAGCAGGATTACCTTGGGTTCCACCATAACAGATATAGCCAAGATCTTGACCTGCTGCTGCCGGCCAGTTTATACAAGCATAGACATCGCAGAGTCTAAAAGTAGTTATCTTGCGTTCTCGTTTACGATTTAACAAATATGTTTGAACATTATCTAATTGTTGTACTCGATTCAGTTGTTGTAAGGCTTGTGTGGTTGTGCGTTGTTCTTTGGCTGCATCTGGCCCAAATTGAATCAGGCCCACATACAAGTCTTTATATCCACCCCTAATGTTAGGATCAAACGTGTAGATAGTTTCCAACATCATCGCCGCCAACAAATCTAAATAACTAGCAAAGCCCACAGCAGAGGCCACCTGTTTGGTTTTTTCTAAAAATGCTGTGTCTGTGGTCCACGGTGCTGACCCTTTGGCAGTATTCATGCCAACTCTACCCTGGTCTAATTTATTTCCATTGGGTTTGGGTAATATATAGTCGCCAGGGGATGCGGCAGTTCTAGGTGGACATACACTCACTGGCAATATCTGTATAGGTGCTTCGGTTCCAGCACCAGGTGTAGAAGATTTAACCCAAGGTTGGTGTGCTGGAAATATTGTCACTATGCTGGCAGCCTGATCAGCTACACTGTTCCATAGTCGAGTTTTAGTATCGTAACTAGTGTCGGGAAACTGTCGAGTTTGCAAACTCACTCCCGACCCGGCATTGTTGGCTCCGCCAGTGTCCAGTGCCACAGAGCCGCCTTTGAGCTCCAAGGCACCGTCAGAGCCCACAGATACTACACCACCGCCCACGATCAATTTGCCGCTGGCACCAATATTGGTTTTAGCTCCGTGAACGTTGGTGGTACTAGTGGCCGAAATATTAATATCGGCGCTGACTGCGTTGACATAGGTGCCACCTCGTAAATTCAAAGCACTGCCGGCTTCGATATTGACGTTCTTGTCTGCACGTAGATTTATATCTCCTTGAGCACGAACACTGAAACTACCACCGTTATAGATGTTCATGTCGCCATTTTTACTCAACTCAATCCAGCTACTGCCACTGGAGTTAATGATGAACATGATGCCTTCGGTGTCGTTCATTAAGATCTGATGTCCTGCAGATGACCGTATGCGTACCAACTGATCATTTCCTGTGACATCACCGTCGTCCATGACAAAGGTGTGACCACCTTTTCTAGCCTTGACTTCGTAGTCAAGAATATTGATCGAGCCATTGGCTAGTTTTTTCTCATACTCAGGATCGTCAGAGGGATCGTTGCCCAAGGCTCGTCCCGGAGTACTGATACCAAACACATGACTGGGACTTTCTCTTTGGCTATTAGAGCTTATTGCTCCTCTAACTGCATCTCGGTCTAGGCCTTGTTGAAACAGTACATTGGCTTGAAATTCGTGTATGGGCCTAGCGTTATTATAAGCATCAGGTGCAAAAGCATCGTCGCGATTTTCGTTGTATTCTGCCACCGGCAATACTTGACTACCGTCAGTGACCAAACTGCTTTTTAAATCTGCACTGGCCAACTCGGTGTCGGTTTTTCTAGCACCGGCCAAGGCTGGAACCATGTAATGCCCTATAGTGGGGTTGACACAAGCAAACCAGTAGCCACGATCGGGGTCTCCGTTGACAAAGGTACACAGCACTTGGTTACCAACATCCGGGGGTACCATCCACATGCCGTAGGTGTGATTGGTTGTTTCAAATTGATTGTTTGTGGTTTTATCTCCCACAAATGTTGCACCAAAAAACGGACTGGCATAATTTACTGTTTGCCATGCTGTTTCTACACTGGGATCGCCTAGGCCAAATTCTGGAATCCACACTCGTAATCTGCCCAGTTTGCGGGGATCTCGGTTGTCCTTTACCACTCCCATGAATGTGGCTGTGTCAAACTTGATGCCCGAGACACCTTCTCTCGTGGCCCATTTGGGTATTTTGGTTCCTGCTATTTTATCTAATGGCATAATGTGTATTTAAGTTGATGTTATATAGAGTAACCTATTATTGATTCACCAGTGGTGATCGAGTTGTCACCAATTGCCACTGTGGGTGCAGTATCTACCACTGTTTGTAATCCGTATGCATCAGGGTCTAACTCGGGAGCATCTCTTAATTCTGTAGTGGCCACTGGTGGGGTTTCAAATGTTTCATCAGCAATAGTTTCTGCTTCTTTGTTGGGCTCTTTTTTTGCATTGTCGATAATAACTGTGTTAGCTTTCTGTACCACAGCACCAAGGTTTTTTGGCGCGGTGGGTTCGTTGTTTCTTTGGGAATCACTGGCACTGTCTTCTTTACCGTCGCCGGGCTGATTTCTCAGTCTAAAACCTTCTAGAGTTTGGGTAAATTTACCACTGCGAAATTCGCTGGTGACTTTTATCAGTTGATATAGCCCACTGAAACTACTGCTGTTTTTGTTACCTCGGTAAAAACTCAGTCCTCCAGTGGCCTCGTCAATGTCCGAGGGAGTGTGAAATGTCACATTACACAATATAACCCCGCGATCCATTACCAAACTGCCGGTGTCGCCGTTGACAAATTGTTGATTTGGAGTATATCCTGCAGTGCCAATGGAATACAGTATGTCATCCTGTTTAATAAAATCTGGGTCGCCCATGATGTTTAATTTTAAATTCAACATGTCGCCGCCAATTTGATTGTAAATGCTACTTCTAAAACTGGTATTTTTTTGTGCCGCAGCAGTGGTTAAATTACTGCCGCTGGAATTGGGATTATCGGCACTCAACGGTTGTTTTGTGGCATTCAGCACATTTTGATATCCTGTTTTTTTTGACTTGTTTGATGAATCCTTGTCTTTGTTGGCATCATTGGAGTTGGGTGTCATTGCCGACACAGTCTTGGCGTTTTTGTCCAAGTTTATAGCAGTGTAAAATAAAGTATTAAAATCCAAATCAAAGGAAATAACATCTTGATTTTTTCCCGTGTAGAAATATTGATAATCTTTAACCGGCCGGGGCAAGCGAGATTTTGGTGCACGGTCATCACTGGTATTGTAATGTATGTATTCGCTGATGACAAATGTTATTTTTTTACCCCACTCTTGGCGTTCGCTGTCAAACTTAGTCAGTTCAACTTTGGGCACCACCTTGAACCAATTTATATCCTTATTGCCCACGGCCTTGCTGAGTGCATCAGCACTGGTTGGAATAGACGAATCTTTGGCTTGACTGCCCTCGGCCTTTAGTTGGTTAGTAATAAATTCGCTGTTGGTGATCACCTGTTCTATAACCGATTGGATTGAAGTTCCAGCATTGACAGTAAATGTTTGACTGGAGCCTTGGCCCGCAATAACTGCTGTTGTTCCGCCTGTGCCTTTGTTTGTTTCATTAGCTTTTTTACTTGCTTCGCTGCTGTCCATTTCTTCTTTGTTTACATTGAGTTTTTTGTTTGGAACCACACGGGCATTTTTTATTTTGTCGCTGGTGATGTTAAAAAAGATTTCATCTGGCACTAGGATAGCAGGATCTCGATTCGTCACCAGTGTTTTGTACCAAGCATTGTAGGCAGCTGCAAATCCTCGATTTGTTTTGACCACAAGATTTAAACTGCTTTCGGACCCTGCGGAGGTTGATCCTCCATTTTTATCAAGTGCTGTGGTTGCTTGGGCATTGTTTGGTTTAGCAACAGTGATTCCATAGGCCTCTGGATCCAGCTCTGGAGGAGCGGACATGTTTTTGGCCATTGTTTCTTTTCTCTCGTTGTCTTTTTTAATATTAGTGTATACAGAATTGGAGGAGTTGACAGTTGCAACATCTGCCCCTCGATCGTTGAGATACTCGCCCACAGTACTGGCTGTGACTTCTACTGTGGTTTTAAGTGATTGTGTATTATAAAAATTGGCCTGGTGGTTAAATGGCACTGCTGTGATTTGATATTCGGTGCCTTGCACAGTGGCTCGCATTTTCATATTGGTTAGTTTAATGGGAATTTTTTTATTTAATTCTGTAATTTTTTTCTCAATGTCGCCGGCGTCGTTGTACCCAAAAAAATCAATTTCCAATATGTAGGGAATTTGCAAATAGTTTTCTATTTGCAGTGTAGTTTCACTGAGATCCAGTAATCTATTAATCAACGTCATACCGTAGGGCTCAATAATAGTAAAAGAAATTTCAATTGCGTTGCTGGATCTACTGGTGGCATTGAGTCCAATCACAGTGCTCAACTTTAAATCATTAAAGTAAAAATCATCAGTAAAAAACTGATTCCTAGTGGCATGGTGTCTACTGGCAGAACTGATCAGTGTACGTTCTTTACCTATGGCAAAACTTTTTGGATCGTTGTTCAGCTGTCTGTAGTCCTCTTGGCTAAGTGCATGTAGACTTAAACCGTAGGTGTAATTGTTGTATTGACTTAATCGATTGCCCGAGACTTGATAACTCACCGCTGTGTCTGCGTCGGCATTGGAAGTGTTTTTCTTTGAGGATTGGTCTGCAGGAGTCAACACTCCTCCGGCTTGATTACCGCGGCTGGTGGGCTGGTTTGATGCGGACTGTTGTGCCGGGTTGGGAGTATACGGCACTGCGGCGCCTTCACTGCCCCACGAATTGGGATTGTAAGGGTCAATGCGAGCCGACTCTTCTGTGGTTAATTCAGTGGTACCCGCGGGAACCGCGGTACCTGTGTTTTGTGTTCTAGCAACTTCAACAGGCTGATACAATTGATTCTGGGTAAAAACAGGAACATTGTCTTTGACCACAGCGTCGGTGGCAGTTTTAGAACTGGCTCTAGCATTGATTTCTGACACCACAGGATTTAATCTGCTTATGGGCATATTAAATACCTAGATCTGCAGTCAATTGAGACTTGGTGGGAATCTGTATCACTACTCCGGCGCGAAAATCCAACAGGGGATCTTCAATTACATTGGGATTACGAGCAGCAAACACCCACCACAAAGCACTGTCGCCGTACAAGTCAAATGCCAACAGGTCGGGGCGAAATTGATAAATTGCATCTATAGTGTACACCACATCATCGTTGAGAGCTGTGATGGTTCTCGGTTCCAGTATGTCAAGAAACTGTCCAAAACTCGTAGTAGCAAAATATGGGCTAAATTTACTGTAAGCAGGTGCAACCATTATAGGAATCCTCCGTTGCCGGACAATAGTTTACCTTGTGCAAATTTACCCAAGGTAAAGTTTTTGTACACATTGGCTCTGCTGTACACTGGTTGTACTGTTACTGATATTTGACTGGCTGTGGGCAATCTCACCAATTTGTTGGCGGCAGGTTTAGTACCAGGGAACACTGTGGCTGAAGATCCCACAGGAATTTCTAAATAGTCCACACTATCGGGCATGGTGTGTGTGAAGTTTGTAACTACGCAACTCACATGCGGAAAATAGTAGTCGCCATAGCCATCTAAAAATACTATAGGCGGTGGGTTCCCGGCATTTTGTTCATTGCCAAAAAACATTTTAGTACAGGTTCTAAAAAAGTATATAGCTGCCAATAGATATTGTCCTTCATCTACTGTTTGCACGGTGAAATCTCCTGCAATGGTGATGGCAGCCACATCCGATCCTTCATAAAAATAATTTTTATAATTGCTGTGTGTCAGTGCTTGTTCTTGATATCTAGCATTGTGTGCCACAGTTATTGCAGGGGTATAGGGGAAAATAACTCCTGTTTCTGCTGTTCTAGTCAAGGGAGACAATAGTGATGAATCGGCATCGTCCATCAACGGAGTCCAGCTCCTGCCCGATAAACTGATGCGTACTCGCCAATCCAAGGGTTGAGCTTGGCCTTGGCTCAAGGTGTTTACTCGTGGTGCAGTCACTACACGGTCGGTTTGAGCTCCACCGGAAAATAATCCCGCGGCTCGTTTTCGTATACTGCTCATATCCCACCAGCTGGAGGCCGAGCCTTTATCTGTAACAGCATCGCTACTGGGACTGGAGGATAGCAATCCGTCGTTGCCCACACTCAGTGTAGAGCCGTCATCAAATGTTTGAATACTGGAACCGTCGTCGAAATATTGAGCTGGCATAGGTGTAGTGATAATTAAGTTATACAGTATTTATAAACAAAATAAACTGCTATTATTATAAAAGTGGTTGTTCATTGTGCGTAAATGTGTTAGTATACACTAACCTGTCGTGAGACAGCCTTTAGGAGAACTAAAATTAAATCAAATTACCTCAACAACAAAGATATTCTCAAAGAGATACACAAAAGTAAAACCACTTATTGCAGTTATACTCGTCAAGAATATCAAGAATACGACATGATACTGCCCGGTGTAGAAAAAATTAATAAAAAGAACACCTTGGAAGCTCGCAAATTGCGTGCCGAGCGATTGTCTCGCGTGGCCCACGAAGCCGCAGTTGCTGAAACCGGTGTCAAAAGAAAACTGGATGAGTTTGAAATTAAACTTCGAGACATTGCTGACACTGATGTAGTTTTTCGTATCATGACTTGGGATCACATTCCACTTGATGATGCTAAAACTAAAAAGGCTCGCATGACAGCATTGGAGATTAATGATACAGAAGATCCGCTTATTACCGAATACGATGAACTAGACACCACATACAACAAATATGTCAAAGTGAATTTTCCACCGTTTCAACACTGGAAGATCGATGCAGAAGGCAAAGCTGTGTGTGTGGGCAAAAGCCACTGGACCGGTGGCATGAAAACTGGTAAATTTTCAAAGGATCACGGAAAAATGACTCCAAAGCTGGCACACATGTTTGTAAAACTGTGCGAACGCTATGCCACACGTAGCAATTGGCGAGGCTACACTTACAATGACGAAATGCGTAGCGAAGCGTTGTTGCAATTGAGTGCTATTGGATTGAAATTTGATGAATCAAAAAGTGCCAACCCGTTTGCCTATTACACTGCTGCCATCACTAATAGTTTTACCAGAGTGCTCAATGTTGAGAAGCGAAGCCAAAATCTTCGCGATGACATATTGGAAATGAATGGATTAACTCCCAGTTACACACGTCAGGGCGACTGGGGTTCGGGCATGGGACACGGTGCAGACGAGTAAAATAGATTTGATCTTTGTCAAATTTCTGTTTATACTGTGACTATATGACCAACTTATTTAAAAAAGCAGCAGTTTTCACCGACATCCATTTTGGCTTGAAAAGCAACAGCACCTTGCACAACGAGGACTGCCTTAATTTTGTCAAATGGGCTACTGCTCGTGCTCGTGCAGAGGGCTGTGAAACTTGTATTTTTACCGGTGACTGGCACAACAATCGAGCCAGCATCAATATTCTCACACTGGGCTACAGCCTACGTGCCTTGGAGCATTTAAATGAAAACTTTTCGCAAACATTCTTTATTCCCGGCAATCACGATTTATATTATCGTGACAAGCGTGATGTACAAAGTGTGGAGTGGGCCCGACACTTGGCTAACATCCATATTTGTAACGATTGGACTAGTATCGGCGATGTTACTATTGCTCCGTGGTTGGTGGGCGACGACTACAAACGACTAAAGAAATTGTCCGGCAAGTACATGTTTGGACATTTTGAACTGCCGGGCTACTTGATGAATGCCATGGTGGCCATGCCCGATCACGGTGAAGTAAATCCTAAAACGGATTTGACGGGATTTGAGCATGTGTATTCTGGACATTTTCACAAGCGACAGACTCGAGGCAATGTCACATACTTGGGCAACTGTTTCCCGCACAACTATGCTGATGCCGGCGACGATGATCGAGGCTTAATGATACTGGAGTGGGATCGGCCGCCGGTGTATCATTCTTGGCCCGATCAACCTCGCTATCGTGTGTTCCAACTCAGTGATGTGCTGAAAAACACCGAAGCCATGCTGGAGCCTAACATGCATGTGAGAGTTAATTTAGACATCGACATCAGCTACGAAGAAGCCACATTCATCAAAGAAACATTCATCGATACTTACAAACTTAGAGAAATCACACTGATTCCCGCCAAAGCAACCGACTTGACCGATTACGAAATAGCCGGCAACATCAATTTTGAAAGTGTGGATCAAATTGTTTTTGGGCAGTTGAGCAATATTGAAAGCGAACAATTCAATAAAAATCTGTTATTAGATATCTATAGGAATTTATAATTTGTTTAAGATAAAAGATTTAACAGTGAAGAACTTCATGAGTGTGGGCAACAGCACCCAGGCCGTGAACTTTGACCGAAGAGACTTGACCTTGGTGTTGGGCGAAAACTTAGACCTGGGCGGAGACGATTCCGGTGCTAGAAACGGTACCGGTAAGACCACTATCATCAATGCTCTCAGTTATGCCTTGTACGGCAACGCACTGACCAATATCCGTAAAGAAAACTTGATCAATAAAACCAATCAAAAAAACATGATGGTGACTGTGGATTTTGAAAAAGACGGCGAAACTTACAGAATCGAACGCGGCAGAAAACCCAATGTCATGCGTTTCTTTGTTGGAGATACCGAACGAGAAATCACAGATGATGCTCAGGGTGATTCGAGAGAGACCCAGGCCGACATAGAACGCATGCTGGGCATGACGCACGACATGTTCAAACACATTGTGGCACTCAACACTTACACAGAACCATTTCTTGCCCTGCGTGCCAATGATCAAAGATCTATCATTGAACAGTTGCTGGGCATTACATTACTAAGCGAAAAAGCCGATAGGCTTAAAGAATTGAGTAAAACTACCAAGGATGCTATTACACAAGAAGAATATCGTATCAAGGCTGTGGGAGATGCTAACAAGCGTATCGAAGAACAAATCGAAAACTTAAAGCGTAGACAAACACTATGGAAAAACAAGCATGACGAAGACATCTCGCGATTGGAAACTGCTCTCGATCAGTTACTTGAAATTGATATTGATGAAGAAATCGGGGCACATCGGGCACTTACAGCGTATCGTCAAAAGAAGAAAGACATCAGTGACATACAGTCCTATCTTCAACGAGCCATACAGGATCAAATACGTGAAGGTAAGGCTATTGAAAAACTCCAAAAGGAAATTGCAACACTCCGTGACCATCAGTGTCACACCTGTGGGCAGGAGTTTCACGACGCAAAGCATGTACAGGTCTTGGAGGCTAAACGGCAGGATCTCAGCATTGCTGAAGAAAACTCGATTACATTTACTAACGATCGAGTAGCATTTACAGAAGCCGTAACCGCATTGGGTGAATTGGGCACAGAACCTGCAACATTTTACGACCAAGAACAAGATGCTGTGCAACATAGAGCCAGTGTGGCCAGCTTGCAACAACAGTTGGCAGTGAAGAGCGAAGAAGACGATCCCTATCGTGACCAAATAGCAGAAATGCAAAGCCAAGGCATTGAAGAAATCAGTTATGACGTTATCAACCAACTGGTGAATCTGCGAGAACATCAAGAGTTTTTATTAAAACTATTGACCAATAAAGATAGTTTTATTCGCAAGCGTATCATTGATCAAAATCTAAGTTATTTAAATGCTAGACTGGGACAATATCTAGATCGCATTGGCTTGCCGCATACTGTTAAGTTCAACAATGACCTAACAGTGAGCATCACCGAACTGGGAAGAGATTTAGATTTTGATAATTTAAGTCGCGGTGAACGCAATAGATTGATCTTGAGTTTATCTTGGGCATTTAGAGATGTATGGGAAAGTCTATATCAACCCATCAACTTGTTGTTTATTGACGAGCTAGTGGATTCAGGCCTGGACTCATCGGGAGTGGAAAATAGTCTTGCTATATTGAAAAAAATGAGCCGAGAGGGCAACAAATCAATTTGGCTAGTGAGTCACAAAGATGAATTGGTTGGCAGAGTCAACAACACACTAAAAGTAGTTAAAGAACATGGCTACACCACTTACAACACGGATGTAGAAATAGCATGATTGTTGCTATAACCGGGCACACTAAAGGTATTGGGCTAGCTGTTGCTACCGTGTTAAGTAAAGATCATACTATCATTGGATTAAGTAGGTCCAATGGTTATCATTTGGACGACATAACTACTATTATAAATGCTGGAGAGCACGCCGACATATTCATAAACAATGCGTATCACAAGTACCAACAGTGTTACATATTACAGCAATTGGCCAACATGTGGAAAGGCACCGATAAACAAATCGTTAATATCGGAAGTGCCTGTGTTAACTATCCGAGACTCGAATCAGAGTTAGATAATGATCCATGGGAATACAGAGATCATAAAACAGCATTAGAGAAGTTATTTAGAAAACTAGTAAAAGAAAATAACGCATGTGTTATGAATTTAATTAATCCTGGTGCAGTAGATACTGATATGATCAAGCATCTGTCGGGCACAAAATTAGATCCAATGGATGTAGCCAATGCTGTACAGCTTTTATTAGGTAATAAAAAAATAAAAGAACTCACATTATGGCAATAAATTGGCAATACTATCATTGGCACTTAGAACCCAGTGCTGTTTGTACACTAAAATGTCCTAGATGCCCACGCACAGAACATCCAGATACACCGTGGTTAAACCGCAACATGGATTTAAACTTTATTAAAAGTTTTCTAACTCCCGATGTATTAAAGAACAAAACACAACGCATTACCATGTGCGGTGATGTTGGTGATCCAATTTACTGTAAAGATTTTTTAGAAATTTGTCGCTATATTAAAAAAGAAAACCCAAGGATACACTTGTTTATTATTACCAATGGCAGTCACAAAAAGACCAAATGGTGGAGCGAGCTGGGTTCTGTGCTTAACAAATACGATACCATCAATTTTAGTGTTGATGGATATGATAATAAAACCAATAACTTATACCGAGTTAACAGCAACTATGATAGTATTATTGATGGTATACAAGCTGTTCGTACAGCTAACACCGAAGTATTTTTAACTTGGGCTGTTATTGTTTTCAATTTTAATCAAGATCACTTAGATAAAATACGCCAACAAGCACAGGATCTTGGCATGGACACTATACAACTTACCAAAAGCACAAAATTTGGTAGCAAATATGGAGATGCGTACGGCGGGGCAACTGATCCACTTGAACCGAGACCAGAATGGATCAGTTCTACACATCGTTACGAACGAAGTGTCGTAGATGTAAGCGGACGCAAAGAGCACAATGCCGAGTATATGCAAACCAATCAACTCATGTATCATAAAGTAAAAACTGAGTATAAGGACGCTCCCGTTGTACCGTTATGCGAAATAGGTAACCGCGGGATTTATGTCAATGCCGAAGGTGTTGTGTTTCCTTGCTCATGGACTAGCTTCCCGTATACATCGTTAGAATATAACGGTAAAGTTATCAAGTGGGCCGATAGTTTTTTTGCCCAATATCGTAGTCAGATGAGTCTAAGGAACAGATCGCTTGACGATATAGTCAACGATCCACTGTGGAATAAATGTAGTCAAGGATGGAGAGACCCCGATAAAACTTGGGCGGAATGCGGACAAAAGTGCAATCACACTGTGGTTGATGAAAGATATGCAGTTGGGTGGCTTACAAATTAAAAATATTTTGAAATTTCTAACAAAGAGATAACTACTATGCATGACATGGCTATTTGAAAACTCTCCTGTGGAAGCATTGCCCGAGGACTGTGTTGGATTTGTATATCTTATAACAAATTTAACTACGGGTAGGCGGTATATCGGAAAAAAATTAGCAAAATTTAGTCGAACTACATACAAGACAATAAAATTAAAAAACGGCACCAAGCGTAAGAAAAAGATTAGAAGTAAGATTGATAGTGACTGGCAATCATATTATGGCTCAAACGCAGAATTAAATGCCGATGTGGAGAAATTGGGAGTTGACAATTTCACAAGAGAAATACTATACTACTGCAAAAGCAAGGCAGAATGCAGTTACGTTGAAGCAAGAGAACAATTTAGACACCAAGTTTTGGAATCAGACAATTACTATAACGGACAGATAAGTGTTCGTGTACACGGCTCTCATATTAAAAATAAAATTTAATGGATATTACACTTTTTAGCGGTTGTTCGTTTACAGCAGGGGCCGGATTTGCATTAGAAAAAAATGATCCTGGCCTGTGGGTAAATCTTCTACACAAAAATGTTAAAATATTGCAAAATACCGAATTAGTAAATTGTGGAGTCGGAGGAGCCAGTAACGACCAAATATTCATTGACTCTGTTGAACATATATTAAAATACGATACGAAATTTGTATTTGTTGAATGGACCAGTTACCCTAGATATTTGTTTGATGTAGGTATTGAGACTTATGAAACTAAAGTAAATTTTATACCAAATGCCCCAATTGATCCAGACAATACCAACAGGCAACTTGGAGTAAACGAGATAACTTATACAAAAAAATATTTAGAAAATCTAAGAGACCGAGTGGTTACACTAAATCATCCGTATTACGAAATTTCTAAAATAGTTAATTATGTTAATATTTTGACAAATTTATGTAAATTAAAAAAATGTCTAATATTTTTTATCAATGGATTATGCGATTGGGATCAAGATTTTTTTACTAAAAAAGAAAATACATTGCCATATAATTACACCAACTACACTAAAAAAATATTAAATATCGATAACAGAGATGATGATGAAATTTATACACTGTACAACAAAATACACAACAATTATAACAGCATGGGCGGAATACAAGAATCACATTGGCTTAATCTTTACAATTCTTTAAAAAAAAATAGAGTTGATGTTAACAGCGACGGATTACACCCCGGCTACAAGTCGAATCAAAAATATTTTGAATTTCTCTCTCAGGCACTTTTAGATAACCTAGACACCCAGTCACAACAGTAACAAACTAGCACAGGTCAACATCGTGTGCCCCGACAACTGGACCCAGCGTCACAGGGAGGGAAGACTCGGCTGTACGAGCACTCAGCAACTATCCTTGACAGGACGTGGATCGGATATGCCTATGGAACCGGTTTTGCTGTTTGAATGGATGTAGGAACAGGCTAAAAGAGTGGGTAATGCCCACACGTGGTTAAATGTGTTAGCGTATGTTTAACCGCCGCCGTTGTATAAAGACAGAACGAGCAGGTACCGGACAACCGCCTGTGAAGAGTAGAGTTTACTCAGTAGTTCTAACGCTAAATGACTGTGCTACTCGGATGAGGCAGTTTTTTACCTTTGCCCCCTAGCGGGCAAAGTATGACCAATTAATCTGGATGAGACGGGAAAGCAAACTGCTTTCGTTAATAATTAAAAAAAGATTTCTGAACGAAGTGAAAGAAATAGATTAGCAGAGCTAATCTCAAAAGGATAGACTCGAAGAAATCAAAAGAATGGCATACCCGATTTGTTTGTGACTTCCATGTTTTCTTTTATCAGTTTGGCTATCAACTGTCGTTCTTCGGAGCTCAGCTCCATGGCTTCGCTGTAGGTGAGACCTCCACGCATGTACCAACAAAAACTAAACAGCTCGGCTCTCAAGGCTTTTGACTCCTGTTCCATTTGATCCAACCACGTAAAAATTTCTTCTGTAGTTAGAGTCAAAAGCCTCATTCGAAAAAATTTGATTGATTAAATGTTAGTGTGTTTTCAAATTCTTTTTCGCAGTCGCTACAAATAATCTTCAAAGGTTTTACTTTAAAAGTATCCACTAGGGACTGTATATGATCTTTGATGCTGTTGTACACTTGTCTACTGCACTGATTTAAAAATTCAGCGATTTGCTCGCGATCCTTTACCACAATGTTATCTTCGGTTTCGATACTGTGTATGCTTACTGTAACTGAATCTACATTCATTTGCTGTAGTTTTGCAAAGCTGGCATTGAATTGGGCTGTTTTTTCTTCTTGACTCAGGGCATCGTTGAGTATGATGGAATCAACTAAACGTTGTTCTTCGTAGGTTATAAGTCCAGCTTGATTTATGTCTTGGTAAGTCTGTGGACGGAAATTAAATGTCAATCCATCAATCTTCACGGGTGTAGAATAATCGGCCTGCTCTAGTCCATCCAGTATCACAGACAAGTCCACTGTGTATTCGTTGTTGGCCTTGCAGTGCGAACAAATACAATCGATGTCCATGCCCTTACCATAACTGGCCAAACGTATGGCAATAAAAACGGGATCCAAGTCCACTGCCGGCATGGTCCACGGATCTTGAATATTTGGACAACAACTTTTAATAACATTAATTATTCCCACCCCGTTCATCAATGCGTCAGGGGTTTTCAGTGTTAATTCGTCACGCACAGTCATGGGATACACAGGGATTTCTCCTGTCACTGGTAAATCTATAGTGTTATTGGGATAAAAACGTCCGCGACTGGGCAGTTTTAAATAAATTGCCGGTTGCCTAAAATGACCGGATAAAGGATTGTTAGCGGGATTTGACATGGTTAATTGAACTCCATAAATAGATGTATAAGTTTATTTATCGTAAAAAACTATGGCAGATGTAAAAATCAACATACCCGGTGTAGGCGAAGTAGTTGCTACCAATGCAGCTTCTGAGGAAACCTTGACTAAAATCCTAGCAGTAATGGACAAGTCCAGCAAAGATGCCAAAAAGCAAGATTCATCGCAAGGCATCTTTAAAAACATGGTAAAAGATTACCAGAGTCAAAAGAAAGCTGCCGATGAATATGAAAAATCTCTAGCAGGACTTACTAAAGAACAGAAAAAAGCACTAGCGGCCGAACGTGAAGTGGCCTTGTCACAACTGAAGTTTGAACGGGCGTTACTGGGCGGTGTGCAAGCAGTTAGTGCCATAACCGGAACCATAGGCAGCTTGGGCAAAAGTGTTATCGGCCTTGGCGTACAAATGGCCACCTCCTATGACGAAATGGCCAAAAACCCCATAGGAGCCGCTGCAGGACAGGTAAACACCTTTATTAGCATGGCCAACACTGCTGTAAAAGGTGCAGCGGATGCCAGTGCAGGAGTAGCACATGCATTTGGTGGAATCCCAATCGTTGGACCTATAATTTCTGGGCTAGGTGATGCCGCTGCTGCTGCTACCAAGGGCATGGCAGATCTAGCCGCCGCAGTGCTACACACAGCCAATGATGTAATGGCCAAGGAGTTTCAAAAGTCTGCCACAGCACTGGACGTGTATACCAAGCAAGGTGCCAGTTTTGCCAACGGTATGTTGGAAATGCGTACAATAGCAAACGATGCTGGGTTGAGTTTAACATTGTTGCAAGATGCTGCAAAAAATTCTAGACAAGAACTGAGAGAATCGGGATTGAGCCAAGGCGATGCAGTAAAAGTTTTGGCCAAAGGCATGTTGTCTGCAAAGGACACTATAGGAAAGAGTGGTGCTAGTTTACGCAACGAGATGTTGGCTTTGGGTTATAATTATCAAGAGCAGGGCGAAATTATGGCTCAGTACATGGCACAACAACGCAGTGCTGGCGAAAATTTGAAAAATATTGCTCCTGCAGAACTTGCCCGCGGTGCTAGAGAATATGCACAAAATTTAAAAATTATCAGCGACATCACTGGTGAAGATGCTAAAAAATTAATGGAAAAAGCTAAGGCACAAGCCATGGAAGCCGATTTAATGGCCGAAGCTTATGCCAAGGGTGGTCCCGAAGCTGTAAAAAAATTACAAGCACAATTGGCTACAATGCCGGAAGCTATGAAAAAGGGCTATATGGAGTTTGTTAGTACCGGCGGAACTGCTATCGCCGATGCAGCAACCAACGTAGCCATTACACAAAATCCTAAAATTATGGAACAGTATCGCCAGCAGTACGAAACGCTGGGCGATGCAAACAAAAAACAACAAGATGCACTAATTGAGTCCGGAAAACTAACCGAACAGACAGGAAAGTATGCTAGAGAACATTTAGAAGATACAAGAACACTTGCTATGGCCGGAAGGCTCAGTGGCGATGGTCAATTGCAAGCTGTGAGCACTCTTAACAATTCATTAATAATGGCAGGTGCCAAACTTGAAGAAGGTACAACGCAAGCATCTAAGGATGCATCGGATGCACAGGCCAAATTGGCTGCAAGTGCCAACAGCCTTGAATCAAATTTTGCAAGTATAACAAAAACAATGCAGGACAATGCAGTACGAATGGAAGAACTGGCTGGAGAGCATTTAGAAGAGTACGGGGAAATATTAAAAAGAACAGCAGACGCAACTGCAGAAGCATTTGACAAAGCCATTAAATTTATCAACAGTGGGTTTGATGTAGCAAGTCTTACAGCGAAACCCGGCGATGAGGAAAATAGAAAACAATTGGCAACAGCTGCGGCTGACTATAAAAAAGCATTTGAAGGAGGTGGATTCTTTCAAAAATTCTTCCAGATAGGGATGACGGAAAGTCAAAGTAAGGCCAATGACAAATACAACAAAGCCGGAGAAGCAAATGTGCAACAAACCGGCGCAGACTATTTCAGCAATATTCCGCAATTTGACGGCGGTGGCATTGCATCGGGCCCAACCACTGGATTTTTATCTATGTTACACGGCAATGAGCTGGTACTACCATTGCAAGCAGATGGCACAATAAAGACGGGCACAGACGGATACAAAGCAATAATAGACAAGTTTTCCAACGCCAGTGCAGGATTGTCAACAACACAATTGAAACCACAGTCACAAGACATCTCTGCACAAATGTTGGATTTGGTAGCAACGTTTATTGGATCAGCGACAGCACAGTCAAAACAACAAGCGACCCAGTCGCAAGACATCTCTGCACAAATGATTGATTTAGCAAAAACGCTTACTCCAGAAAATTTTTCTCTTGCACTTAAAAACATTGCACTTAAAGACATGTTTAAGGACACATTTAAGGACTTGTCTCGGGACATAACTACACAAATGGCCACCGCAGGAACTAAATTTACCCCAGAGGCTCTAGCTAGTACTTTCAAAGACATGTTTAAGGACCTGTCTCAAAACATAACTGCACAAATGGCCACCACAGGAACTAAATTTACTCCAGAAGAATTGTCTGGTACTTTTAAAGATATGTCCTTAAACATGTCTCGCGACATGACAGCACAAATAGCCGACACCGTAACAAAATTTAATCCAGCAGATTTTTCCCTGGCACTTAAAGATATTACCAATCCAATGATTGGTTTGAACGATATGATGAAACAAATAACAGAAACAGACCGTGCCAAATCAAAAGTTGATGCAGCCTTGGGCGACTATGCCACCAAGATAGACAAGCAAAAAGAAGTTGACGCTTGGCAAATCAAGCAATATGAAATTATGGAGGTAATTGCGAAAACCTTGATGGATCAAAGAGACATAGCACAAAAACTTCTTTATGCTAGTACATAATACGCTAAATATAGCATAGAGGACAATTCACAATGGCATGGCGAAAATATTTCAAGACCAGTAACATACCTGGAGCTACAAGCCCCATAGGCAGTGGTACTTCCGCAATGGCTGCTCCGGGACACACCAAGTTTGGCAGCAACTTACCCGAAGTTTATATTGGACACCCAAACCGTATTGAACGTTATAACCAGTACGAGCAAATGGACATGGACTCGGAAGTCAATGCAGCCTTAGACATCTTGGCCGAGTTCTGCACACAAAAGAACGACGAAAACCTCACAGCATTTGACATACACTTTCACGAAAAACCCACAGACAACGAAGTTAAAATCATCAAAGAACAACTGCAACAGTGGGTCAATCTCAACGAATTAAACAAGCGTATCTTTAAAATTGTACGCAACACCATCAAGTACGGTGATCAAGTGTTTATACGTGACCCCGAGACATTTAAACTGTTTTGGACAGAAATGAGCAAGGTCACCAAAGTGATTGTAAACGAAAGCGAGGGTAAAAAACCCGAGCAGTATGTAGTAAAAGACATCAATCCCAACTTTCAAAACTTAACTACAACAGCAGTGACCACATCGGACACATTTACCAATCACCCACAAGTGGGCGGAGCCAGCGGTGCTTATGTGCAACCAAGGACCCCGTATTCGGGAGGGTCAAGATTCAGTCATGCACAAAACGAATCAGTAGTGGATGCAGAACATGTGGTGCACTTGAGTTTGACTGAAGGCTTGGACATATTTTGGCCATTTGGTAATAGTGTGTTGGAAAATATTTTTAAAGTGTTTAAACAGAAAGAATTACTGGAAGATTCGATCATTATCTATCGTGTGCAACGTGCTCCAGAGCGTAGAATGTTTAAAATTGACGTGGGCAACATGCCCACACACATGGCCATGGCGTTTATTGAACGTGTTAAAAACGAAATAAGTCAGCGTAGAATCCCCACACAAAGTGCCAGCGGTCAAAACATGATGGATGCCACATATAACCCTTTAAGCACAAACGAAGACTTCTTCTTCCCACAAACAGCTGACGGCAGAGGCTCTAGCGTAGAAATACTACCGGGCGGACAGAATTTGGGCGAAATCACAGACCTACGCTTCTTTACCAATAAACTATTCCGTGGTTTACGTATTCCCTCGAGTTATTTGCCACACCCCACGGGAGATGACAACGGTGGCAGCAGTTTCAGCGACGGCAAAACCGGAGTGGCCCTGATACAAGAATGGAGATTTAACCAGTACTGCATGCGACTACAGGCCATGATTGTGGATCGACTAGACAAAGAATTCAAGATGTTTATGAAGTGGCGCGGCATCAACATCGACGGACAACTGTTTGATTTGACATTTAATGAGCCACAAAACTTTGCACAGTATCGTCAAGCCGACATTGATTCGGCTAAAATTGCTACATTTACACAGTTGGAACAGATCCCCTATCTCAGCAAACGTTTCCTAATGAAGCGTTACTTGGGCTTGACTGAAATGGAAATGAGCGAAAATGAAATGCTGTGGCAGGAGGAAAAAGGCGAGGCCGAAGCTCCGGACGCAGGACAAAGTTCAATGCGAGCCGCAGGCATCAGTGCCGGTGGCATTGCCAGTGATTTAGAAAATCTAGCACCCCCACCCGAAGGCAGTGAAGTGCCCGGAGCCGAAGCCGGCGGAGCCGCCGCGGGAGCAGGTACACCCACTGGAGGGCCAGCACCAGCAGCATCCGCACCCGGCGTCGCTTAAGAGTTTTTGGTAAATACTTTACTATGTTCCTAACTGAAATGTATGACGAAGCCCTACCGGGCAGAGAAATTGAAAAAGACGACAACAGCGTTCAGCATCTCAACGATCTTAGAAAGACAAGATTAACGTTAAATCACTTGAATCGTTTAAGAATGGCATCGGATGTTCGCAAAGTAGAGTTTGAAGAAAAGATGAAACAAACCAAGATTCAATATGCCTCTGCACCCGCAGAAGGCGGAATGATGTAACGTTTTTATAGCATTTCATAAAAATACCGCAAAAACCACCTGTTTGACCCCCAATATTATCAAAATCATTAAATATAATATATAGCTTAATAAAACACGGCTACTTTAAAGGAGAATTACATGAACAAATACGAACAGTTGATAGAACACATTATCAACGATGACGAGGCAGCAGCTAAAGCATTATTCCATAAAATCGTAGTTGAGAAATCACGCGACATTTATGAGAGTTTAATGGACGAAGAAATCGGTGGCGGTCAAGCCCAAGGATTTGTGCAAGATATGCATCAACAAGATGACGCAGCTCAACAACACGGTCTCGGCGAAGACGACGAAGAAATGGGCGAAATTGAATTAGACGGTGGCGACGATGAATTCGACGACGAAGCCGAAACATTTGGTGGCCCAGAAGGCGACGAGCATGACGAGCATTCAGAGATTGTTAGTAAAATTGATGACCTCGAAGCACAATTGGCAGAACTCAAGGACATGTTAGGCGGAGAAGAGTCTGACATGGACAGCATGGATGACATGGATCACGAAGAGCCAGAGATGGACAGTGACTTTGATACAGACGAGCCAGAAATGGATCATGATGCAGAAGAGTCTGACACCGACAACAAACCATTTGAATCACGCTCACGTAAATTAAGTGACGTAGAAGTTATGAAAGAATACGTTAACAAAATGGCCGACATCTACAATCCCAACGTGACCAGTGAAAAAGGTTCAGTAGTTGGCAAAGGTACAGCTACTGATGGCGATTCTAAGCCCGCAATCAACAACAAAGGTGTAGTGCGTAACAAGGATCTAGGCAAGTTTGATGGCGAAACAACTGACAACATTGCACGTGGCGGCTCAGAAAAAGCAGCAGACGGCAAGCCAATTCCAGAGCCAAGTAACGAGTATACCAAGGGCAAAAAAGAGCAACCTTTAGCAACCAAAGACGGTGGCTACAAAAATCAAAAAGGTGGCAACAAGCCGTGGAACCAAAAAGCTCCAGCAGAAGGTCACGGAGCTGAGAAAAAAGGCACTGAGTCAGGCAAGCAAGCCGGCGCAAAAGAGACAATGGGCGGTTCAATCAACCCAAAATCTGAAATTGGAGGACGAGTACGTTAATTCGTACTTGAACCGAGAAACAGTATGCCTACAATTTTAAAAGAACATTTGACTTTTGACAATGCCGAAATGAAGGTGTTGTCGGAGTCATCTGAGGGTTCTGACAAAAAGCATTTCTATATGGAAGGGATATTCATCCAGGGCGGCGTTAAAAACGCTAACCAACGTGTTTATCCTGTACAAGAAATTGAACGTGCTGTTTCTGCTATCAACGATCAAATCAAAGGTGGCTACTCGGTATTAGGCGAAGTAGATCACCCGGATGATTTAAAAATTAATCTAGACCGTGTGAGCCATATGATCACTAAAATGTGGATGGATGGCCCCACAGGTTATGGAAAATTAAAAGTATTACCTACCCCAATGGGACAACTGGTAGAAGCCATGCTAACAAGCGGCGTTAAACTGGGAGTTAGCAGTCGTGGATCTGGTCAGGTAAATGAAGGAAGTGGACACGTTAGCGATTTTGAAATCGTTACTGTAGACATTGTAGCACAACCCAGTGCACCAAATGCATATCCAAAAGCAATCTATGAGGGCTTGATGAATATGACGGGCGGTCAACAGATGTTTGAAATGGCACGTGATGCCAGCACTGATAAAAGAGTACAAAAGTTGTTAGAAAAGGCAGTAGTAGGCCTTATTAAAGATTTAAAATTATAGGAGATATCCAATGTTAGATGCTATCAAAACATTATTAGACAGCGGAATTATCAATGAATCTACACAGCAGGCCATCAACGAAGCTTGGGAAACCAAACTGGTTGAAGCACGTGAGCAAGTACGTGCAGAATTGCGTGAAGAATTTGCTGGTCGTTACGAACACGATAAAAGTGTTATGGTTGAAGCTCTAGACAAAATGGTTACTGAATCCTTATCTGCAGAAATCCAAGAATTTAAAGCAGAAAAACAAGCTCTAGCTGAAGACCGTGCAAAGTTTAACTCACGCATGGTGGAATCAGCAGGTAAGTTTGATAACTTTATGGTTACTAAACTTGCTGAAGAAATTCAAGAACTACGTGCAGATCGCAAGACATACGAGAACAGCATTGCTCAACTCGAAAGTTTTGTAATCAAAGCGTTAGCTGAAGAAATTCAAGAGTTTGAACAAGACAAACGTGCATTGGTTGAAACTAAAGTTGCATTGGTAGCTGGCGCTAAACAAAAATTAGCCGAGTTACAAAAGACTTTTGTACAACGCAGTGCAGAACTTGTTAAAGAATCAGTCGCCGAAAAACTAGAGACAGAAATGACTCAACTCAAAGAAGACATCCAACTTGCTCGTGAGAACATGTTTGGTCGTCGATTATTCGAAGCTTTTGCTAGTGAATTTGCTGTTACTCACTTAAATGAGAACAAAGAAGTTGCTAAGTTGCAAGCTGAATTGCAACAGTCTAAGCAAGCGATTGCTGAAGCTCGTCAAGTTGCTGAAGAAAAATCAGTATTAGTTGAATCAAAAGAACGTGAAATTAAAATTATTCGGGAATCGGCAGAACGCAAAGAAACATTTGCAAAATTGTTGAAACCGTTAAACAAAGAGAAAGCCTCAGTAATGAGTGAACTACTCGAATCAGTGCAGACCGATAAGTTACAGTCGGCATTTGATAAGTATCTACCAGCTGTACTTAACAACAGTTCCGTTAAGCCAGTTGCTGAAAAGCAAACTGTTTTAACTGAGAGTCGTCAAGTAGTAACTGGTGATAAAACTGCTAATAACGTGGAAAACTATGTTGGAACCAACGTAGTTGAGTTAAAGCGTTTGGCAGGGCTTAAGTGACTTAACCCTAAATAGGAGAAAAAGAAATGACACAAGCATTATTAGAAAGCCGTTGGGGCGAAACCAAAGACGCTCTGCTTGAAGGCTTAAACGGAAGTAAAAGAACTACAATGGGTGTAATTTTGGAAAACACTCGCAAAAACTTGATGGAAACTGCAACAGCAGGTGCAACAGGCTCAAGTAACGTGGCTACACTTAATCGTGTAATTCTACCAGTTATTCGTCGTGTTATGCCTACAGTTATTGCAAACGAAATCGTTGGTGTTCAGCCAATGACAGGTCCAGTAGCACAGATCCATACATTACGTGTACGTTACGCTGACGGTGTAACAGGTACAGGTGGTGCAACTGGTACTGTAGCTGGTGACGAAGCATTATCACCATTCAAGATTGCAACTGCATATTCAGGCTCAACTGATGGTTTCGCAAGAACCACAACAGCACTTGAAGGTGTAGCAGGTAACAGAATCAACGTTCAAATTTTGAAACAAGTAGTAGAAGCCAAGACACGTAAGTTGTCAGCACGTTGGACATTTGAAGCGGCTCAAGACGCACAAAGCATGCATGGTTTAGATGTAGAAGCAGAAATCATGGCAGCATTGGCACAAGAAATTACTGTAGAAATCGATCAAGAGATCTTAGGTAGTTTACGTAGCTTGGGTGCAGTTGATTATGCATATGATCAGTCCAGCGTTTCAGGTACAGCAACATTTGTTGGTGATGAGCATGCTGCTTTGGCAGTGTTGATCAATCGTTCAGCAAACTTAATTGCTCAACGTACACGTCGCGGTGCTGGTAACTGGGCAGTTGTAAGTCCAGCTGCTTTGACAGTGTTGCAAAGTGCAACTACTAGTGCATTTGCTAGAACAACAGAAGGTACATTTGAAGCTCCTACAAACACCAAGTTTGTTGGTACATTGAATGGCGCAATGCGTATCTATGTAGACAGTTATGGAAACGATTCAACTCCAGTATTAGTTGGTTATAAGGGTTCTAGCGAAGCTGATGCAGCTGCGTTCTATTGCCCATATATTCCGTTAATGAGTAGTGGCGTTGTTTTAGATCCGGCTACTTTTGAACCAGTAGTTGGCTTTATGACGAGATATGGCTACGTCGAATTAACAAATACTTCGAGTTCTCTTGGTAATGCTGGCGATTATTTGTCAGAAATTAGCATCAGCAACCTTAGTTTTCAGTGATATTTTTGTAGTATTTGTATCAAACAAAAACCTGCCCAGTGCAGGTTTTTTGTTGACAACGGCATAAATACACATGTTCACTCGCTAAGAGAGACTCTCGGAGCACCACTTCGGGCGGCCTAGAACGCTAACGCCCTGAGGGGCAAAGGAGAAACAAAATGGCAAAATTAAAAATTTCAACAACAACTTCAGTATCATCAGTAAACTATCCACAATCACAAACGGATAGATTTGTTACACCAACACTAGTCAACGGTAACCGCATTGGTGGTGTGGGTGGCGCAACAAGTCAAACCGGTTTACAAATTCGACCCACAGTTTTCATCACTGGTGGTAGTGCCTTACCTGGCAGTATCACAGCACAAAAAGGTGCTCACAAGTTTCGTGTGTCAGATGGAACTAGATCGGGTACGTGTCGTTTGGTAAACAACACAACCTTGGCAGCGGGTCAAATGAACCTGTTCGCTAACATCTGTGTTATTCCCAGTGCAAACATAGCAGCAGCCAACATTGCTGGTAATGCCACACAAACTTGGGTTACTTGGACTTCGGGTACGACCATTGGTCCAGTAGCAACACCACGTGTGGGCGACTATATTCTTGGATTCACCAGTGCCAACATTGGTGCAGCAGGTGCTCAAGTCACAGCAGTGGTTTCTGCAACCAACGTGGCAGTGGCCATCACTGGCAATGTTTCCTCTTCTACTTTTGTGTTGGCCAACACAATGACATTAGTAAGTAGAATTGACAACAAGTATATACATGACTTCACCACCAATGGCACACGAGACAGCACAGACGGCACAGTGACCTACTACACCAGCGGCTTCAATCCAACTCGATTCCGTTATGTGTTGGGCGGCAATGCCATATCAGCATCGGCCACAATAACATCGGGCTTTGCTAGAGTAATCAGCGGTTAATAACTATAATCAGCTGACGTGAATCAGCATGAATCAAGTTGAAAACAGCCTGTGGCAACACAGGTTGTTTTTTTTTGATATGCATACTAACAATTCAACTAAATACTCTATAACAGGATTGTAAAGATGGCAACTTTTAAAAGAATTTCTGGTGATTATACCATTCAGAGCATTGGCGCCTCTGATAATGTAAATGTCAACACCAATACACTTGTAGTCAACGGTAATTTACTAGTAACTGGTAATACTACTAGCATCAACACCACCAACACTACAATTTGGGACAATATCATAACGCTCAATGCCAACGTGTCTTCCTCCACAGCCCCCACTCTAAATGCGGGTATCGAAGTGAACCGTGGATCCAGTGCTAATGTTGCATTGCGTTGGAACGAAACATTAAAAAATTGGCAAACCACTGTAGACGGCTCCGCATACGGAAACATCATAACCACAGCCACAGGATTAACAGCAAACTTAAATCTCAACGGATTTCGAGTGTACGACACAGCCACCAGTGTACAAATTTATGCAGGCACACCCTCTGCTGGTGGCTCGGGAACTTACATCACCAACGGAAATTACACAAATCAAGAGTTGGTTACCAAACAACGCAGCATCGCTTACAGTATTATTTTTGGATAGGACAAAACATGGCAATACAAAATACCACACTAACAACCACAGCCTCTAGCATCTACACTAGTTCGGGCAACACAGCAATCACAACTATACACCTGTGCAACTACACTGCTTCATCGGTACAAGCCAATGTGTATGTGGTGCCTTCAGGCGGCGTTGCAAACGGAACCTCAGTTATATACGGTAATGTTACTATATCGGCCTATAACACTTTGATCATTTATCAAGAAAAATTTGTATTGGCCAACGGTGATTTTATTGCAGCCAATGCATCGGCAAGCAACAGCGTAACTGCAACTGTAAGTTCAATTGGAATCTAACACATGGCAAGATTTTTAAAAAACCCCGACTTAACTCCTGGAGGTAGCCAAGCGGCTAGACTACCAATGGTGCCCAACAGCAGTTATGGTGATGCACCTGTGGATGGCATTATACGATTCAATAGTTCTTCTAGTAGAATTGAATTCTACTACAACAATACATGGAATCAAGTGGCTAAAATTGGTACATTAACTCCTGTTGTTGATGACTTAGTGGGAAACGGATTTGCTACTGTGTTTACAATGAGCCAATCACAAAGCGATGCAAAAAATATTGTTGTAACCATTGGCGGTGTGTATCAACTTCCAGATACAGCCTATACAGTGTCAGGAGCAACAATAACATTTACTTCACCACCACCGGCACCCAGCTTACCTTCTAGTCCAAATAGAATTAATATAATTCACAATCTCAACAGCACTAACGTGCCAGCCTAGGACAGGATATGACAATAGGACGCATATCAGGGCCCATGCTGTACAGTAACTTGGATCGCCAAGGTACTGATATAGCCGTTGATACCGATCTCGTTTATTTTGATGTCAACAATCGTAGAATTGGTATCAACACAGCCACTCCGGGATATGCACTGGACAGCACCGGCAATGCTAGAATTGCCAATCTTTACATTCTTGGCAATACCATAACTAGTAACACTGGAAAGATCGGTTTCAATACAATTTCAAATGTTGTTATTGCTGGTGGCAGTAATAAAGATGTCATCTACACCGATGGTAACGGTAATTTGGCATTTGCCAACATAGCCTATTTAGCCGGCGGCTTGCTGGGCAACAACATTGCACTGGGGACTAATACTCGCGGCAATCTAACAACACCGGCGCTGACTCTCACCACCACAACCACAGTTACCGATTCTGTTGCACTAATAAACGATGTATTGGGAAATATTGTAACTAACTTGGTCACAGGTACTGCAACAGTAACCGGTAATCTAACAGCAGCAAATTTAGCAGTGGCAAACTTTATCTCTGGAAAAATAAAAACTGGAACAGTTACTATTCCTACCAGTGCCAACATAATTTACGTTGCTACTAACGGAAATGACACCACCAACGATGGTACAATTAATTCGCCATTTGCCTCAATATCATCTGCTGTAAATTACATAACCACCAATAACTTACAAAGCGGTATGCCGTCGATACATGTAGCACCGGGAACATACAGAGAAAATAATCCCGTTACTCTGCCCAACAATACTTCATTAATAGGCGATACCATACGTTCGGTGGCGATTATACCGCAAAACCCCAACTCAGACATATTTTATGTTTCTGGAGGTAGTTACGTTTGGGGTCTTACTGTAAAAAATTACAATGCCAATGCATTTGCCTACAGTCCTGCCATGATCAATATGAATTTTTATGTAAGCCCGTATATACAAAATATTACATCATCGGCAACATCGGCAAATGCCTGTGCTGTAATGGTTGACGGAAATTTTGTGGGTCCTTTGAGTACAAAAGGTATGATTGTGGGTTTCTATACAATGATCAATCAAGGTGGATACGGTGTTCGATTAAAAAACAGTGCGTACTCTCAACTAGTAAACATATACACCATTGGCGCCAATGTTGGAGTTTGGAGCGATTCTGGATCATTCTGCACATTAAACGGCAGTGACAGCAGTGTTGGTAACATTGGCTTAATGGCCACTGGTAAAGGCCCACTGTTGACCTATGGCAATACCTCGGGTTATAGCACCAACGGGGTATTTACGATAACCAATATGCCAAAACAACCCAATGTTAACCAAGTCATGACCATTGCCGGCGATCCAAATTATTACAGTATCGATACCATAACACCGATTGATTCAATCACTTACCGAGTAACTGTTCCTGAGACTTATGTTGCCAATCTAGCCCCGGGTGCCAATGTAACATTTTATCAACGCAGTGGAGTTGTGGCCAGTGCTCATACATTTGAGTATGTTGGTGCTGGTACTAACTTGGCCACAGCCTTACCGCAGTATGGCGGAATACCCAATGCCAACTTAAATGTGATTACATCTGGCGGCGGTAGAGTAACTTACACGGCCACAGATGAAAAAGGAAATTTTTGGATTGGTAGCAATTTAACTGTTAACCAAGGTACAGGAACTATTGCCGGCGATGCATTTAACAGAAGTTTGTTTGCATTAATGACACCGTATATATTAGCACTAGACACAGCAGTAATTTAAAAGGATAATAACATGGCATCAGTATTAAATGTATTTAAAACGTACACAGCCAATTTGACCACTACAGGTTCTACAGTTTATACAGCACCTGCAGGCTATACCACAGTGGTGCTAATGGCACAGGTCAGTAATATTGGCAACAGTTCTGTCACTATTACTGCAAACTATGTTCCCATAGCAGCTCCTAGCTCGCCCACTACAATAATCTCAGGAATTCAAATTCCCACAAATGATGCAGTTAATTTAATGTCCGGGCGACTTATTTTAATGACCGGCGACAGTGTTTTTATAACAGCCAGCTCTAATAATGCAGCACAGGCACTTTTTAGCGTATTGGAAACATTGAACCAATAACATGAATCAATACACCCATGGACGAAGCCGACTACTCAGTAACCGTGTAATAACCACAGCACCGGGTAATGTCACACTGGATAGATACCAATATTTGGATCTCAGCTCGGCTGAACCAAATTTAGGTGTCAGTGCCAATGGCAATGTGTTGACAACAACAATCTATGGCGATAGAATTTGGTCAAATACCCTTACTATCTCGTCTTTAACTGCCAATATTGGCATAACCGGCAATCTCACAGCCGATACAATAACACCATATCAAACTCCTGTAACAATTTTTAACAACACAGTGGCAGTGGGGTTACCTGTGGGCTCAACGGCACAAAGATCTGCTGCTGCCACCGGATATATACGCTACAACACAGATTATGCTTCGCCTGAATATTACAATGGATCCGCTTGGATACCGTTGACCAGTAGTATCACGGATCAAATAATAACACCAAACGGAACAAGTCAAAGTTTTACTTTGAATCAATCGGCCACCACAGCGGGTGTAATTGTCAGTATCAACGGTACTGTGCAACAACCGGGCACTTCTTACACAGTGGCAGGAACTACTATAACATTTACTGAAATTCCGTTGGTCTCTGACATCATCGATGTTAGATTTATTGCCAGTACTGTATTGTCAATAAATGTCAGCAGTTCAACAGTCAACACCGGTAATGTTGCAGTTGGGTTAACTGCTACCATTATTGACAGTATTGATACAAGTCTTTATAGAAGTGCTAGATATTCAATTTCAAGCACCAATCCATATGATTCGCAATTTGCACAAGTGATGTTGTTGCAAAGAGCCGGAGTTGCAACCGTAACTGCGTTTGGAATCTTAAACACCGGTGGTAACTCAGTCACATACTCAGCAAATGTCAGCGGCAACACAGCATATCTTTTGGCCACCGGTACCACCAGCTCAAATCAATTGAGAATAGAAAAAACCTACTATACGGTCTAGCAATTTAGTAAAAATTGGCTAAATACTTTTATAGATAATTTCCAAGGATAATTATGGCTGTAACGCGAATACAAAATAATCAAATTACCGATAGCACAATTACCTACACTAAAATTGCAGCAGGCACATTAGTTGGTAGTAATTTTAATCCTAATTTAACATTAAATTCTAATGTTACTGTTATAGGTAATTTAAGTGTTTCGGGCAATACAACCACAGTCAATTCAAACGACACCTACATCAACGACCCGGTTGTCGTATTTAACAACGGTTATACCGGCAGTTTAGCCAACTATGACATTGGTTTATTGGTGAATCGAAACTTGGCCAGCTTGTCGGGCTACGGAACAGTCAATGCATTTTTTGGATGGAGAGAGAACGAGTCTTCGTTCAATGCATTTGCCACAACAGCAACTGGCGCCTACGGTACCAGTCAACAAAATTTAAATAATTCAGGCTTTGCTAACATCAAAGCTGGAAACCTTTTTGCACAGTCGGGCACTGTCACAGCCGCTACTATAAATGCTGCTACAATTGGTAACACAGGTGCATTGATATACGGTACAGTTCAAGGCACTGTAGCCACAGCCAACGTGAGTTTGTATGACTCGGTCACTGCCTACACCACCAATGCTAACTTTTTCCCACAATTCAGTAACCTATCAACCACGGGTAACAGCGTAACCGGTGTTTCGCCAAACTTCCTTTTTAATCCCAACTCGGGCAATGTGTACGCAACTGCATTTGTTGGGTCGGGCATTTATTTAACCGGAGTTGCAGGAGCAAATTCTGGTAACACCGCATTCTACGCTTGTACTGCGCCTTACACTACAAATCAAACATTTTATCCAATGTTCAGTAACTTGGTGACTGCTGGAAATACCACACACGGCGTGGCAACTAACTTATCATTCAACCCCGGCACTGCCAATTTGACTGTGGGCAATATTGCACTCACCGGTAACACAGTGAGCAGTTTAAGTGGTACACTGTTGAACTTGGGTTCAATCTCAAACATGACTATATCGGGTGGTGCCAACGGCTATACTGCAATCACCAACGGTGCTGGAGTGTTGAGTTTCAGCCCGGGCAATGCACTGGTGTTGGGATCTAACAGTTCCGGACAACTGGTAAGCAACGCAATAACATTAACGAGTACAACCAACGTGACCGATGCAATCGCACAATTAAATCAAATTTTAGGCAAGTTAACTCCGGCTGCACCTCCCAACTTCCCGGGCAACGTAGCAACATCCGTTGGCGCCGCAAGTATATTCAGTATCACAACCGGTACCACATCGGCTATTATGACCGGTGATGCGGCACGTGGTACTGGATGGACACAGCAAAATAATATTTCTGGTAACACTTATCAGTTGGCCGGCGGAACAACATTTTCAGCGGTGCGTGCCAATACCATTGCAACATCAACACTGGCAGCAATCAAGTCAGGTCAAGGTAACGTAAGATCTTGGTACGGTGGCAACATCATAACAGGATTTGTAAACTTAACTGGTGCATTGGGCACAGTGACCAATGGTAATTTGTCAATTGTCAACGATACAGACTACAACAACATCAAGAGCACAGTGGCTGCTGGATTCTGGTACAGTGCCAACGTTTCTATATCGGCCGCAGCAGGTATGTTGCCCGGCTGGAACAGTATTCTAATCGAAGACCTTGGCGGATACACAAATGGCAATACCAACACACTGATGTGGTATAATGATATTAGTTCTACTGCTGCTGGTACACCAACATTCTCCAACACCAGTGCTACATTGACCACCAACGTGGTGGCTTACTCTAGCTCAATTCCGCATTTTACATCCGGTACTGTGTTTAGATTAAAAGGCAACGTAAACAATTTATCCGGCGATACTTATCCAACCGGTAACGTAAACTTGACCAGTGCCACTGCTGCCGCAGGCGGCTTCCAAGCTCCCACTGCTGTGCCATATACCTCAGCAGTGGCCAGTGCTGGTTATTGGTCTGGTACTGTACCGTTACCAAGATATTTGTGTAACCCCACATATGGATTCGGTACAAGTGCCTATTACGAAACCAACGTTAGTACATTGGCTACAGGTTTTGGTAACAGTGCTCTAGGGCCAACATTAACAGTAACTAACGGCTATACTCCTGGCACCAGCGGTACTAACGGAACAAGTTTTGCACCTGGTGTAACGGTATTATGGAAAAACGGCACTGGCACTGCAATTGACGAAACTACTATTGCTGCTACAACGCCGATTGGTGCAGTGTCTGGTGGTATGTATCGTGTTCAATACTTACAAGCAACTGATACTGGTAATGCAATAACTGGTTCTGAAACAGTCTGGAATAGCACAACAACACCGTTACAAACATATGATGCCACAGTAACTGGGTGGGCTTCTCCAACCAGTGGTGTTATACGTTGCGACCAAACCAACTACTCAACCGGTTATTTGCCAGTGGGACCAAACTTAACCGGTCAAGCATCAACACAGTACTTTACTGTGCGTTTTGCACAGGCCGGTGTTACAACTTTCTTCCTAAATTATACTGGTATTGCTGCTAACATATTCTGTGCCATGCCAACTTCGGGCGGTGTAGGTGGTACCAATGCCACCAACGTGAGTAATGCCACTTGGAATGGGTGGTTAACTGCAGCCATATCCAATCCAGGCGGTGTTCCTGGTAACGGATCGGCTGGTAACGGATCGGCTGGTTGTGTAACCGGTGCAGTACCCTCGTTCAATACAGCAGTTACTTCGGGCACGGGTAGTGGTAAGATGCAAATATCGTTTGGTATTACCAACTCAACCGCTGCTGTGGGCAACTACATTTACATAAGATTTAAATTGACAGCTGGGCAATATATATCGGCATTGTCATTAACAGCATCATAACATAACGGAATAACAAAGAATGACTTACGCTTCAATCACATCCGCACAAATTGTTGATTATCTTTATAAAAAGGTAGGATACGGGGTAGCCAAAACAGACGTTAGTTCAAGAGCGGCTGCCAACGAGGGCAATGCAAGTCCGTTCTTAACATTGGGTACAGCGTTGTATCAATTAGATTACGCAATACCTCGATACACTTCATTTGGGGCAATGATCACTGGTGGTAACATTGTTACTACTGCCAACCCAACAACAGGGTTACCGGGCGGTTTAACTATATCAAACGTGGTTACAGTGCAGGCCAGTACGATTGTTGGCTCGCTTACTGGTGCTACTTGGCAAACCAACTTATACAACTGGATTCCAGTTCCAGTGGGCGGACAAGGTTATCAGGTGGGTGTATTTGCTGGACCCGCAGGACTAGACGTTTCGGGTTTACAGGGTTCATCTGCCAACCCCAACGGGCCTCCTAGAACTGTAGCAGTTACAAACTCGGGTACCAACAGTGACTCGTGGTATTTTGACTATCAAGCGGGTATTTTAAATTTCCCTGATGTAAACGTTCCAACCACAGTTTCCAACGTAAGCAACGTGGTTTACATAGTTGGTGCTGTTTACAGTGGATATACAGGTATTACCAACTGGGCCAACTTGAGTGTAACTGGTAATATCAACAGCGTAAGTGGCAACATCAACTTGACCAACGGCAACGTGTATGCTCAAAACTATTACGGTACTTTCCAAGGCACAATTGGTGGTGGTACCAGTATTAACTTGGCCAACGTGGCCACATACGAAACAATAACACCGGTTAGTACAAGTCCAAACACATTTTATCCAGAATTAAGTAACATTTCTGTTGCTGGTAATAGTATTACCGGTGTATCAACTAACTTGTCATTTGTGCCCAGCACAGGTACACTGACAGCAACTGCATTTTCAGGTGCCGGCAGTGCATTGACCAGTTTAACTGCCACCAACATTGTTGGCACAGTGGCAACTGCCAACGTGGCATTGTACGAACAAATCACTAACTTAACCAACAACCAAACTTATTACTTGCCATTTGCCAACGTAGCATCGGGCAACAGTACACTGGGTGCAGTAACCGGGGTCAACGTTAATCCAAGCACAGGACAAATTAATTCCGTAGCTGCCAATGTAACAACATTAAACGTTGGTAGTACCAGCGTATTGGCAGGGCAAGTACAAATAACCAATTCCACTCCTGCAACTACATACGCCAGTGGTGCATTGGTTGTTTCGGGTGGCTTAGGTGTTGCTGGTGCTGCATTCTTTAACAGCAACGTCAGCATTGCTGGTAACTTGACTGTAACTGGTAATAGTGTAAGTATCGGTGCAAGTACATTAAGTATTACAGATCCAATTATTAACTTAAACACACCACAAGACCTAACACCACTGACAGTTCCAACTACTAGTGATATTGGTTTAAAATTCCACTACTACGACACTGCAGACTCAGCGGGTTTTGCTGGTAGAACTGTAGTTGACGGATACTTTACATATTGGACCAAAGGTACAGACACTGCCAACGTATTTACAGGAACAACACTTGGTACATTCAAAGGCGGCGGAACAATTTTAGCCAATGCCAGAGTAGTGGGCGGCGGTTTATCAGCCAATACTGGATCTATGCAGGTCTGGGGCGATGCCAGTATAACCGGCAACTTGTATGTGGGCAACGGCTTACAGAATACTCCAATTGGTACACTGGGTTCCAGTACCGGTAACTTTACTACAGTTACAGCACAGACAATAAATGCTGCCACAATAGGTAACTCGGGTGCCACACTGGTTGGAACATTGAGTTCAACCAACATTGCAGGTACTGTAGCAACTGCCAACGTTGCATTGTACGAACAAATCACTAACTTAACCAACAACCAAACTTACTATTTGCCGTTCGCCAACATAACCAGTGGAAATAGTACACTGGGTGCAGTATCTACAGTTAGTATAAACCCATTCAGTGGTAACTTATCGGCACCGTATTTTGTAGGTAATGCTGCCTACTTGACCGGTCTTCCGCCAACAACTGCGTCTGGGGTATACCAATCAGCCAACGTGGCATATTATGAACAAGTAACTCCACTTACTACAAATCAAGTGTTTTATCCAATGTTTAGTAATTTAGTTACTGCAGGTAATACCACTGCTGGTGTTGCTACTAACTTGTCATTTAATCCCAGTACTGGAACGCTAACCGCAACTAACTTCAATGGCACAGTTCAAGGTACTGTGGCCACTGCCAACGCCACTATTTACACCGGGGTAACTAACACAGCTTCAGGTACTTATTACCCCGTATTGAGTGCTCAAAGTGTCACAGGTAATGCACAAGCCGCAGTGAATTCAACACTGACTTATAATGCCGCAACCGGTGCATTGACAGCAACTAGTTTTAGTGGTACTGTAACTGCCACCAACGTTGTGGGCACTGTAGCAACTGCCAACGTGAGTTTATACGACTCAGTGACAGCATATACTACGAATCAAACATTTTACCCACAGTTTAGTAATATTTCCACCACAGGTAATAGTTTAACTGGAGTGGCAACCAATTTAACATTTAATCCCAGTACTGGTACTTTAAGTGCAACTGCACTATCGGGGACACTGTCGGCTGTCAACGTAGCAGGTACAGTGGCAACTGCCAACATAGCACTATACGAGCAGGTACAAAACTATACAACTGGTACATTCTATCCAACATTTAGCAACACAAACACCAGCAGTGGTAACACCACAGTGGGTGTTAATAGTTCATTGACATACAATGCTGGTACTGGAACATTGACGGCAACTACATTCTCTGGAGCATTTTCTGGTGCTATAACCGGCACAGCAACCACAGCCAACGCCACAATTTACACAGGTGTAACCAATACCAGCACTGGTACTTATTACCCAATGTTAAGTGCTCAAAGCACTACAGGCAATGCACAGGCCGCAGTCAACGGTTCATTAAGTTACAATGCTGCAACTGGTAACTTAACTGCCACTACATTCACGGGTGCTGGTGTATTCTCAACCGTCAGTACAACAGGTGTAGCAAGTTTAGGTGCCAACGTGGTGATTACCAACGGTAGTAATACCAACAACGTCACTAGTGGCGCCCTAGTAATTGCAGCACCCGGTGGTATTGGAGTAGGTGGAAACGTCAATATTGGAACTCAAATGTTTGTGGGTTCTGGGGCACAGGCAACAGTGTTAACAAGTCCAATTGCTGTCAAGCGTGGCACCAGTACATCAGGACCAGGCGTACAGTTTACACAAGATGCATTGATCAATGCTACAAACACTGGATCCAGTGACTTCATTGCATACGGTAACAATTATCCAGGACCGGCAAATGACCACGGCTGGATGGACATGGGCTTCACTGGTGATGCGTTTAACGATCCAGCATACTCAATTACTAAATCAAACGACGGATATTTATTTTCATCCGGTGCAAATGCCACAGTGGGCGGTAACTTGGTATTAAGCACAGACTGGACAGGTAGTTACAACGACATAGTCTTGGGTGTAGGCAGTTTCTACGCCAACAGTGAAGTTGCAAGATTCCACGGTAACGCAACAAACTCGGGCACATTTATTGTAAAATTACCAACCAATGTTGCCCCGGCAGCCAACACAGGTGCTTTCCAAGTTTGGGGCGGAGCAAGTTTTGGTGCCAATCTATACACCGGTGGTGCTGCTATATTCAATGGCAGTCAAACTGCTGGTAACGAATTCATTGTTCGTGGTAGAAACGATGCAACTTTATTTTGGGCTAGACCCGCTACATACGACACAGTAATCATTGGTAATTCAGCTACAGCAGGCACGGCAGTGCCGGGAGCCAAGTTATTGATCAACACCAGTGACAGTATCATGTTACCAGTGGGCACAAACAGTCAGCGTCCAAGTGCCGCAGGACTGGGAACAGACACCGCTGGTATGTTGCGTTACAACTCAACTGCCAACTCAATTGAGTGGTATACCGGTTCAAGTTGGCAAAGTGGTACAGCATCGTTTACAGTGATAGCAGATCAACAGTTTACACCTAGTGGAGTTACTAACACATTTACATTGTCAACAGCTGCTACAACAGCCAGCGTGATTGTAAGTATAAACGGTGTGGTGCAAATTCCAACACTGGCGTATTCTGTAAGTGGAACAACATTGACATTTACTGAAGTTCCGTTAGCAACCGATATTATTGACGTTCGTACATTGACTACAACTTCAACTGTTACTAACCTGTCCAGCATAGCCGGTAAAGTACAAGTTTTAGTTGACGACAGTGCAGGTGTAATATTCAGCAGTGGTACAAGCGGAAACGTACTGGTGTTCACTATGCCTCCGGGTGGTGGTTTAGTATCGCAAGATGCCAATGTGTCTGTAGCAAGTGCTGCAACACCGACTACCATTGACACTGTCAGCAACAGTTTATATCGCAGTGCTAAGTATATTGTGCAGGTCACCAATGGTACAAGTTATCAAGCAATGGAAGCAATGGTTATACAAAATGGTACAACAGCCACTATTGCTCAGTATGCCAACGTCACAACTGGTAGTAATTTGGGTATATTAAGTGCCACAGTGTCGGGTGGAAATACATTGTTGCAATTTACAGCGGTAAATGCAACCAACACAGTGAGATTGACAAGACAGTATATGTTGATATAATATTCAATTAAATTAATGTCCTTATCGGGGAATATGGAACCGGGGAAAAATAAATGGCAAACAGTAATTTTGTAGTACAAAACGGCCTCACAGTAGGTCCTCTTACAATCTTTGCAGGCAATGGTGATGTTATTACCGCAGGTAATGTAACGTCCTATGGGCAATCTCAAACTTTTGTCAGCATCAACAATACCCCAATTGGTAATGCAACTCCAAGCACCGGTGCATTTACAACATTGTCGGCCAGTGGACTGACCACTGTGGCTAGTTTAACTTCTAACGGAACTGTAATTGCAAGTACGGTAAATGCTGCCACAATAGGTAATGCAGGTGCGGTATATACAGGATCTTCATTTACTGCATCGGGCACTGTCATAGCCGCAACTGTAAATGCTGGCACTATTGGTAATAGCGGAGCGACTCTAACTGGCACACTAAGCACTGCAAGTCAAACAAACATAACCGCAGTTGGTACACTAACTTCATTAGCAGTTGGTGCAGTTACCAGTTCGGGCACTGTTATTGCAAGTACAGTAAATGCTGCCACAATAGGTAACACCGGTGCCGTACTAGTTGGATCATTTGGTGCAGTGACTGGAACAGCACCAACTGCCAACGCCGCAATTTACACCGGTGTAACCAATACTAGTTCCGGTACATATTATCCAGTATTGAGTGGTCAAAGTGTCACAGGCAACGCACAGGCCGCAGTTAATTCAACATTGACGTATAATGTAACAACTGGTACATTATCGGCAACAAATTTTAGCGGAACTTGGCAAGGCTATATAGCAACTGCCAACGCCGCAATTTACACCGGTGTGACAAATACCAGCACAGGTACTTATTATCCCGTATTGAGTGCTCAAAGCGCCACAGGCAACGCACAGGCCGCAGTTAATTCAACATTGACGTATAATGCCGCCACCGGTGCCTTAACAGCAACTAGTTTTACCGGCACAATTAATACTGCAAGTCAGCCCAACGTCACAACATTAGCTGGTTTGACCAGTTTTGGTACAGCTGGAGTCACAACCACTGCACAGGGAAATTTGAGTATTGCTGGTAATTTGACTGTTACTGGCAACAGTGTGAGTATCGGTGCAAGTACCTTAAGTATCACTGACCCAATTATCAACTTAAACACACCACAAGATCTAACACCACTGACAGTTCCAACCACAGCTGATATTGGTTTAAAATTCCATTATTATGACACAGCAGACTCGGCGGCGTTTGCTGGGCGTAGCGTTGCAGATGGATATTTTACTTACTGGGCAAAAGGCACAGATACAGCCAATGTATTCACTGGGAGTCAACTTGGTACATTTAAAGGTGGTGCAGCTTGGTTTAACAACACCACAGCGGCCACTGGCACTACTTCATCAACAGCAGGTGCACTGTACGTAGCCGGCGGAGCTGGCATTGCTGGAGCATTGTACACTGGAAGTGTAAATACCGGTGCTGTTACTAGTTCAGCTACCGTTATAGCCAGCACTGTAAATGCTGCCACAATAGGTAATGCAGGTACAACATTGAATGGTACATTGTCGGCAACCAACGTAGCCGGTACCGTAGCAACTGCCAACATTGCATACTATACTAATGCAACTCCGTATACCACAAATCAAACGTTCTATCCATTATTTGGCAACGTCGGGGCAGCGGGAAATACTACAAACGGTGTTGCTGGTAATTTAAAATTTAACCCAAGCAACGGTAACTTGATGGCCGGTGTATTAACAACTGTATCTGGTATATACTGGGCCGGCAATAGTGCTTCATATAGTGCCAGTGGTGCACAAGGAACAACTGGTGCTCAAGGCACTACAGGAGCTCAAGGCACTACAGGAACACAGGGTACAACTGGTGCTCAAGGCGCTACAGGAACACAGGGTACAACTGGTTCTCAAGGAGCTACTGGCTCACAAGGAACTAACGGAACGCAAGGAACTACAGGGGCTCAAGGCACTACAGGAACACAAGGCACAACTGGTGCTCAAGGCACTAATGGAACACAGGGCACAAACGGAACCAATGCTGGTCAAGGCACAACTGGAGCCCAAGGCATCACCGGAAGTCAAGGTACTACTGGGGGTACTGGTACACAAGGGACAACTGGTACAGGTACTCAAGGAACAACAGGTAGTCAAGGGGTTACAGGAAGTCAAGGGGTTACTGGCTCACAGGGAACAAACGGAACCAATGCTGGTCAAGGAACAACTGGAGCCCAAGGAACAACGGGTGCAACTGGCTCACAAGGCACTACAGGTACACAAGGAACAAACGGAACCAATGCCGGTCAAGGAACAACTGGAGCCCAAGGAACAACGGGTGCAACTGGCTCACAAGGCACTACAGGTACACAGGGAACAAATGGAACCAATGCTGGTCAAGGAACAACTGGTGCAACTGGCTCACAAGGCACAACTGGAAGTCAAGGCACTACAGGAACACAAGGAACAAATGGAACCAATGCTGGTCAAGGCACAACTGGCTCACAAGGCACAACTGGAAGTCAAGGCACCACAGGAACACAAGGAACAAATGGAACCAATGCCGGTCAAGGAACAACTGGTGCAACTGGCTCACAAGGCACAACTGGAACACAAGGCATAACCGGAACAGGTACACAAGGCACTACAGGTAGTCAAGGACCAGCCGGTGTGCAAGGTATCACCGGAACGCAAGGTGTAACAGGTAGTCAAGGAACAACTGGAACTCAAGGTGCTACTGGTACACAAGGAACAACTGGAACTCAAGGAACTACGGGAACTGCAACACAGGGAACTACAGGAACCGCAACACAAGGAACTACAGGAACTCAAGGTACCGCAGGTACTCAAGGCACTACAGGAGCTCAAGGTTCAACTGCCGGTACAGCAACTTATCTTGCTTCTCCTGACGGCGATAGAAGTGCAGCAACAAAATTACCAACCACATCCCCAAATGCAATTCGTGCCGATTTTGTTAATGCAAGTTCAACCGGAACAGGAGGTAACTATGCAGGAGTAGTAACCTATGCTCCTTGGAGTGGAACTACAGCAAGTACCGGTGACGCATCTTATCAGTTAGCATTTGGTTCTACAGCAACCAACGGTGGCGGATATCCACAGTTAAATATACGCAAAGGTATCGACAGTACGTGGAACGCTTGGTACACGCTGTTTCACAGTGGCCAAGCAAATTTACCCAGTGCAGACAATACATGGAATTTGGGTTCAGCAAGTTACAGATACGCTACAGTTTATGGGGTATCATTTAGCGGACAATCAACTACTGCCCTTTATGCTGACTTGGCAGAAAACTATCAAGCAGATCAGCAGTATCTACCCGGGCAAGTATTGATGTTTGGTGGCGAGTTTGAAGTCACACTGGGCGAAGCCGACACTACTAGAGTGGCCGGTGTAGTATCCACCAATCCGGCACATTTAATGAATGGTGCATTGACTGGGCCCAATGTAGTACCATTAGCATTACAGGGCCGGGTTCCGTGTAATGTAATCGGACCCATTGCCAAGGGAGATCTACTGGTTTCGGCAGGATTTGGCTATGCCAAAGTCAACAACAACGCCACAGTGGGCACGGTAATTGGAAAAGCATTGGAAGATGTACCTTATGTAGGCAAAGCATCAATTGAAATAGTTGTTGGCCGCGTATAAGTGTGGCGAAATCAGCACCAAAGGCCCCAGCGGGCCTTTAGTTTTTTGCTAAATATGTAATACACTTGTGGATTTTAGATGCCTTTAACACGCCCGCTAATTAATAACTTAAACACCAACGTTGAAGTTTTTAATGATACCTTAACCGTTTTACACGGCAATGCCAGCATAGCCAACTCAGACATTGGCTTGATAATGAATCGTGCTGGGGGATTAGTCCCAAATGCCGCATTTTACTGGAATGAATCAACCCAAGCATTTGTAACCTCTTTAACCAACAGCAGCGGCATTGATTATGCCAATGTTTCAGTATTAACTTATGCTAATTTAACCACGGGTAGCCACACGGCAGCTAATTTAATCACTACCAACGGTGTGTTTTGGAGTAATGGAACAGCATACAGTTCGGGTAGCGGAACTGGTACTGGTCTCGCTTTAATTGGTAATATCAATCCCAGCATTTATCTTGGACAAACAACAGCAACTCTAGCACCTACATTAATTGACTCAGTGCCTGTCAGTGGCAATAGCACAGTAAGTTGGTATACCACTAGTAAAGATACAGTCAACAATCAATTACGTGTCAGTACCATAGACAGCCTTAACAACGGAACCACAGTAAATTACAACGAATATGGTGTGATAGTTAGCAACGTTGGTACTACTGTAGCAACATTTACCAGCAACATTGTCAGTGGCAATATCAACCTATGGGCAACAGGCAACAGCTCTTCTGTTGTAGTGACCTACGAAAGAACAGTGTTGGGGAGTGCAACTCCTGTTGGTTATTTAAGTAGCACTGGACTTCAAGGCAATGTTGGTTCTCAAGGTGTTACTGGGACGCAAGGAACAACTGGTGCACAAGGGGTGCAAGGAATAAGCGGAACTAATGCTGGTCAAGGAACAACTGGTGCCCAAGGCACAACTGGTACACAGGGCACCACTGGCGCTGGTACACAGGGCACAACTGGAGCTCAAGGCGCTACTGGTACAGCAACTCAAGGCACAACTGGTACACAGGGCACAACTGGAGCCCAGGGAACCACAGGTACAGCAACACAGGGAACCACAGGTGCTCAAGGCACAACCGGAACAGCAACACAAGGAACAACAGGAGCCCAGGGAACAACCGGAACAGCAACACAAGGAACAACTGGAGCCCAGGGAACTACAGGTACTGCAACACAGGGCAACTCAGGTGCTCAAGGCACAACCGGAACAGCAACACAAGGAACAACAGGTGCCCAGGGAACAACCGGATCAGCAACACAAGGAACAACTGG